TGCTTCAAATCTACATTTTCAAATTCAAAACATTGTACGCGGGTAGAATACAACTTTGCATCTTCTGGACGCACCCATTGACCGCGTAATCCAGTGCCTACTCCCTGGGCGGCCAAATATGAAGGCTTTGCATTATTGACTACCATACGCACAGGACACTGATCGGTACTACCGTCATAATAGGTATTATTAAACACCTGATCTAAATCAAAGCTCAAAGGTGGACCAACCATCACATATGAAGGATCCAAATCCATAATCATACCTAATTCATAGAATGAGGTAATGGGATAAGGCCAATACCATTTGATATTGTGCTCTTGGAAATCCTTGAAGCGGTCAAGTCTGTGAGAAGCGATGTAAAATTCACTAAACTTCTCACTATACATTTCCCAGGTAGACCACTCATATTCAGCATCTCCTGGCAATTCCAAAATAATTACTTTATCGGGTAACTTCTCAACAAAGTCGAGAATGCGGTCCCGATCGGCATATGCAACCTTGATTTCATCAGCTCGTTTGAGAACTGAATAAGGTTGTCTACCAGATACACAGTAACGCATATAATCACACTCCTTTATTATATTATAACATTTTTTTTCAAGTTTTTCAACTTTTGGAACAAAAAATTTCTAAACCGATTTTCTATTTGGGCGTTTCGGACTTTGCGCGCGTCGCCGGCCGGAGCAGGCTTGTGGAACATTATGTTAGACAATAAAAAAGCCGCCCCTCTCAGCGCTTGTGAGAGGGGCGGGAAGTATTACATCAGACCGAGATTAGTCAGTCACAACGGCACGGTAGGCCTGAACCTTACGAGCCTTGGAAGTCTCGGTAGCGGGAATGGTGACCTGGGTCTTCTCGGCAACACCGGCTTCGACCAGCTTACCCAGACGGTAGGTAACCTTGGATACGGTAGCGTCGGGATTCACGCCGGCGACAGTAGCGGCGATATCGGCGATGACCTGGTACTCATCGGTCAGAGCGTCCTCAACCTGGCCCATCAGAATATCGGCTTCAGCCTTCTTGGCAGCAGCGCGCTCCTTAGCCTTGGCAGCCTTGGCGTCCAGGGCGGCGATCTCCTTGTCGCAGAACGCAGTCACAGTGGCAGCATCGTACTTGCAGGAACCGGTCTCGAAAGTCTCCTTGATAGCTTCATACATTTCACGCTTGGTAATCTTTTCCATAGTTTGCACCTATACCTTTCAAAAATTCTTTTTTTATTTTTTTTCTGCAAGGTTTTTCTCTCTTTACCTTACATATATATTATAACATATTTTTTTTGAAAAATCAATCAATGTACTGCCGAATCAAGGCAATCCTCTCTTCGATGCTCTTTGCATCTCTGATTTTGGTGAGTACATTGAAGACATCGTCGGGAAGGTCTCCACGACTAAGTCCCTCATCATTGATATTTTCAATTCGGGCAACGACTCTAATGCGACCCCACATATCGGCAGTTTCTTTCAACTCGCCGAGAGTAACCTCATAGTCTTCGGGGCGACGCATACAACAGTCACACATCGGGATTTTATAAGTCCAGTTATAACAAACCAGATCTTCGGGGCACTTACCTGCGGGAATCAGCTCGATAAATACATTGTTGATGTGCTCCACTCGGTCTCCGCAGACTTCACATTCGTGCAGTTCGTGTGAATAACAATATTCACAGTAGTTGCGGTCAGTATCTGCCGCATAGTAGGGTTCTCCATAATGCCAGTCACCACATTTGGCACACTGCCACATACCATTACAGTCGCGGCAAGTGGTCCAGCTGGATTCGACATCTTGACTGGGAATAATGTCGCCGCAGGAAGTACACACGGCAGGTCCGCACAGATCAATACTCAGATCAGTGCCATCCCAGTTGCTCTTCATAAAGCCCATCCGCAAATCATAAATGTCGTTATACATATAACCACCCATATACAGGTTGAAACGCACACGACGATTGCCGATGGTATTGGTATTCTGGTTGCTAATCTGGACGCTCTCCTCATCATAGGGGCCGTAGCTCATATAAGGAGTGCCAGAGAAATCGGTGCCGGCCGCAAGATCTCTGATCCATCTAAGTGCGGTGCCCTGCACCACATCATTGAAGTATGGATACTGCTTGTTGCCGAGAACGAGTTCGGGGGTAACAATGATTAACTGACGCCAGCGTTTATTGTTCCACTTATCGTCAGCGTTGCAAATACACATATCTTCTTTCGCCTCAATATAGGCGATGATGACACTTTCAGAGTTCATCATTTCGATAGTGCCAAGGCGGTAATCACCCGCCTCTTCCATCCAGCTCATACAGGAGCTCCAGCCGCACTCATTGTCGGACATAGTGATAAAGTCCAGCGGATGGATACTCAGACACAGATTGCCACGAACGGTCTTCTGGTTCAATGCCAGAGAATGGGCTCGGCGGAATGACTCATAGCCATCAAATTCTTTCAACGGCTTGTCACTACCGCAATGGCATTTACCGGGCTGGCGGTACAGATCCCAGTAACCGCAATCCTCACAGTAGTACATCTTGACGGAAAAATCCAAAGCAGAGCAAATCTTGCCAAGCATCTTGATAGCCTTGGCACCAGAATTGATTTGCAGAGGATGTCCATTCTTGGTAAACTGACTCGGAATTACGATGGGATCGCCGTCATATACATTTCTGACGAGCATAGAGGTATCATTGACGAAACGCTTCAGTTGATAGCGCAGTTCAAAAGACATATCGTAATGATTCTCGATGAAAGCGATATACTCACGGCGGAAAGTCAGAGTAGGAACATCTGCACTCCGACGCAGGATATCATCCATTTCCTCTTCGAGGTCGTCGGTATTTTTGGTGAAGGAGATTTCTCTCTTGAGAATAAACTTCTCACCGAACATTTTGTAGAAGGGTGCCTTGGCGGTCGCCCAATACCGGAGGAAGTAGTCCATACGGTTGCGATTGATTACGCAATAGTCGGTCTCACAATCACCGCCGCCATACCAGGCAATATAGCGGTGAATCAAATCCTTATCTTCTTCCGGAAGTCTTGCCAATAAATCCATTGGACTACTACCTCACATTCTTTTCATATCTTGTATATATATTATACAATATTTTTTATGAAAAATCAAATAAGGCTCTCTGCTCTCAGCAAGAGAGCCTTATTGCGGATCAGTTATTAGCCCTGGGTGTGGTTATCGGTGCAGTGACCGCCGCAGGTGCAACCCTGGGAAGGAACATTGGGAACGGGATGCTGAGCGTTCAGCATCATCAGCATAGGCAGGATATTATCCTTGCTGCCGTCCTTGGTATTGGACAGTGCCATAAACATCAGTACATTGTTGTCAATGCCGGGGGTGGCATTGTTCAGCATCAGGAAGGGCAGAATGTCATTCATATCCTTGTTCTCACCGGACATAGCCATCAGCATCCACATATTGCCGAAGGGATTCTCGGCGGTGGCGCTGGTATTGAAGGCGTTACCCAGGAAGTTGACAACCTTGGTAGCGAAGTTGAAGCCGAAGGGAGACTTGGGCAGCATAATGTCCTTACGCTCGCCGTTGATGGGGTCGACCGCAGTGATGTAGGCGCCGCTGGTAGCGATGGCGATGACGAACATGGGGATACCATTGTGGATTACAACATCGCCGATAGCGATATCCTTGATGGCAACAGGCATCTTGTACAGGAACTTGGCGCCGTCGAAGTTGAGGATGTCGACATCCATAATGTCGCCAGCCTTGGCGTCATAGGAAACCCAGGTGCCGGCCTTGTTCTTCACAGCCAGACCATACAGGGACATACGAACCATAGAGGAATTGACGGGGCCGAAATCGAAATTGAACTTCATAGCAAAACTCTCCTTATTAGTTTTATTGTTGTTGTTTTCATTTTTCAGCGGGGCTGCGAGAGCCGCAGACTCGCATAGCTTACTGATGGTATCATTTGTACGCTCGAGGTCATAAGCCTCAGCCTTGGTAGCCAGTGCACTTTCATACTCTGACTTAGTTCTGTGAGCCAGTTCTTCGTAGATGGTAGATTTACCAGTACGAGAATCATAGTACTCGTAATACTGACGACCTTCTTGGTCGGTGTAATAATCGGAGGGATACTCACGACGCATTTCATCTTCAACTCCAAATAGTAGATTTTTATAAATGAAATCACCAAAGGAGTTGTCTCCGGTATTAAACGACCACGCTACTCGATTACTGTCATAGAAAATGTCGATGATAGTTTCATATCCATCGCTTTCCCATTCGATTTCAAACAGAGCCCAATCATCTGCTGTAGCCCTAATCATATCGCGCCAATAGGCATAAGGCATTTTCTTTGCCTTATCTTCATATACGCGATTCTGGAAGTCTGTTAGCAAATCATGCAGTTCTTTGTAATCGATGACGTGGCTATAACGCTTTTTTATCCTCGCCACCTTTTGGCAACCTCTCTTTCAACATATTCTCGCTCATCGCGAGTAAGGGAACTTATATTTAGATTGGCGGCCAAGGCAGCATCTGCCTGTGCCGATATATCGTTCGGATCATCGGCGGCCGCAAGTGCGTTGATAAAATTTTCAATTCTCTGCTGAGAATAAGCATATGCATTGAATGCTGTATGCTCTACTGGATCTTGATACCAGGGAGGAGTAATTCCGATCATGCGTGCCACCACTCAGAACTGTACTGCCACAGAGTTTCAAACACAGCTCGCCATTCGTTTTCGGGAACTGTGATAAAGCCCAAAGCAATATCAAACAGACGAATAACATCATCTTCGCTAATGCCGGGAATCTCATCGTGGTCGCAAATGTGAAAACCACGGACTTCATAACTGTCCGTATGCGGCTGAGCCAAGCGGTGGGTAATGAAAGAGCAGGCATTAGAGTAGGTATGCCAGTCCTCGGTTACAAATTGGGCGTCGTGATTATCGTCGTCCATACAAAGAACGCGAACCTTTTCCATAAATCAGTATCAGTCCTTTCCTCTTTCTTTATCTTACATATATATTATATCATATTTTTTTATAAAAATCAAATAAGTCTTATGGCGCCAGGAGAGTAGCTTTCACAGTTTCAAGATGCGATTACATTGTTCTAACAGAGTGATGCGACTATCACGAGTTCTTACTTCCTGACGCAGCTTTTCACACTCTCGCTGCCACAACTGCACGCCGGCAAGGACAAGCGCATGATTTTTTCTCTCAATATCCAGCTCAGTATCGAGCTTAGCATTTTTCTGCTTTAACTCCATCACCTGGTCGCGTAGTGAGACCAACTCCGCAGACATAGAGTCCATCTGCTCTTGAGTATATAACTTAGGAGAAGAAACCTTTGCTTTCACTCGAACAACTTTCATATTTATCATTTCCTTTCTTTCACTTTCTATATATATTATATCATATTTTTTTATAAAAATCAAAGAAGCCTCTCTGCGTCCATGCAGAGAGGCTTCTGTCTTATTTGAGGATAGATGTATCTATGATAGAGAAATTGGATCTGTGGATATATATAACCTTACCATCAATCATCAATTCGGTGGTTTTAGGTAAGTTACGAGATACCGACCAGGTAACTTCCTCGCCGGCAAACATACAAATCGGATCGCCATTCTGAGACTGAATAACCACAACTCTAGATGCCGGAGTAGTATTTGCCTGTTTCTCAGTCTGCCAATACCAATACATCAAACCCCAGCGATCATTGGACCAGCTATAGCCATCATAGGGTGTTTCAATAGTAGCAGAATCACCGGTAGAAGATGTAATTTCCTTTGGAATATCAATTTCCAGCGGTGTCAGACGGGTATCATAGAACAATACGGTAGAACCACAGGACTCAATATGCTGGTCGTCAATGGTAATAGACATAACCGAAGAAGTCGTCCACTTGGAAACCCAGGAACCATCACTGTCATATGCGTATTCCTTGACCTTGTTCGGTTCGATATTGAAGCTAGTACCCTCAACAGAGAGCCACTGAGCGCCGTAGTTATCATAAAACTCGGCGACATATGAAATCTTGATGGGTTCACCATTTTCATCAGTTGTGGCAACATTCATACCACCGCTCGGATAAGGGGCGCCGCACGCACACAGGGACAGAAGCAGAGCCAAAGCTAACAGAATTGCATAAAGTCGTTTCATATTTTTCCTCCATTATTTCATTTGCTCCAAACACCGTGTAAGCACAGTGGTTTGAATATTGTTGATGATTTTATGTTCCTTGACAGAACCACGGATAGTCTTAATGGAACCCTCAGCCCAGAACTTGGCGCCGGTATCCCATGCATAATGATTACCATTGGCATCTTCAAAGATATGATGGGCAGTCTTACCGAAATGATTTTCAGTTTGATGAGACTTGATAACTGTGATTTTCAGCTCGAGACGATCGCCGATATGACCCTGGAAAACACTTGGATGCGTGCCATATAGCAGCGAACTTACCGCCGCCCGCACTTCCTCATCATTTTTCAGAGTGGTACCGCAACCAACCATTTCCCACTTCAACTCTACTGGCTCTAATCCAGCAGGTAAATCAAATGGGATAGTATCCTCAGATACTACATACCAACCCCAATGGCGGCAATATCTTGCGATGGAGCGACCGAACCAGTCTTCATGTTCCTCTTGGTTGCCTTTGAAGATAGTTATGTATCCCTCCTGGAAACCGAGAATATTCTTCTGATTGACGAACATTTCGGGTTCAACGAATTCACCGGGATACATTTTTGCATATTCTTCGGCATTATACCAGCGAACTTCTCGCTCGCTGCCGCCTTTCATCAGAACCTTGACATAGAGCTTACCGTTAGCCTTGGCATAGGGTTCATCAGACAACATTTTCAGCTTTTGATACGATTTCGCAACCAACTAACGGCACCTCCTTGATGAAATAATTACAGTCTGCGGGAGAGATATGATAGATGCCATCTTCATTACTGAAACCGTAATAAAAAACATCATTCAAATAACTCTCATAATCTTGCTCTTGGAAAAGAGCCAGGCAAATATCTTGCAGTAAGCCCAAATCAGGGCTTGCCATAATGAAATCATACCACGAATCATCGTAGTCGATTTCGCATAAAACATACATAATAGGCATAGCTATACCTCTCCTTATGCAACAGAGATTTCCAGGTCGTTATGATAAATATCGGCCATATGAGTGATATGGTCGGTGATCTCTTCCATCTTCGCTTCAGCAGCAGCTTCCAATTCTTCATTCGTTGCGTCGTCCGGCAGACCGAGATCCGCACGAGTAAAGCTCCACAAATAAGTTACAGAGCAGTATGCGGTTTCACCTCTCTGGCGTCCATCTTTTGTTCCGATCATATTACAGTCCCTCCAATACGCTTTTACGACGAGCTAATTCCGCCTGCATCGCAGGTAACATCTGCTTCTCATAGAAGAAATTGACATCGCCCTCAAAGTTGACGATAACTTTCTCGATCTCATCCATAAACAACTCAAAATCGTCAATATCTTGCAGAGTTCTTGCGACGATGTTCGCCTTCTCTCGTGTCATACCTATCATTTCCTTTCCTTTACTTTCTATATATATTATATCATATTTTTTTATAAAAATCAAAGAAGCCTCTCTGCGCTAAACAGAGAGGCTTCTATCTTCAATCCCATGGGGAACTAAATTCGATAACGGTAACTATGATTGCAATTATTGCAGCGATTACGACAATCAAAACGACTATGCCGAGTGCAACATTGATGGCAAATGATAGGATTGTGCCAAAAATTGCTACTCCCAACCCAGCGAGAATCGCAACCATAATGCCGAATACTTTTAAGAAGTATTTTAGCATATATCCTCCTTACTGAAAATCAATGGTAAAGTCATCAATGATATTGGCGCCCTCGGGCAGATAAAACACATATTCTGTCTTAGTAAGCCAACCCTCGCCAAAACACCAGCGTAGGATCGGGCTCTCCCAGTCATAGTGCAAAATCTTTACATAGGGGGTGGCCGCAGGATCTTCCAAATAATTCAAATAGCAGGAAGTCGCCTTAGCACTCTTGAATCCAAAACCTTTGCCCTCAACATTATACATATAGTTGTACTTTAGCTCTTCATCAACGCGACTCTGAACCAGGAATACACTACCGGAAACCTTGCCCTCAAACTGCATATTGTCAACTAGGGCGTGAATTTCATGAGTCTCAGTATCAATTACACCAGCGGGCGCGCCAACGAAGCACATACTGGCTAACAAAACGACCAAAGCCGCAACCGCACCACCCAACAGACCAAACAGGAAACCATAGCCCCATTCACCTTCAGAGATGCCAATACCCAGGAATACTGCGAAGAATACGATTGCGGGAATAATTACAAACAGCATATTACTTTTCCTTTCTCAAATCAACTTTCTTATAGAAGTAGCGCGGGCACTCTAGCCGCACTTGATATTTGATCTTTGCCAGAGTCATATTACGAGATTGTAATGTTTCCATTGCGCTCTCATAGGCATCTTCAAAGGCGTATGCCATTACTTGCTCCTGGGCGACCTCTTCATTGATTGTTGCATCAATGGTTTCAAAATTTATACCCTCGTCGTCCCAGACGCAGATTACATAGAACACATCGGGGATAAAAGCATATCTACTCATTAGAAATAACCCCCTCTCTCCCATCCCATAATGAAGCTGGCCATCTCGCCGATTTTAGCGGCAGACCGCAAATTTGCAATAGCTTCATCGGGAGTCATTTTACCGTCAGTGAGCTTTGTAATAACCTCTTCCAGCTCATGGACTCGATTTGCCAGAACCAGATTTTGACGCTTCTGCTCTTGGATAGTAATTTCTTTTTCAGCACACTTGCCAATCCAGTTTTGAACTTCGCTTTGTAAGCGAGTGCGCTCGCGATCCCATGCTTTATCCTTGGCAGTTTTTTCATATTTCGGCATTAGTCTGCCTCCTTTTTCACCAGTTCATATGGCCATCGAGGTTTAGTTTCTTCCTTGTATTCAGCCTCGGAAATTTCTTCAACGGTAGCACCGCAGCCGCCATAATAAGCTTCCTGCCACTCGTCCTCAGATTCATAGCCCTCTTCTTCGTAGTCCACCCAACAGGGTTCCCACTCAGCCGCGCAGTCCTCAATGAGGTTCTGCTTGAAGGCTTCCAGTTCATCTTTACTACTGGTGGCAATGAAGTCTTCCAGATGCTCGCCGCAGTAAGGAGTATAGGCAGTAACGCGATAATATTTGACCGGAGTGGAGGATTCCGGCTCGTCGCTCTCTTTAGGAGCAAAACACTTCTCTACTGCTTCTTTGACCGCGTCAGAGAGAGCGGAACCCTGTCCGCAGGCGATAGCGACATAGCCACTCTTAGGAATATCTCCCATAATGATAACATTCGTACTCATATCAACACTCCATTCCGTTTTTTCTTTTCTCTTTACCTTACATATATATTATATCATATTTTTTTATAAAAATCAAAAAACCTTCCTGTCGTTAGATAGGAAGGTTATAAAACACCGTCAAGGCTTTGTATCTCTCACTATATCCTTGGGCGTAGGAGTCATCGGCGGTAAATTTGATTATATGTTCCGCAAGGATCTTCTTGAATGATTCGATCTGAGTTTCAGCGCCCTTACCATCATTATGAGAGAGCGTCCATACCATATCGTCATAAGACTGTTCGAGTGTACGGCACGACAGTTGATATTCCATTTCCATAGCTTCGTTGAAGTCTTTGCGGGCAGTGATATATGTAACCAGAAGTATACCTACTATTATCAGAATAATGGCGCCCCAGGTTCCAGACAAAGCAAGGAGTTTGAGACATCCCACCAGCACTGCAAAGATGCCAAACGCCGCACCTAAGACAGATAGAATATACAGTAGATTGCGGAAAAATAATTTTACCATAGAAACCTCCTTAGTAGGTTACATCAATGAGAATGCTCTCCCAGTCGGGGAAGCAATCTTCCAGCATTGTGATGACACAGTTTTCGATGGTACGATCGGGATCCTCGGAGTCCGCAACTATCGGACCGTCACCATAGAAGTATTCTTTGTGGCAATCATTACCAGGCGGTTCATACCACAGAATATTTCTGAGCTGCTTGAAGCCAACATCAATGTCATATTGAAGTTTCAGCTCTTCAACCAAAGTTGCCAGCGAAACCACTGGCATCATTGTATATTTCATAAACTGCCTCCTTAGAAAGATGGTCCCAAATACCAGATAGCATTACATCCAGAACAAATAAATTCTGCATCTCCACTATCAGTAATACGATTGCGGGTCATATGAGTGCCGCAATCACAAGTGTACTCCATAGGTAGATCTTCTGGTCTTGGCTCATACTTTTTGGCGAACTGATAGATAACATCTTCAATTTCGCCCATTAGCTCCAGGTCCTCATCACTACACTCGCCATAATTAGCAAGTGCATCGAAAAAACCGTCGAGCTTTTCCAAAGCCTCATAGATATCCATATATCCTCCTTACCAGCTGACCCAGACTAGGATTTCGTAGCGGATACCATATTCTTTCCGCAGACGCTCAACCAGCTTGATCTGATTCCGCAAACGAGCGGCGTAACAATGCTTAGCCTTCCATTCGTATTCTTCGGGATCATCATAATCCTCGGGACGAGGTTCATTGCCCTTGCGAACCTCCCAGTCCAGATACTCATACAGCTCTTCCAGGCCATAGTCAGAGCAGTCCAGACGCACATAGCTGTCATTCTCAGCCATCTGTGCGAACTCACAGTCGTTCCAACGGGCCGGCGCAATCAGCTGATCCACATCTTCAGTGTCGATATAGGTAATATTTTTCAGTTTGACAGATACCATTATTCTTCCTCCTCTTTCATAGCTTCTCTTAAAAAGTAGCTCATCCAGCGCTTTCCATCGGGATCGCTCTTGGCATCAACTAACAGAGCAATAATATCCATATCTCCATCCCAGCCAGCATCAGCAGGTGGATGTTCTCGCAGGTATTTACATGTCTTGAGAAAGGCTTTACGCATAATCTCGACTTTATCCATATTTCTCATTTCCTTTCTCTCTCACTTTCTATATATATTATATCATATTTTTTTATAAAAATCAAAGAAGCCTCCTAGGGACTAGGAGGCTCGGTCGATCAGTCGCCGCGATGACTTGATTTTTCTGATTTATTTTGTTATAATATATGTAGAAAGGAGTGATTCAATGTTTAGTCATCGGTATAACAGTCAGCGTCATCGTCATCATAAGCATCGTCTTCATCACAATCTGAGTCGCACATTCGCCCAAATGGTATAGGTACTGCTTTGTATTCTAGCCAACCTTCCATTTGTTCGATATAGGCATCATCAACAATGCCCTCGATTTCAGCTTCACTTTGAGCGCCAGGCTCAATCCACTCAGATTCCAACAGGTCCTCATAAACACCATCCCAATCCAGCAATCCATGATTGCCACCATAGGACTCATACTCCTCGACCGCCAAATCATACGCAAATTTATCTGCTTCCTTTTGGCTGGCGAATTCATATACGCCTTGGAAGATGGCGCCACCGAAGGAGCCATTCAAACCTGCGTAGATTTTATACAGTCTCTTCAGCATCGGGAATCTCCATTTCTGTGCCCACATAAGGGCAATTCATATATTTCTTGCAGGCCTCGACAACCTGCTCCATTGTGTCGAGGCCAGAGCCCTCTTCAAATGCGGCCAGCCATATGGAGCAGCTGCCGCAATATTGACAGGGTGCTGTTACCTTAGCCATATGTGCCGGTATGCAGCGTGAAGTCGATGGGCGCGCACTCAGTCAATACAGTTTCATCATACAGCCAACTGGTCCAAGGATTCTCAATGGCTTCCTGGTAGGCTGCATAGAAATGGTTGTATTCTTTTACCCTGTCGTAGAAGTCATAGCGCACATATTCGTTATCAGAATATACGATGGTATTGTAATAAAGTTGGATGTCAGCAGACTCATTCTTCAGCCAAGCGGCGTCATTACGAGCACCATTACCAACGCATACGCAGCTCGCACCGAAGACAATGCAGATAGCCAAGCCAACGCATACAGCACAGTGCAGCCACTTAGATCTGTAATGGAACAGTGCGGGGACGATGATGGCTGCGGCGGTCAGAATGAGTGCGATCAAAAGTACAGTAATCAAAATCATTTCGTGTTCCTCCAATTTGTTTTATAGTTTTTACAGCCACATCCCACTGTACTCAAACAGAAGAATCCATCTTCCAGACCCTCTGGATTGTAACAGGGACAACCTTGCGCGCAGGTGGCTTCAACGCGCTTGGGGTTCAGTGCTTGCGTTTGAATAATTGCATTACCTTGCCTTTGTTGAACCATTACGTAAGGCGGCTCGGTGCAGGATTGATCGTTATTGAATCTGCACTCTTTGCGCTGACATACATTGCAGGGTGATGCAGCAGCGCATTTCTGACACATTTCATGCCAGATATCTCCATCGGCTTCAAGAACCCCTGCGCCGAGTATCACAGACCCGCAGATATGGCAGGTCCGCAGTTCAGTGGTGAAGTAGGGACAACCGTCTTTCTCACTCATATCAGCATTGAAGATCGGGCACATCCCACCTTTTAGCGCCTTTAGGGCGCACTGGCCGCATTTATGTTCCATATGCTTACCTCACCATAGTTGATTTATCAGATATAGTTTAGGTGGTCCCCAGTCATCGAGATTGAGGGCCTGGCCGCAAACACGAAGAATTTCTGTATATTTTCGCATAAAATCTTCATCATCGAAGTTATCAGAAAAGCCTTCCAAATCCTCCCACTCGCCAGCATCGACTGAACTCAGCCATTCGCCGAGGAAATAGTCGGAATCATCGGTATAGCCATTGATAAAATGGAATTCGTCTTCCACATATACATCTTCTGAAGCATTGGCTAGGGCGGCCTCAATCATTTCTTCTCTCTGCTCGGCTGTGACTATCCATCCGATACCAATACGAGCAGTGATATCTACGCCCATTAGTTATTATTCAGCTCCTTCTTCATAATTTCCCAAGTTTCCTTGGTGAAGATGGGGCAGGTGTCGAGCAATTCCATATGAGTAATTTCAACCAGATCCTCGCCATAGAGAACCTTTTCCAGGTACTCAGCTGCGCTGGCAAAGGAGTCGGCAAAAATCATACCGAAGTCCTCTTTATTCTCTCCGCTATCATCGTGATAGATAACGGAATATAAACAGATATAAGTTCCGTCCATTATTTGATTGCACCTCCATCATCGGGATCGAACAAATCAAGAATATGTTGAATGTTACGCAGTGCAGTTTCTTCGCTGTCGCAGGAGAATGTGACTGACTCGCCATCTTCATATTTGACTTCGATCTTACTTTGATTTTCATTGGATAGGCCAAGATATTTGACCTTAGATAAATTGATAATCCATCGACCGTTAACTCTTACAAACATCACTGTGCCACCTCCACGGGGTGGTAGCCGCACTTGCAGGGGTCGTCCCAGTCGACGGGAGAGTTATCTATGTCGCAGATTAAATTGCCAAAATCATCTTCGTAGCCATAGGGACAAATCCCACAGGTCAACAAATCGTGGGGAATTTTCCATATACAATCTCTGCGAATGCGTGCGGTTTCCTTGAGGTCGTTCAGCCAATACGAGGCCCAGTATTCAAACTTGTAAGCAGGATTATCAGTAATGTCGCCAGTAATGTCATAGATATGATCGCCGATCTTCGTGGCGAAATGGTTGACTACTGGATCGTACATGACCTGGTTTTCCATGCCGAAGCGTCCGCGCAGAACCATTGTGAAATGCCAGCACATACCGTTGCTGAAACAATCTTTGACTGCGTCGCCGAATGCGCGGAACTGTTCGATGAAGTTGAGGACAACTTCGTGCTTATTAGTAATCTTCGTCATCGAGATTGTCCTCCACATATGATGCAACATTCTCGCAGTCCGCATCAGCGCAACTGGCGATAGCATCTTGGATGCTTGCGGAGATGGCCTCTCGGGTGAGAACAGGAAGCTCAGAAATCTCACTGGCATGGGTATCGAGGCGAATAGTTTCTACTCGATCCGGGTAAATGACCTGGATAGCGATCTCAGAGTTACTGGGTTGTAGGACGCGTATATGCAAGGCCTGCCGCAGGTTGATAAAATCGTGATTGATACGAATATAGTTCATGGGTTGGTCTCCTTAGTACTTGAGATTGAGTACAATGTGATGGAGGTAGCCGGTCTCAATCCAGCAAATGGAAAGGGATGCACCCGTCATATCGGGATAAGGATCTTCGATCATATTGAACTGTACGGAACAGTCCTCAAGATATTCCATAATTGCAGGACCGATAGTACGATCGTATTCACTGGACGACACGGTATGCTCTTCAGTGTTGATTATATCATAGATGTGATTTTCGATTGCTGAGGGGTGAAAATCATTGCCAACGCCGTTCATAATCTTTTACCTCCAAATGGCTTTTTTTGTGGGTTTGTCGGACGTTGTCAGACATTTCCGAAAAACGGATTTTGATAATTCTGACGGTTACTTGTCTTTTTCTTTTTCTTTATCTTACATATATATTATATCATATTTTTTTTATAAAATCAATTAGATAGATTTAGTTGGGCTTATTTACAATAAGAAAGGTAAGACAGCGTAGGACAGGGTAAGACAATTTTATTAGTTAGATTTTTATAATAAGTATAGGAGGTGATTCTGTGACCTCAATTACTATAAAAATTGATGATATTGAGAAACAGTTATTACAAGAATATGCTGAAGATAATGATCTCACCATATCTTAGGTTATTCGCCGTCTAATTAAAGAGTTATTAGACGAAAAATTTGATAGATAAGGAGCCAATATTAATGCTAAATACGAAGACTAAAATAGTTTATTCATTGCGACTCCATGTTGCGCTATAGCAATAGGGATTCGTACATATTACGGAAATGAAAAATCCGCAAAATCCGCACCTAAATTGTTGGGTATACGAGGCTACTCCGCGCTTTACAGCTGCCTTTGAGGCGCTTATGGGGGAGGTCGGCCGCAGTGATTGAGAATTTCAAAGATTTAGAAGTTAGACAAAGTGGTGTTATTTATTAGAGCACTTTTGAATAGATAAAGAAATTATATGCTGTTGATCCAGAGAAAGCCGGAGAGTTGGCTATTAGTGCCATTGAAATGGTTTTATGTGGATAGATTAGCAGTGATGATATGATTGTTGAATTGATGTTAGAACCTACAAAGGTTGTGGCGGGGAAGGATCATGTTAAGTATGATTAGAAAGTGGAAACGCAGAGACAAAAGAAAATTTTGGATCAAAAATTGGATCAGATTGCGGACTTGCATCTGCGAGGCATGCGCCAGCGTGAAATTGCGGAGAGACTGGGCTTGACGCAGCAAATAGTGAGCTATCGGCTGGGGGTTATCCGTTCTACTTATCCAGAACTTTTACAAAAAGATTCACAAAATTTACAAACAAATTTACCAAATAATTACAAAAATACAAATGATACAAAAGTTACAAAAAATACAAAAGTTTGTACTGATGGTGAGTTTGGTAAAATTGGTGAAGTTTGTAAAGTAGATGAAACATCTGCGCTTGTTGACGGCCAAAAACCGTGGAATTTCTAAAATTTTTACAAACATTTTACAAATAAAAGTAGATTTTACAAACGATTTTACCAAATGATTACAAAAATACAAATAATACAAAACTTACAAATGTATGATAATGTTAATGATAATGATAATGTAAATGATAATAGGTGCGTTTGGTGCCGTTGGCACCAATCCGCTTGCGCCTACCGGCGATGAAGTGATAAAGGAGTGCGATTATGAGATATTTTAAAGCGCCTAAGGGCGATGTAAAATTTAAGATAGGTAGTATAGAGGATTTACCATATGATGCTGAAGAGATTAAATTATATATGGTAAGTGGAGATCCTGCTATTTATATAGTACCAGTTTCTGAAATACCTTATGACTATACTAAAGTTAAAGAAGAGGGCGAAGAAAATTCCCATTTGATTTTTTAATTATTTTTTGATATAATAATTGTAGGAAAAAATGAAATGAAAAAATGAATTGAAAAAATGATTTTTCATTTGAAAAAATGAAATGAAAAACGAAAGGAAAATTGAAATGAAATTTTCATATAGTAATTTGAAAAGTGCAGATCAAGGTGGAAATAGAGTCGGCAACTGGCACGGAGTGCCGGTGTTCGCTTCTTCTCAGCATGGACTGAAGAATAAGAGTAGCGGAGTCTATTATATTGTCTATGATGACAATAATAAGATTGTACGTTACAAGAATGGCGACTGGTTTGAATATGGTACTGTAAGTGAAGCCGGCAATGTGGACGAGTATCGCAGTCCCAGATCTTACGTGCAGGAATACCAGAGTCCGCAGTATTACAAGGAACAGGCTCATGCAGTATGCGGAAAGACTGCAAGTCAGTGTGACGGAACAGCAGCGGCCGCAGATTGTGGGCCTATTGGAGATGTCAAGATTGGCATTGATGTAGATGCCGTATTGAAGAATGCGAGAGAGATGACCGTTGACTCTCTCTTGGATGGATTCAACTATGGACTGGAAGCTAAGGGATGATTGAATTCATAATTGGCTGGTGCATTGGTTATGCTCTTGGCATTGTGGCAATACATTTAATATTGAGAAGGAGAGGGTAAAACCTCTCCTTTTTTTTGTTTTATATGGTACAAAGTTAGTGGAGTGTGGTGGCCGATCGGGGCCTAGACTCATCGATCAATTTGCCCGTCATCGTTATCGTCACCCTATCAGTTTCCAAACATAAAAAATCCCGGGGACCATGGAAAGTCCTCGGGATTGAAATCATATTGCGCTAGCTCTTCTCTTGGTAGCTACGCTCTTAGTTATAGCCTTCTTGTGAGAGTTTCTTCACTTAGACCAAACTCTTGATGAAATTGGCTAATACTTCATCATCGCTCTTGGAAGCGTGGGTGGCGGGAGTAATGTGGCTCTTGGTCTGGGGCTTCTCTTCCAAGGCGGCGCGCATCTGAATTGCAAACTGAAGTAGATTGAACATCTGATCGATTGCGGCGATCATTTCGTCCAGGTCTTCATCGGTGTACTCAGACAGAATGTCACGACTGCCGGGACAAACCAGGTCACCGTATCTCTGCATAAGATGAATAAACTCCTCGGCCAGCTCGCGCTTCTGGGTAGCCAGAGCGTTTGCGGCCTCGGCCTTCTTGGTGGCCTCAACCTCAGCATCATAGGCACTCTGAGCGGCGTTCAGCACGTCGGCAATAGACTGCCCGATAGTATCCATAGACTCACCGTTGCGCAGACGGGCCAGGATATCCTTTTCACTAATCATTGGTATATACCTCATTTCTTCTTTATTGTATTATTATTATATCATATTTTTTTTATAAAGTCAATTGCGGTCGGTGCGGCCTTGACAAATAAGAATTTTTTTGGTATAATATTAAAAAAAACTAAATTTCCCGATCGGGTTGATTTTTATAAAAAAATATGTTATAATTATAATGGAAGAGAATAATAATAAGCCGATCGGCTTTATACAAATAGATCGGCCATATGCGGATTCCCGATCGGCCCTGCGGGGACTTGGTTTTCGGGAAAAATTGAGGCCATATAGAGGTCGCTAGAAGTAGCAGAAAATTTGCATATGGGGTGTACCGATCGGAAAATCGGGCCAGTACTGGCGTCCTCGGCCCGTCGAGTTTCGGGAATCCGAACGGATGTTCGCCCCGGCCGCATTTTGTGAAAAAATACTTGAAATCACTTGACAAATCGAAATTCGGGCCGGAAGCGCTAGTGTACGGCCCGCCAAAAAATGACCCCATGACTCAATAATGAGCCATGGGGTTTGTTACTACATAGGGGTCATCCTCGTTGTAAGGGTCTTCGACGGGGTCGAAGAAGTCCCAACACTCGTCACCCTCTTCACACAGATTGCAACAGGCCACATCGTCCGTGGTTTCCTGTCCCACATGGGAGCAACGCCAACATCTACTCATAGTCCTCGTCCTCCTCTGCAGGTTCGGCATCCCAGTCATCTTCTTCACAGGGGGCGGGGAAAGGGCTATCGCTGGGGTAGTGGCAGGAAGGGTGGTCTTCCCCTTCATCTTGCCAGTAGTAGCCACAGTTGCTATCGGCACAGCCGAGATGCTTTTTAGCCATTGTTCTTGTCCTCGCTTTCCTTAGGGTCTGCGGTCGGCTGTTCTTGCGTTCCGCACTGGTCGCACTTGGTTTCGTCAATGTCGGTTTTCCAGTAGTTAGGGCACTTCAAGCAGTTCATAATCTGCACCTCACTTTCTGAATGTATTATAGCATACCTTGGGGGTTTTGTCAACCCCCTTTTTCGTTTTTTTTAGAAAGGCAGTTCGTGGTTTTGAGCCGCCCATTCGCACGCAATCGTGCTGTATTCCTCGCTGATTGCAGGAATGTCGATGAAAGAACGGCTTGCCATGTAGTCCGCCATGTGAACACATCTGTCTACGGAAGTAAAAGGTCTGTCCTCTCTGTCGGTAGACCACTGCCCCATGTGGCTTGCAACCGCATTTGTCAGCAAGAAATGGGGAGTAAATCCGTACTGTTCCTCGCACCAATGGGTGAAACTCTCGGCGGCGTTTCGTGCATGGTCTGCGTACTGGGACTTGTCAAAGTCCTTGATGCCGTACTTGTTCGTGTCGTGGATAAGGCAGGCGACAATGACATAATCCTTGTACTCTGCTCTCATGTACGCATAGGAACTCATGCGGAGCAACTCTTCTGCAAACATCACAACTGCCTTGGTGTGGCGAATAGTACCGCCGATGCCGTGGGCGAACTTCGGATGATACTTGCCGGAACTGGATGCGCCGTCCGTCCAAAAGTAGTCAGGTGTGGCTTCTTCCAGATAAGACTTGGTAGCCATGCGCAGGTCTTCATTTACGATGAGCGCCAACTCACGCTCGAAAAGTTTAATGTTTCTCATGGGTATCAATCTCCTTCATTTGATGAACTTATTATAGCATACTTTGTGCCATTTGTCAAGCACTTTTTTTGGTGGAGATGGGGGGAATCGAACCCCCTTGCACACCCTCGGCAGGATGAAGGCTTAGACCAAAGCATCCTCTGACTTTCCTAGCCAGCCCATCCCCATCGGACAATAGTATTATACCATAATTGCGGGACAATGCAAGTGGTAATAGTGCACAAAAATTCGATTTGAAAAAATGCCTGGGTTGTGCAAAATGCTAAATAACGCCCGCGACATTTGTCTGCGGGCGGCCGAAAATTATGTAAACCGCACAAAAAATTACACAAAAACGCGAAAAACCGCCCATTTTAGGCGGTTTTTCTCAACTTTTCGGCTTGCGTTTAGCGATTAGCGTCAATTCGTAGGCATCTTCACCAATTTTGAAGGCGATTTGCCGTGTTTTGTTGGTGATTTCGACGGAATTGTAGCCATTTTCGGTCAAAAACTCCGCAATTTTAGCAATTACACCCTCTTTTGTGGGGTTTTCTGGTGCTTTTCGTGCGGTTTTGCCCTCTTTGGCGGTGCGTGTGCCTGCGTTGGCGTTCTTCATAGCCTGCTTGTGTTGCTCGTCGGTCAAGTCAAAATCGACCTTTTCCCCTCGGTCTATCTTCTTGTCCTCGGCAAGTACGGCTTCGGCTTCCTCTCGGCTACAACGCAGATTTTTCATAATGCGGTCAACTTGCGTTTCCATAGTGGTTGCCCCCTTTCATTACATAGTACAGCACACTTGGGGCAGGTTGTCAAGAGGGAGTTTTGAGGGGGCGATTGCCCCCTCGACCCTCGGCAGGGTTAGACAAGGGAGAAGTATGCCTTTCTCTTGTCCTCGGTACGCTTGACCTTGCCAGCCTCGACCAACTGGCGGAGCAGGGCGGACACCCTCTGATTGGTCAGGTCAGCACACGCAGGGATGGACTTGATGACCTCGGTAACGGTGTACAGACGGTTGGGTTCCATACCCTCGACGATGGCGGTGGCGATACCTGCGTTCTGCACCTGCTGTGCGGTGGGCTTCTTGTCAGCGGAGTTCTTCTTGGTCAGCAACTCGACCTCGTGGTCGATAAACTCGACCAGCATTGCGTTCTCCGCAACGGCAGGGATGGCACGGAGCATAGCAAACTTCTGTGCCTTGGTCAGCTTGGGGGTAGAGGTAGTGTTAGTAGCCATAGTATCGACTTCCTTTCGGTTTTTACGACTTGAACCTGTCGGTAATATTCACAAGAGGTTTCCCTCTTTGTGTTCTTATTATAGCACATTCAGTGCGGTTTGTCAAGAGGTTTTTTGAAGTTTTTTCAACTTTTTTTCAACCGCTTGGCTTGGGGTGTTCCCCTCATTGCTCTTACATTGTATCACATCTTGGGGCATTTGTCAAGAGGTTTTTCAACTTTTTTTTCGCTCGGCTCGCTCTGTCCTGCGTTGTTGCTCACCCTCATTGCTCCTTAATTGTACCACATCGCACCGCAAATTGCAAGTAGTAATTTGCACAAATAACGGGATTTTACAGAATGATTATTTGTGCAAAATTTCCTCTTGACAAATTGCTGGGGGTCTGTTATAATGGAATTTCTGCCCGCGCACATACGTCCGCGGGCCGCCAAATCTTAATGGGAAAAGCGAGGGTTTCCCCTCGCTCAAAATGTGTCGTATCCCATTGCTTCCGTTTGTGCGTCGGTGTACTCACCGAGATAGTCGTACCAGTCGGGAACATCGGAACACCCCATCACCAAGCCGGAATGTTCGCAAGCGATTTCTTCCCAAATGATTTCGTAAGCCTCTTCTACACTGTTGCACTGTACAAAGAAGAAACCACCATCGATGGTATCTTCAAATAAGAAATTCATCATTTCATTCACTTCCTTTCTGTGGTTATTATAGCACAGATTATTGAGTTTGTCAAGACCCTTTTTACAGGGTCTTGCTTTCACTCACAAAGTACTTGGCTTCGTACTGATTGATAATGTCACGGACTTTCGCACTCTCGGCTTGGGTCGCACAGTAGAAGTTGAATAAGGTGTAGTTGCCGACACCCTCAATGTAGTTGTGGGGAATGTCTTTCAAATCGAAATGCACCGCACCTTGGTACTTGGCAGGAACGGTTGCTTCCACTTTCCACAGTTTATCCTTTCGTGCCTTTTCCTCAATCAGTTTTACCACATAGACACCGACAAGGTTACACAAGGCAACAATACCTGCTTTGAGATAAAGGTCAAGTTCACACATCAAATAGACAGTGACGATAGTATACAGACCGTAGGCAACTGCATTGACAACTGCGGCGGTTGCCTTTCCGCACTTGACAGTGGCGATAGATTTTACAGTTTGAATGATGACATTGGCGATGTTCAGTACAACGAACACTAAGAGCAGTTTTGTATTCATTCTATTTACCTCACTTTCTGTTAGTATTATACCACAAATACGGGAAATGTCAAGTGTCAATTTACACAAAAGATTTACCCAAAAAATTGTTGAAACTGGTTATTTTGCCGAAAAACCGGCCCGCGCGTACGTGAAGGGCCGGCCAAAAAATGTCCCCCACCCGCGAACACGGATGGGGGTTGTGGGGGATGTTACTCCCCCTTGCCAATGCGGAACTCACCCTCGGGAACACTCGGCTCATCAATCACAATCAACACAGGGTCGTGAGCGATTGCGGTTCTCGGTTTGGCAATTCGCACAAGGAACAGCTTGTTGCAAAATGCTCTTGCCTTTTGGTCGTAGCAGATGTAGAGGTTGCCAATCTTGAAATACTTCTCAATCTTGACCCTATCCCAAGCCTCTTGGGTTACTGGCTTGACTGCGTTGCGGATGAACTTCCAAATCAGCATAAACGGATACCAGATGATGATGAAGATACCCGTCAGCACCACCCACGGCAGAGAGATGGCATAGTCCAAAATGTTCCACAGAGTGTTGTTGCAGGTTTCCTCTTTCCAAGTGTAGAGGGCACCCATTACCATCCAAGTAATGAGTACAGAGAGCAGGATTTCTAACATAGTATCATTTCCTTTCGTCTTTTGGTACTTTGATTATAGCACACTTTGGGGGATTTGTCAAGCGTTTTCTGCGAGAAAACGCTTGAACTTTTCCACATTGAAACGGAAGATGTTACGCTCGCAGGCGTGTTCCACAGGCTCTTCGTGGTAAGGCAGAGTGTAGATAGAACCCCATCTGTCTACAAAGTCCGGGCGGTCAAACAGAGTGGCGATGGCTCTGCGGTCAAACAGACCCATTTCCTCTTCGTTGTACTTGCGACCCTTGGAGTCAACCCACACACTCTCTTCCTTGGTGTAGGTGGCAGGCTCGGTGCGAGCTACAACGATGAAGCCATACTCGCGGCAGGTCTGCAGGCTCAGCGGATGTTCCTTGCAACTCTTACGCAGTTCGTCAAACTGCTTCTTGGTGAACTCGGCAGGCAGGCTCTGCAGAAACTGCTCGGTTACCTTTGCCAGTGCGAACATGGTGGGGACAGTGTGAGAAAAAGTGTTACGATACATAGTAGTTACCTCATTTCATTTTTGTATTGGGGGTTTGCCATCGCTCCCCCAACCGTGATTACATTATAGCATACTTTGTGGGGTTTGTCAACCCCTTTTTTTAGATTTTGAAAACTATTTTTTCAAAAGCAGGTTTGTAGGTTTCGTTCCACAGCTGTTCATACTTGGCACAGTTGTTGGGGTCGTAGGCACAAGCCATCAGTAACATACCAAAAGCTTGGTCGAAGTAGGTGCGGGCGGTGGGGAAGTGGTTCTCACCGAACTTTTTGCAGTTATGCAGGTGCAGGTCGAGTTGGTTGATTAAGCAGTTCATCATAGGTCATTACCTCCTTGGTTTGTATCTAAATTATAGCACACCTTTCGGGATTTGTCAAGGGGTTTTGTAAAACTTTTTTTCTGAATAAAAATTTGTGTGGGATGTATAATAATGCAAATTCCGGGCGCCACGCACGTCAGCGCCCGGCCAAATTTTTCGTCAAAATGCACAAAACCGCTCCCCAGTGCCGTGGTCAAACACTGGGGAGTTTTTTCGGAGTTTGATTCGGTTGGCTAGGCTCTACGACCACAGTAAAACCCCCTTGCCGCAGTTGGGCAGTCTTCTTTCTGCCCCGCTGGGATGGGGGTCGATAGGCTCGACCCCACTCAGAGAGCCTTAGGAACGGGGGCACGCAAGGGTGACCTTGTACTTCGTGCCGTTGTGGGTGAATAGGAACTCTCGCTCGGGGTTGGTGATGTTGAAATCAGCCACACCCAGTTCCGCAAGTCCTGCCATCATAGCGGAGCAGATTTCAGCCTTTTCGGGTTTCGGCTTTCGCTCTCTCTTGGTGGGAGTGTCGGACTTCTTGCGGTCGGCTTGTCTTGCCTTTTTCGCACCCTTTTCCAGTTCGGGGTCAAGTTCGTACAACTTTTCGCCCCTGTCGATTCGCTTATCTTCTTCGATGAGGTCGATTGCCTCTTCTCGGCTGATGTTCAGCGACTTCATCAGCTTTTGGATTTTCTCTTCCATCGGGGTTCACTTCCTTTCTGTACTTACAGTATAGCACAGTTTACCCCGATTGTCAAGCACTTTTTTCGGGGTGGGTGGGGGAGATTTCTCTCCCCCTTGGGCGGTCGGCTTAGCCTACCTTGGTAAAGTAGGCTTTCCGCTTGTCCTCGGTACGCACCACCGCACCGCTCTCCACCATCTGACGCATCAGAGCGGAAACACGCTGGTTGGTGAGGTCGGCACACTCGGGAACGGACTTGATGATCTCGGTGACGGTGTACGCCTTACCGCTCTCCATGCCGTTCAGAATGGCGGTCTTGATGCCCTCGTTGGCAGTCTGCTGAGCGGTGGGCTTCTTCTCAGCGGAGTTCTTCTTGTTGAGCAGTTCCACCTCATGGGCGATGAACTCGCTCAGCATGGGATTGGACTTGACCTCGGGCAGTTCGGCGATGATAGCGAACTTCTGAGTCTTGGTCAGCTTGGGGGTAGAGGTAGTGTTAGCCATAGTTATCAATTCCTTTCGGTTTTAGGGACTTGAACCTGTCCTTGATTACATTTAGATTATACCACAAGTGGTTGAATTTGTCAAGAGGTTTTCTGAAAAAATTCCGGACTTTTTTCATTATACAACAGACCTCATGCCGTCATTGGGATTGTATTCTGTCCTTACTTGCCCTGAGTCTACCGCACCATTCTGCCGTTCGTTCTACCCTTTGGCGAACATACTTGGTCAATGGGTCTTGGTTTCAATCCGCAGTGTTTCCGTTTCCACCAATCCATAGGGGAGTATCTCGATGTGTTCCCCTCTTGACACACTCATTATACCACACTTTGTGGGGTTTGTCAAGAGGTTTTTTCAACTTTTTTTCGTTTCGGTCTGTCCATCAACTTGACCCGACCTACCGAGTGGAGTTGCTGTCCCCTCTTGACATACTCATTATAGCACATCTTGTGCCGTTTGTCAAGAGGTTTTTTCAACTTTTTTTCGCCATTCTGTGGCTCAACCTCACGGCTGTGGGGAGTTGCTGTCCCCTCTTGACAATAGTATTCTATCACATCTTGAGCCAAAATGCAAGTGGTAATGTTGCACAATTATGGGAGATTTTGCGCTGATTTATTTGTGCGGTTTGCCTATTGACAAATTGCTGGGGTCTGTGGTATAATAAAATTTCGGCTCGCGCGCCCGTGAGCGAGTCGCCGAAAAAGCCGACAATCCGCCACCCCATTTTGGAGTGGCGGACCGCCAGAAAGGAGATTATGAATTGTCTAATCCGCAAGCACCACCAAGCGGATTTTCAAGTGGGATGGGGTCGATTGGCTCGACCCCTCAAGAGCCATTAGGAGGGCAGATCCTTGGGAATGGGGAGTAAGCAAGGGGACACATCCAAGTCCCTGCCGGGCAGGGGGATAACCTCAACCCCCAGCTCGTCAGCCATCTGCTTGGCAAGAGCAACCATTACCTCACCAATGTAGGGGATGCGTTCGGTGTAGGGTTCGACCTTGCGACCGCAGAACTCACAGACCCCATTAACCACATCACCACCGCACATTCCGCAGGTGGGCAGGTTGCTGTCCTCGTCCTCTTCTTCCTCGGCACCTGCCTGCTCGACCACAAAGCCGAGCATCATCAGTGCCATTTCATCGGTACACCACGGCTCTTCACCATTGTGGTACAGAACCTCGCCCGTGTAGCCGTTGCAAATGCAGATGTGAGCGTCCTCGAAGTCGCACTCAAACACGGCTCGGATTGCCTCACGCACATCATTCGTTTCGTAGGTGAAGCGGTTGTCCTCGGTAGTGATGATGACAGAGTAGTTGAAGTTTTTCATAGTTATCAGTTCCTTTCCTTTGATGAACTCATTATAGCACACTTTTGGCGGTTTGTCAAGAGGTTTTTTCAACTTTTTTTTGGGGGTTGGGCGGTTGTTACACCGCCCACTTGGGGAATACCTTGTTTCGCTCGGTGCAATCCCAACAATGCACATTCTTTGTATAGTGCTTGTGGGTGCGGACACACCGCACAAAGATTGCCATTTCAATCAGTGCGTCAGCCAGTGCGGTGTGTTCCTCGATGTACTCACCATTTCCGCTGATGTATGCGTACACACTTTCGGCAGAGGTGGCACAAGTCTTTCCACCCTTGGACTTGTAGCCATTCTCTCGACAGAACTTGGCATAGCCTTTCTGATGAGTAATGGTCTGCAATGCCATCAACCAAAGGTCGATGAACTGGAACTCGTCAGCCAACTCACGGCAACAGGTCTTGCAGAGGTCAAAAGCGGAATTGTAAGCACAGATGTACTTGACATTATAAAAACGCAGGAGATTTCGCACGATGTTGAGTGCTTCGGCTTCGGTGGCAACTGCGGAGATTTCGCCCCTTGCCAGTCGCTCGGCATAGATGTGGAAATTCTTCTTTGCGTAGTCGTCGTTCTTGATTTCGTCATAGAACTCCATCACCAACAGAGAAGTGGTCGCACAGATGTTGCCCTCTCTATCGTGGATAACCACACCCACATTGTAAAATCCCTTGGGGTGGTCGATACCGCCAACTGTTTCGGTATCAAGGGTTGCGTACATTGTTTTCATTGGTCTTTACCTCGTTTCATTAGTGTGTTGTGGGTTTGCCGTCGCTCCCTCAACTGTGAGTACATTGTATCATAGATTTAACGGTTTGTCAAGCACTTTTTTTCAATTTCTTCCGCACTTGCGTAAAAAGTTTCGCTTGAGTTCCACACCCTCATAATGTATTTACCGCTGGTATCATCGTAACTGGACACCACGCACACACCGTAAGGGGCAATGCGGAACTTAGTTCCTCGTTTCAGCATTCTTCTCGCCTCACTTTCTGATAGTATTCTATCACACATTGCGGGAAATGTCAATTGTGAATATTGCACAAAGTTTTGCCTAAAATAATTGCCTGGGTTGTTTATTATGCCAAATTCCGAGCGCGTGGGCCGTGCGCGCTCGGCTCAAAAGTCAATAGGCAAAATGCACAAAAAAAATTCTCAGATTTCTCTGAGAATTTCCAAGATGTTTTCAACTCCATAGGCTCTGCCCGTCCAGTTGTTTCTGTTGCGTTCTTCATCGTCAAACAGAATGTCAAGGGGGTTGTGGCAGAAATTTTCTTTCGGAGTGCCATAGGGAACGATTGTGATTTCGTCCCAGTTGACGCTCGGCAGGTGCTTTGCAAGCCATTCCAGTTTTGCATTGGTAACGGCTTCATCATACTCGGCAGTGCTTTCCTTGCTGAGCCAGCTGATTACCGCAATGCGGTAGCCGTTTCTCTGGAGAGTATTCAGCTTGCGGGCGAGGTCGCACAAGCGGAGCAGAGGCTTTGCCGTTGCGTAGGGAGTGGGGTCGTAGGCTCGGAGCAGGGGCAACCAGTTGGGGTTTGCGTACAGGTCAGCGATTGTTCCGTCCATATCGAAGTTGATGGTGATGTTCATAGTCTTCATAGTTTTCATTTCCTTTCCTTTTTGTACCTTAATTATAGCACATCATTTACTATTTGTCAAGGGGTTTTTAGAAATAAAATCCGCCAATTATTGCAACTGGTACAAGCACCGCAAGGGTGTAGCCAACGAAGCCAAGCAGAATGTTGTGCTTGACATTATTCTCTTGATTATAGCTAATGCATCCTAAGCCAAGAATGGCACTAATTACTGCGAAAATCCACATAGTTTGCATCTCCTTTGTTCTTTGTGTCTTAATTATAACACGCATTATGGGATTTGTCAATAATCAATTTGCACAAATTATTCCCCAAAATAAATCCTGGGGTTGGTTATTCTGACGAAAATCGGCGCGCCAGGACCGATAGCGCGCCGCCGAATTTTGAGCTGAAAATTGCGCCCTAATGATAGGGCGCTTCGATTTCCAGTATGTCGGTTTGAATGAGTGCAAAGCGTGCCGAAAACCGACACCCGCACCCGCAAATGTATTCGTCTGTTTTGTCTTTGTGGTTGCTTGTTGAGTCCAGGTATACCAGTTCCGCTTGGGCGCTACTTCCGCAGTTAGGGCAACGAATGCGCGGGTCTCTCAACTGCGCTTGCCACTCTTGGGCGATTTGAGCCGCTGTTTTCATTGTTCTCACCTCTTGGCATTATTATAGCAGATTGTGGGGGTTTTGTCAACCCCCATTTTCAGATAATCCGCACAAACTTGATGATGGGAACGAGGATTTCTTCGTCCTTGTAAGGAGAGGAAACGCCCCTCTTCCAACCAACCCACCGCTGAATGGTAACCTTTTCGACTTCATCGGTTTTCTGCCGTTCGACCACACCAGCCCACACCAGAGCCTTGAGTGCGGCGGCGACTTTCTGCACCGAGTAGTCGTCAACTTTGCCGTTGCGTGCTTGGATTTCCTTTACACGCAGAGGCACACCGAGGGGCATTGTTGCGAGAATGTCGGAGCGCAGTTCGTAGTCTCTGTCGATGCGACCTCTTGTGTTGAAGCCGAGGGAAACCAGTGCGGAGAGTTCACGCACCTGCGAGGGAGAGAGTTCCACACCTGCGGAAACATTGTAGAGAATAGTTTGTAAGCTGTCCATAGTATTCAGTTCCTTTCCTTTTGGTACTGTTATTGTATCATAGATTTGGGAGTTTGTCAAGCCTTATTTTTAGAAAATCGTTGCCAAAATTTCAGCCTTGCGGTTGAGTTCTGCCACATCTTCTGCGGTGATTTCTCGCAGTTCGGGGAAGCGGTCATTGCCCAAGAGGGTCAGACCTTTTTTCTCGAAGTGGTCACGGATAACATCTTCCATAGCGAGTGCGTGATTTTTATTTTTGCAGGGATACCAACCAAGCACCACACCGCTGTCAGCTTCGTTTGCGTAGTCAACTGTGAAATGCTGATTTAGTCTGCGGATTGCATCGTCAGCCTTTCCGCATTTAATCCACAGGTGCTTGCCTTTCTTGTTGAAATGCTGAACGATGTAAGCACCGCAACCCTCTGCCGGAACATTAAAAATCAGATTGTGATTGACAAGAGTGGCAGGATTTGGGATGCGACCTCTGCCCAACTTTTTCAGCTCTCGCTTGATGGGGTCAAGGATGAAGTATTTTGCCCAGGCGGTGCAGGCATTGAAAATGTCCTCGACTACTTTCCACCAACGACCTTGCCAATTCTTAGTGGCTGACTGGTATCTCTTGTATGCACCAACAAGGTCATTTCCATTGCGGTAGTCCTGCATTGTGAGGGTGGGGGTGGGGTGAATTGCGTGTACCATTTCAATCATTTCCTTTCGGCTTCCTTTGATGCTCTAATTATAGCACAACTTGATTTGTTTGTCAAGCATTTTTTTTGCCAAGTCTTATATTTTTCCGAGAAGATACTTGGCGAGAACCTCGTGGTTTTCCGGGGTAGTTTTCCTTCTCCCGCAGTAGGGGTGGTGGCTTTTGTATCCTGCGTATCCCCAACATTTTTTCAGCCTGTGGGGTCTGGTTCACATTTGTATACCGCAAACAGGAACACCTTGCGGTCGGGTCATCGGGTAATGGTCTTACATACTCTCGTGGGAATCCGCCATCTTCGCGGTTGCCTTACCCTCGCCTTTTGTACCCTTATTGTATCACACTCTAAGGGATTTGTCAAGGGGTTTTCCCAACTTTTTCTCACCTTTTCGCGAGGGAGCTACTGGGGAGGATACTCGATTGGGGTTTCCCTCCCCCTTGACACCCTTATTGTATCACAACTTGGGTGATTTGTCAAGAGGGAAATTGAAATTTTTTCAACTTTTTTCGCTCTGTTATTGTCGGTACCGCTTCTCCTGAATCGGGCGCTACATTCGCGCCACAGTTTGCGTTCCCTCTTGACAATGATAGTATACCACAGACCGCACACAAAGTCAACTGGTAATGTTGCACAAATTCGGGATTTTGTGGGATGATTATTTTGTTGAAATTGCCTATTGACAAATTGCTGGGGCTGTGGTATAATGGAAATTCGCGCCCATGACAATCGTGGGCGCGCGGCCGAAAATTCAATAGAAAAAGCGAGGGTTTGACCCCTCGCTCAGTTGAAGATTTTGATTTCTGCGTGACACGGCTCAACGATTTCGGTCGGCTCAATGCCGTAGATACTGCCCTCGGACAGGCTGACCGCATTTACAAAGCCGTCGCACTCATCGCAACCGCACTCTTCAATTTTCAGCATGAAGCAGAGGTAAGTAGGAGACCAAAAGGTCTGCCCCTTACTTATCTCGCTGAAGCGGATACCGCGCTCTTGGCGCTGGTCGAGTATCTTCACCATTGTTCTTCCTCCTTCTTCTGTTTCTTCAGCAGGAGAACTACCCGTTCAAGTGCCATCCGCACTTCATCACGGCAGGGTGCGTCTGCGTCGAGATAGCAGACCACATTCTCCAAAAGGGAGTTAGCCTCACCAACGAGGTCAACCCCGTACTTCTTGAACACAACCGCATCCCTTTCGGTATAAATCTCAAGGGGGTCGCCCTCTTTGATTTTCAGAGTTCTGCGGATTTCCTTGGGGATAACCACTCTGCCGAGGTCATCCACTCTACGAATGATACCAGTTGCTTTCATCTTCATCATTTCCTTTCGTTTTTGTACCTTGATTATAGCATAGAATTGGGGATTTGTCAATCCCCAATTTCACATTTTTCTACGAAATCGCTTGGCACGATGTAGTCCATTAAATCAATTTCGCCTGCGGTGGTTTTGGTCAATGGCAGTTTAGAGTTGGGGAACTCTTCGAAAATTACATCGAGATACATCTTGACCTGTCCGCACAGATACTTGAAGCGGTCGAGCCGTTCTGTCATTCGGTCTTCTGTGGCGGTTAGCAGACCTGCCAACTGGGCTTGGCTCATTTCTCCCAGTTTATCCAGTAGGTCTGCATAGCGGACTTCATTCATCATTCTTTATCACCTCTCTTGAACTTTTGGCGGTTGTACTTCTTACCGCTTTCGACTTTGCTACCTCTGCGAGTGAAGATAAGCCATTGCTGTAATTCTTCACCAGTTTTCTTGAAGGCTCTGCGGTCGACTTTCTTATTCTTCTTAGCCATTTTCAATCACTCCTTGTTCTTTGTACTTGTATTATACCACAACATTTACTATTTGTCAAGGACTTTTTTAGTCCCAAACAAAAGTATTTATCAGCTTGCCTTCGCCATCAAATTCCAGTTCCAGTTCTGCGTTGGGGTCAAGCAGAGTATCGACAGGGATGTGAATGCTTTTGGATGTGGGGAAATCGTAGATTTCTACATCTGCTCTTACTCTTGCCAGTGCTTTCTTAATGATTTCAAATTCAGTCATTGCTCTGTACCTCTTTCTTTTTTGTACCTTAATTATAACATGGGTTGGGGGTTTTGTCAACCCCCATTTTTTACATTTTCAGAAGAAATGCGTATTTCTTTTCGTTGCGGACAACAACCTTTTTCAGACCAGTAGGAACATTGCCGTTGAAGATTGCGGTCAGCTTCTTGATGGTAGCCATGTAGCCAGTTACCACTGTTCCATCATCTGCCCCCCGCACAAGAATAATGCCAGTGTCGGTGATGGTGTAGATGTGGCTGGGAGACCGAGGGTCGGGGATTTCGTAGGCAAACTCATTGTAGCCGATGTGGGTCATGCAAGCAACCAGTCGGTCCAGTCGCTCAACTCTTGCGTGGTAGCTCATTTTCATAGTAGTCATTTTATTTACCCCCTTATTTCATCCACCATCTTTTGGAGATGGTCACACAGCAGTTGTTCTTTACTTCGACTTTATACTTCTCTTTGCGGAAGTGGTTTGCTACATACTCGGCATTGTCATCATTGTCCGTGCAGTAGATTGCGGTGCGTTGCTCACGCAGTTGCTTGTAAATGTTCTGTAAAGTCTTGTACATGGTATTCATTTCCTTTCCTTTTTGTACCTTAATTGTATCACAGATGTTTTATTTTGTCAAGAGTTCTTTTTGGAAACTGGCAATTTATTTTGCCAGTTTCCAGAGGATGTAACTCTCACCCTGTACGAAGTTATTCACTCCGATACCAGTGATGACACCCGCCTTTTTCAACTCATCAAGCAGGTTGATGAGGGAGAAGCGATTGACCTGCAGGTACATCGCAATCTCACGCAGGCGAAGTCCGTTGGGATGGTGGGCGAGGAGTTCTCTAATCTGTTCTTTCATGGTAATCAATTCCTTTCTTGTTTGTATCTGTATTATAGCACAGGTTTCGGGATTTGTCAATACCTTTTTATAAATTATTTTGCAGAATTTTATTTTTCTGTAGGTTTTATTTAGCGCAAATAACGCGCGCCAGATCCGTGGGCGCGCGTAGCAAAAAGGCTTAGCAGTACGCTAAGCCCATAGTCTTCCAGCAAAGGACGCTTATCTGATTGTGTGCTCTACCAATGGACATTGCCTCTCTCTTGGTGTTTACTCGGTAGCTGTGGTCGATGTAGTACACGCCATCACTGTACCATACACCGCAGTTGCCCTTCATCATACGCACTGCCTTGATGCACTCTTCTGCTGTGTGTGCTTCTACACCATAGTCAGCGACCTGCCAGCCGCTCTTGTATGTGATGACTTTGCCTGCCTTAATGGTCAAGCCTTCATTGTTAGCGAGCTTCTTGATTGTTCTTACATTGATCATTGTGTCTTACCTCTCTCTCTTTGTGTCTTTATTATAACACACAAAGATTTATTTGTCAAGCATTTTTTTTATTTATTTACTAAAATAATTGTAGTAATTGTGGCAATAATAAAAAGCGCTACCAGACCAATCAAAGTCCAGCCAAGCCAAGCGGGACAAGTAGTTCCTTCGTAAACAAGTTCATTCATCCAGTAAGCATTCATTGTGTTTCTCTCCTCTCTCTTTGTACCTTTATTATAGCACAAGAGTGATTATTTGTCAAGCTTTTTTTTATTATTTATTCAATGACTTGTACTATCTCACAGTGGCAAGCCTTTACTGCACAACCATTGATCACCAATGTATTGTGTCTGCCAGAAGGATAGTATTGCACATACTCTCTCTCTACGATGTGCCAGCCTGCGCCAATGCGCTTGGCTGTGTAGTCTGTGGTGTACTTGTATCTTGCGTAAGTCTTCATTGTCTTGTGTCCTTTCTGTGGGGATTAATTCCACTGTCTGCTGTCTTGGTAATCTCTCACTGCATCCCAGATTTTATCATAGCTGTAATTGGCAGGTTCTCTTGCACCATCTGCGTTCTCTGCCCACTGTCTACCAGTAGTGATGACCTTACCATTCCATCTCTTCTTCTGTGCCTTGTGTTCTCTTTCAATCTCTGCCTGCCATTCGTACATTTTGTGTACCTCTCTCTCTTCTTTGTATCTGTATTATAGCACAAAGACAGCGAGTTGTCAAGAGGTTTTGGGAAATTTTTTTATTTATTTTCTTCGTCATTTTGCACAAAAATTTTTTCGTAAGCAGATTATTTATGCAAACTACGGCCTCGCCGCCTGTCAGCGGCTCGCTGATTGTGTGGGGGTGGAGGCCTTCACCAGCGTTTTCTCAGAAATTTCACAGACTATAGACTTTGTGTTTTTCCTCAGATAGAAAACATAAACCGGGGGTGTATTTCGGGAAAAAAATTTTTTTATTTGGTCAAATTGTTTTTGTCTGGGCATAACAATCCCAGAATCGATTTTAGATTTCGGATTACGGGCAAAATAAAACCGATAGGCCATTTCGACCTATCGGTAATTTTTTTTATCGGATGCTCGCATTAGTTACCGTATCACTACTTCCTACGTACTTCTCGACCATACCAATGATTCTATCTAAATCAACTTTATAATTATGATATGTATCTGTACTGATTGTTCCAGTACATGCAGTGGAAATGGTTGGATCATAAGCCAATTTATCACTTACTAAATTATCAATCGCTGTATTACCATCACAGCTAATTGAAATTGTGTATGGACTATATGGCTATGCAGTAGTTTCCAATGCTGCAACTTTATCGGCCGGGTTCACATACTTAAATGTAGCGTCCTCAGTCCAACGATCGGAAGACCGGGTCGCCGCAAAGTAATGCCAAACATATCCTGCGCCATCTTCTGCCGTGCCCCAGTAGTCAGTTTCAAAATAAACATCATCAGGTAACGGCCAACCAGTACCCCATGCCACGACTTCAGTCTCTTGGACTTTATCAGTATCCACTACCGCCCATAATGTAGGCCATCCATCTTGCGTGCCGATGTACAGAACCTCAATGATATATTCTGCAATTGTAATTGTTTGACCATCTCTTGGAAGTTTATACTTATAAATAGTTCTCATTTTTTTTCATCCTCAGCTTCTTCTCCTGGCACTGGAATATGTTGAGTTACACACATAAACCACTTACCATCAACAAAAGTAGTATAATAATCCATATCTTCTCCAAGGGCAATACCAAATTTTGCACGAATATGTGCAGGTAATGCAATACGACTTGCACTATCAATTTTATAAGTTTTACCCTCTGGAATTAACTATGCATTATCAATCCATTTACTTTGTGGCATTTAACATACACCCCTTTTCAAAATCATATTTGTGGCAAAACATTGTACATTGACAATCATCTGATATTTTTTTACAAGGAACATAATCATCTAAGAGATGATGGATGTGCGGACACCGGTCAATGAATCGGCGGAACCATTCATATCCATATAAATCAAAAATACGCTGTGCTTTGTAAAAATCTCTATCAATGCGATACTATTCTGTCATTGGATATTCTGCGGCCACCATGCGCTCACGCGACTCTTCCCACATATGCTCTACAGTCAATAAAATACTTATCCATTTATCCATGCAATCACCTTTTCTTTTCTAATATGCGGCGGCCAGTAGATCGGATAGACCAGTTCATCGTAGAACTCAACGAGGTTCATAATCTCTTCTGCGAGTTCCCATTCAGAGATATCTTCAGGATAACAATATACATGATATTCTTTTTCTTTTATTGTATGTGGAAAATATTCTCCAATTTCTATATATGCTTTTTTAACCTGGTCCATTTTCATCCCATCCTTCTGGTAAGAAATAATTAAGAATAGCTTCAAGGACATTGGCAATGGTAAAAATGGGTCCACCAATTATAAAAATGATACCAACAATTAATTGTTCGCTTGGCTTTAAATCTTTACAATATGGTGCATAGTCAATCATTACCAAGAGTGACATTGCAGTCCACAGTATTATAATAATTATTCCACTGATTTCCAAAACCAATCATCCTCCCTTACTGCATAAACTAATGCATTTTTGATTATTACAGGTTTGAGAAGCTCTTCTAATTCTTCTTCTTCCAAATTTTCAATAAATTCTTTTCCATAATAATCTTCCGGCTTATCTGTTGTAAGCATAAAAAATCCGATTATTTTCTTTTTTTCATATAGCGACCAATCAACAACTTTACCTTCGCTTGGTTGACCAAATTTAACTTGTGCGATTACTGTTGCTGGATAATATTTTCCATCATAAGCTTCTTTCATTGCGCGAGGAGGTTTACCTTGTACTATATTTACTAGATTTTCCGTAACTACAAAGGTATTTTTTAGTACCTTTAATAACCAAAAAATAAATGCGGCCGCTCCGAGTAGTAGCACCGCGAGGATAGCTATAACAATGCCCATAGTCTATACTCTATTCCTTTCTTTTTTCTTATAATTATTATACCAAAAAATTTTTTCGTTGTCAAGTGATGTGCACCAGGGCAGAATTGGTTTATCCGATTGTTAGAAATTTTATATATAAGTTGGGAAAATTTTTTCGCTACGACTTGACAAAAGAAAATTTTTCTGGTATAATAGTAGTATCAAAGACTGGAGGTAAAGTGATGATAAAATTAGATTACACTTTAGAATCTCCAGAAGAGAGAAAGGAATTGGTTGAGAAAATTCTCGCAGAGGTCGAGAATCCTTCCGAAGCTTATTTGGAAACTCTCGCTGATTACTTAGTTCTTTGTATGGAGAAACAAGAGAAAAAGGAGCGCAAACTACTGACTGATAACCGAATGGCTACCGTCAATAAGCGTGAAACATCCTATGAAGGTCTTGTTTCCCAACTGGAGAATGGCGAAGACGGCATATATAATATGATAACTAATAATAAGAATACTATTTTCCAACCGAAAGTAATGATAACTAAACAAGATGTAGAAGAAATCCCTGGGATGAAGCAATTAAGAGAAGCCATCAAAATGTGGGAAACAAAATTGAAAAGTGCCTCCGGACGTGAAGCGTATATTATTAAGAGTGCAATTATTGAATTACGAAAGGATTAGTATGTATTAAAAAATGCATATCGCAAACCTATCGTATGTACTCAAGTTACTCGTTCAAGACATTTTATTCCTTTAGATGATGATTTTGATTTTGACGATGATGGTTTTGTAATTCCATAGGGAGTTTCTTTATGTGATCCAAAAGTTGTAGAAGCAATCTTATGTAACTATTCCTTATGCAAATAGGAAAGCTGGGGAGAGTTTGAAAAAGATCTATGGTATTTGATGGATGATTTTGATAGGGTTGCGGACGCCGCACTAAAGGAGTATCCTTTATATGAGCGTATTGTAGAATATAAAATTGATGGATTACAAAACATTGACATTCAAGAGAAAATTCAAATGGAATTTGGTATCAAGCATAGTTTAGAATATATTTCCAGTTTATGGCGAAATAAAATTCCTAAGCTAATTGCTTCTGAAGCTGAAGATCGTTTATTAGATTGGTACTTCCTGAACGAAATGAAAGGGAAGTATAAAAAATGCAGTAGATGCGGCCAGGTCAAACTGGCACACAACAAGTACTTTAGCAAGAATAAGACAAGCCGGGATGGTTTTTATAGCATCTGTAAGTGCTGCCGAAATGCTAAGGCCAAAAGTTCATAATTCTTGCCTGCTATTTTTATCTAAATAAAAAGGAGGAAAAATTATGGCTGAAAGTTATTACTGTGAAAAATGTAATAGAACAATGGACGCTTCTTAGTTTTATAGTTCAAATAACTTAGAAAAATATCCTGATGGTAAATTAAGACAATGTAAAAAGTGTATTACAATGCATGTTGATAATTTCAATCCTGATACTTATTTATGGATTTTACAAGAATGTGATGTCCCATATGTACCAGATGAGTGGAATAAATTATTAGTTAGTTATGCGAAAGATAAATCTAAATTAACTGGTATGACTATTCTTGGTAGATATTTATCAAAGATGAAATTAAAACAATATCGTGATTATCGTTGGAAAGACACTGAGTTTTTGCAAGAAGTTGCAAATAAAAAAATTGAAGAAACTATGAAGCGTTAGGGATATGAAGCTGCGGAAATCGCTCAAGCGATCGCCACATCTACAATCCCCGTACCTACGGCTCCGTTACAAGAGCCGGTTTATGTTGAAGAAAATCCATTCTTAGCTCAAGGTAATGAAGATTATTTTGGAGAAATTAATGGCGGTCAAGATGACTTTGTTGATGATTTGACTGAGGAAGATAAAACTTATCTTCGTTTGAAATGGGGTAAAACCTATAAACCAGAAGAGTGGATTAGATTAGAATAGCTATATGAGGAAATGATGGCCTCATATGATATTCAAGGTGCCGGACACATTGATACTTTGAAATTAGTATGTAAGACATCTTTAAAGGCGAATCAATTAATCGACATTGGCGACATTGAGGGCTTCCAAAAGATGAGTAAAGTTTATGACAGTTTGATGAAGTCTGGTAAATTTACAGCAGCTCAAAATAAAGCGGAATCTGGTGATTTCATTGATTCAATTGGCGAGCTGATTGAAATGTGTGAAAAAGAAGGATATGTTGAAAGATACTATGTTGATTCTCCAAAAGATAGAGTTGACTTGACTATCGCGGATATGCAAAGATATACAAGAACTCTGATTGAAGAGGAAACTAATCTACCAAACATGGTTGAAAAGGCTCTTCGTGAAATTGATAAAGAAGATAAAGATAACGCGGCTAATGATGAGACCGATATTATTGATGATGTTGAAATCAGCTTAGATGACTTAGAGGCTACATTGAAAGATTAGGATTTCTCTGATTTTGATGATTTCTTAGATGAAGAAGCTGCGGCCGACGCTTCATTTCTGAATGGAGGCGGAGCATAATGGCTCTACAAGACTTATTGAATTTATCCACGCAACGGCGAAAGATTGGTCTTTCGCCCGAGCGTGTTGAGGCAGTAATGCCAGAGATCCGCAAATATGTTGCTTGGTGGAGAGAATATCCTGACTTATTCGTTGATTTTATGGTGCGTGGAACTCGCACTGAACCCAAAGATGGAGAGTTCCAATTTTATTTTTATCAAAGAGTTTTCTTGCGCTCAGTTATGAGATATTAGTATGTATATGCGGTTTTCCCTCGTGCATATTCTAAATCATTCCTAACTGTTATGGCATTGATGTGTAGATGTATTCTATATCCAGATGCACACTTGTTTGTTACCTCTGGCGGTAAGGAACAGGGTGCAAGTATCTTATAGAGCAAAGTTGAAGAAATCTGTAGATTGATTCCAAGCTTCTCTCGTGAGATTGATTGGGGTCGTGGTAAAACTCTAACCGGTAAAGATAAGGTTCGATATGTTTTCAAAAATGGCTCTGTTCTTGATAACCTTGCGGCCCGTGAATCTACGCGTGGTCAGCGTCGTCATGGCGGCGTTATGGAGGAATGTGTTGGTATTGATGACCAAATCCTTCGAGAGGTTATTATTCCAGTTATGGCTATTTCTCGTCGTGCTAAAGATGGTACCACAAATGAGGGCGAACCGCTCAATAAATCACAGATTTATATTACCACTGCTGGTTATAAGGGAACATTCCCATATGATAGATTAATTGGTTTCTTAGTGCGTATGGTTACTCAGCCTGACCGTTGTATGGTCTTAGGTGGCACTTGGCGCACACCAGTTGGTATGGGATTACAGAGTAAAACCTTTATTACCGACCAGAAGAATGAAGGTACTTACAATGAAGCTTCATTCGATCGAGAGTATGAGAGTAAGTGGTCTGGAACAGTTGAAGATGCATTCTTTAACGGAGAACATTTTACAAGAAATAGAAAATTATTACAACCTGAATACGAACATTCTGGTCGAAGTGCGGCCGGTGCTTACTATATACTATCAGTTGACGTAGGCCGTAAAGGATGCGATTCAGTTATTTGTGTCTTCAAAGTAACGCCATAGGCGCAAGGACCCGCAATCAAATCACTTGTAAATATTTATACAATGTCTGATACTCATATGGAAGAACAAGCTATTATGATAAAGAAGTTGTATTATAGATACAAGGCTCGCACTGTTGTAATTGATGGTAATGGTGTTGGTTTAGGTCTTGTTGACTATATGGTAAAATCTCAAGAAGATGAAAATGGCGATTTCTATGCAGATTTCGGTGTTGAAAATGATGATGAAGGCTATTATAAAAAGTATAGAACTAATAATACTGAATATGATGCTATGTATATTATCAAAGCAAATGCGCCGATCAATACTGAGTGTCACACCAATGCGCAAGTACAATTGCAAGCAGGTAAGGTAAAATTCTTGATTGATGAACGTGCGGCTAAGGAAAAATTATTAGGTACAGCTAAAGGTTAGAAAATGAAGCCTGAGGAAAGGGCAGAATATCTTAAACCATTTACCTTAACTTCCATATTGAAAGAGGAAATGATGAATTTGCGTGAAGAAAATGAAGGTATAAACATCATTTTGAAGCAGGCAAATCGTGGTATTAGGAAGGATAAATTTTCCGCTTTTGAATATGGATTATACTATATCAAACAAGAAGAAGATAGAAAGAAAAAGAAGAAGAAGTTTAACGTTGCTGATTATGCGTTTTACAATTAAGGAGGGTGAATTATGAGAGCTTCGAGAGGCGAAATCAAGATCGAAGAAATCTTGAAGGAAGCAGAACTCCCTTTCAAAATGGAGTATACTTTCCAAGACTTAAGGAGTCCAAATGGTCGCCCTTTGAGATTTGATTTTGTTGTTTTTGATGATGATGGAAGAATTGATTTTATTATCGAATATCAAGGTAAATAGCATTATGAGCCAAGCGCAAAATTCGGTGGTAAAAAAGGCTTCTTCCAACAATAGTATAATGATAACATGAAACGACGTTTTTGTGCTATACATGATTTCAAATTAATAGAAATTCCATATACTGACGAGAATTTAATTTCCTATGATTATATTATGAATTTAGCAGGATATTAAAGGAGGTGGAGTTTTGGAAGAATTGACTAGACAAGAAGAAATCCGTGCCAAAGGTTTTGATATGGGTGGAACAACTTATGGTAAGATCAAGATTGGAACAAAGCAACTTGAAGATGCTGTCCTAAATCTCGGCTCCATCCAAAGAGAAGGTAAAAATCAAATCAATAAGGCAGTTATTTATCGTGCGCTTGCTGATAATGATGTCGAAAAATTGAGAGAGATTTCTAATTACTTCTATAAAACTAGCGGTATTTATCAAAGAGTATGTAATTATTTTGCTACGATGTATAGATATGATTGGTATGTTGTACCAGAGGTTTATGATACAACAGTTAAGGAAGATAAGATTGTTGGTGATTTCCATAAGGTTTTGAATTATTTAGATAATTCGTATATCAAGAAAGTTTGTGGTGATATGGCTCTTGGCGTTATCAAGAATGGCGCTTATTATGGTTATATTGTTCCAACTGCAAATGGTATTGTTATCCAGGAGTTGCCAGTAAATTTCTGTCGTTCTCGTTTTAGTGTAGGTAATTTACCTGCGGTCGAGTTCAATATGAAGTTTTTTGATGTTATGTTCCCAGACACTAATGAGAGAATCAAAGTATTGAATTTGTTCCCCGACGAATTTAAGAAAGGATATATCGCTTATAAAAATGGTAAGCTAAATCCTTATCGTACCAATGGTGAACCAACAAGCACTGGTGGTATTATGGCTCGTCGTTGGATTGATGAATCTGGATGGTATCTTTTGGAAACTGAGCGAACTGTAAAGTTTAGTTTTAGTAATGGTGGTTTTGGTGGCGCAGACATTCCTTTGTTTGTAAATGCCATTCCTGCTATTTTGGATTTGGATGCTGCTCAAGATCTAGATCGTCGTAAGCAAATGCAGAAATTATTGAAAATTGTAGTTCAGAAATTGCCAATGGATAAAAATGGTGATTTGATTTTTGACGTAGATGAAGCAAGAGATATTCATAATAATGCGGTTCAAATGTTGAGACGTGCGGTCGGCGTTGACGTACTGACTACTTTTGCGGATATTGATAGCATTGATATGTCAGATAAAAATACTACTACTTCCCAAGACGACTTGATGAAGGTTGAACGTACTGTATATAATGCTTTTGGTGTTTCCAGTAATATGTTCAATACTGATGGTAACTTATCATTAGAAAAGTCTGTTTTGAATGATGAGGGTAGTGTACGAACTCTATTATTACAATTTGGTGTGTTCTTTGATAGACTGACCCAGGCTTGCGGAGCTAATAAAAAGAAATATAATTTCAGATTATATATGTTAGAAACTACTCAATATAACTATAAAGAGTTATCAAAGTTATATAAGGAGCAAGTTCAAATTGGATATTCCAAGATGCTTCCATAGATTGCTCTTGGACATTCTCAAAGCTCTATTTTGAATACTGCTTATTTTGAGAATGAAGTTTTACATCTGAGTGAGATTATGATTCCTCCCGTTATGTCTTCTACAATGAAAATGGAAGATTTGAAGGGCAATTCTCAACAGACTCAAACTAACAAAACTCAAAGTAATACAGGAGGATAGAAAGTTGCTTCTGGTGATAAGCCTGCGGGCCGGCCGGAGAAACCCGACGATCAGAAGAGTACTAAGACTATCCAAAATAAAGAATCTATGAGTTAAGGAGGACAATGATGCATACAAGTATTAAATTAGATACTCCTATCGAGTTTATCAACATCACTCCTCTAAATCCTTTGATTTCAAAATGTCAAATTAAAGTATGTTATGTAGGTGATGAACCCAATAGAAATAGAAGTATCATCACTAAGGAAACTGCTAAGCAAATGGCAAATTCTTTGCCAGGTTGCCCCATCGTTGGTTTCTATAATGAAGAGACCAAGGATTTTGAAGAGCATAATCGCATTATTGATATTTCAAATGGCAAATTTGAAATCAAGGATACTACAAGACCTTATGGTTTTGTTGATTTGAATGCGAAGGTCTGGTTCCAGAAGTTCCTGGATGATGGAATGAACGAGCGCGAGTATTTGATGACTGAAGGTTGGTTATGGATCGGTCAGTATCCCGAGTGCCGTAGAATTTTATCCCAGGGTAATAATCACTCCATGGAGCTGGATGAAGATACAATTGACGCTCATTGGACAAAAGATGGTAATGGAAATCCCAAGTTTTTTATTATCAATGAAGCAATTATTTCTAAACTTTGCACTCTTGGTGTAAATAATGAACCCTGTTTCGAGGGATCTCAAATCACTGCACCAATTATTCAATTCGCTTTTGAAGATGGTTTTAAAGAGCAGTTATTCTCTATGATGAACGAATTGAAAGAATATTTGAATAAGGAGGAGAAAAAAGTGTTTACTAGATATGCTGTTGAAATCGGTGACGCTTTATGGACCGCTCTTTATAGCCATGTAGAAGGTACTTACGGCATCGAGAGCGTTTGTGAGGATGGCGAGCAGAAGTTCGCAGTTCTGACTTCCGATGATAAGTATTACCGTTTAGACTTCTCCATCAACGAGGAAAATGTAGTTGAGTTTGCGGCCGAGGCTACCTTACTGGAAGAATATGCCCCAGAGGAAGAGCCCCAGTTCGACCCAGCTGCTGTCGCAGAGTATAAGGCCAAGAAGGATGAGGAAAAGAATCCTCCCAAGAAGGACGACGACGACGATGATGACAATGACGATGATGAGGAGAAATGCCCCAAGTGCGGCAAGCCTAAGGACGAGTGCACATGCGACGACGAAGGCGATGATGACGATGATGATGACAAGAAAAAGGGCAAGAAAGCAAAATACAATCTTGATGAAATTCAAGAATATGTAGAGCTAAGCGAAAAATATTCTGCTATGGAAACTGATTACAGTGCCGCACAGCAGAAGATTGCCGATCTGGAAGCCCAGGTCAGCGCTTTGACTGAATTCAAGAATAAGGTTGATCGTGCTGAAAAGCAGAAGATGATTGATAGCTTCTCTGTTCTTTCTGATGAAGAGAAGAAAGATGTTATCGACAACATTGACACTTATTCTGTTGATGAAATTGAAGCTAAGCTAGCAGTTATTTGTGTTCGCAACAAGGTCAGTTTCAGCCTTGATGATGATGATAAGGGCGAAAAGAAAGACCCAACCACTTTCAATTTAAATGGTGGCGTACCAGGTGACGAGACCGTACCTGCTTGGGTAAAAGTTCTTCGTTCTGTTGCGAGTGAAATGTAAAAAACTAATAAGGAGGAAATATAGAAATGCTTAGAGAAATTTTGAAAAAGCATATTAAGTCTCAGGCTAAGTATGTTGAAGTTGGCTATGGCCAGGTTGAGCCTAACCATCTGTCCGCACAGCGTACCGCCCAGATTTATGCTCAGTTACCTGCTGATCCCTCTATTGAGATTTTAGAGCAGGGACAGTTTGTTAAGTATGACTATGCAGCTGGCCTTGTAAACTTTACTGGTGCAGGCGAATGGATGTTGGTCTACAACGAAACCAAGCTGTATCGTGAGCATCAGTTAGATTGCGAGTTCGCAATGATTAAGGGCAACTATCAGGCCCGTGTTTACAGCCCTCTGGATGGCAATAAGTCCGCTGAGGAGATGTATGGTCCCACTCGTTTGCTGCAGGGACGCCGCGAGAAGTGGGATGGCGAGAAGTTCGTTGAGTTGGCAGAGGTAAAGGATCCTCAGGGTGACGGTTCTGTTGCTGACTATAGTGTAGCTTCTGAAGTATATGATTACTATGAGATGGGCGATATTAATAATCCCGATATTGAGGAAGATTATCGCAAGCGTTTGTTTATGAAGCTTCGTGCTGTTAAGCATCCTGAAGCTATGATGCCCGCAGGTACCACTATGGTTCCTCGTGTATTCAAGACCAATGTTGGTGACCACTACACTACTAACATGGTAAATGAAGATGTATTGGCTGTTAACGATCTGTTGACTCCTCAGCCTGGTGCAGAGGGCAAGGGTATCTTGGCTAAGGCCGGTGCCGATTCTGCTGATATGCAGTGGCAGGTTGTTAAGGTTTACACTATGCCTGACCATCAGCGCGGTGTAAAGATCTTGAGAATTAAGTAATTGAAAGGAGAGAAGAATAATGGCTTTAGATAAGAAAAACTTAGTACAGCTAGCAAAGACTGTAGCAAAAGCTGATCCTTCTGCTTCCGTTTCTTACAGCTTCAACGGAGAGAACTTCTCCTACGAGGCATTGAACGAGACTCTGCGTCGTGAGTTCAATGAGATTGCTGGCACTTATTCTCTGTATCGTGAGAACAAGAATCTGATCTTCGCAGTTATCGAAGAGACTTTAGACGAGGTTCTGCCTAAGAAGGTCGAGCAGGCTTATATGCAGTTCGCTGAGACCAAGCAGTTCGCTCAGGGCGACAAGCCCATCTTCCGTCGTAAGAGAGATGTACGTAGCCGCGCAAAGCAGTTCATCACTCGCGTTGGCTTGGCTGGTATTTACGAAGTCTTCAAGCTGGGTCCTGCTGAGGACGAGAGCTTCGAAGTTCGTACTAGCGCTATCGGTGGAGCCGCTCAGATCGGCTTCGAGGAGTTCCTGGATGGTCGTGTTGACTTCGCTGAAGTAACTGCTATCGTTATGGAAGGCATGGACGAGTTGATCTTCCGTGAGGTTGGTCATGCTCTGGCCGCTTCTGTAAATCAGTTGCCTCCTGCAAACATCGTTGTTGCTAACGACTTCGACGAGAAAGAGTTCGATCGTTTACTGGTTATCGCTTCCGCTTACGGTGAGCCCACTATCTACTGCACTTACGAGTTCGCAGTAAAGATGGTTCCTACCGAGGGTTGGAGATACACTGAGTCCATGAAGCAGCAGTTGTGGGATACTGGTCATCTGGCTACCTACAAGGGCCGCAAGGTTGTTATCCTGCCTCAGGGCTTGGAAGACGAGACTAACACTCGCAAGGTAATCAATTCTGGTTACTGCTACATCATTCCTTCTGGCGCTGACAGCAAGCCTGTCAAGATTGCTTTCGAAGGCGGCACTATTGTTGATGAATACACTAATGCCGATCGTTCTCGTGAGATTCAGGTTTATAAGAAGGTTGGCGTTGTTGCTATGTTGGCTAACAACATTTGCGCTTACTGCGACACTTCTTTGATGAGCTTGGAGTTGGCTGATTCTATCTGGGATAGCTCCAACTACATTACTGAGGTAAAGGCTTATCATACCGAGAACGCCTAATTTAGATATAATATAATATATACTTTTAGGGGAGGCGGGGACATCCCCACCTCCCCTTATTTTTATTTGAGAAAAAGGAGATAATAATATGAGCAAGAATACTTGTTTAGTAAAGAATAGAGGCGCAGGTCATGTGTCTTATAAGATTCCAGAAGATGGAGTTCGTCGTTCCTTCGCTCCTGGTGAGACTAAGGAAATTAGCTACGCTGAGCTTGAGAAGCTGACCTTCCAGCCCGGTGGTATGGTTATTTTGACTAACTATTTGCAAATTATGGAGCAGGATGCTCTGAAGTCTTTCGGCATTCATGCTGAGCCTGAATATCATATGAGTGAGCGCGATGTTGCTAACTTGATTAAGACTGGTTCTTTGGATGCTTTCTTGGATGCTTTGGATTTCGCTCCCACTGCTGTAATTGATCTTATTAAGAAACTGAGTGTTGATATTCCTCTGGTCGATATGAATAAGCGCAAGGCTTTGAAGGAAAAGACTGGTTTTGATGTTGACGCCGCTCTTCGTCACATTGAGGAAGAGAAGGAAGATAACCAGACTACTATCTTGAAGCAGACTGGCGAGCGCCGCGTAAAGGCGGAAGCTGCACCTGCGGGCCGCAGAACTAATCCAGAGTATACCGCACCTGCCGCTCCTAAGTATAACGTTATCAAGAAGGCTGAAGAGGCCACTGAATAATATAAGATAAGGAGGCAATTATATGGCTGAGACACAATTTTCGGCTGTTTATAATCGCTTTCTTGGACAAATTACCGATGATTTGTATCTAGAATTAACGCCAGAAGATACTTTAAAAGATTTATAGAATCTTTTAATTAATGCTATCCCAGGTTTTGAGTTTCCTCGTTAGAATTTATATGATTATACAATTGAAGTTAAAGAAATTCCCGAGGATGATATCACTCCTGACGATTTTATTCTTGGTGTTGTATGGGGAGATATCATAGATACATCATTAACTCCTAATGTAATGGTAGATAAGTCTCGTTTTAACGTTGAACTTACTCCAGAAGAAATCAATATTTTGGCGCTTTTAATGAAACAAGGTTGGGTTTAGCGTCAAGTTACTTCCATTGAAAATACTAGAATGAAATATAGCGGTTCTGATTTTAAAATGACTTCTTAGGCAAATCATTTGTCTAAATTGTTAACTTTATTAGAAGAGAGCCGTAGAGATTCATTCCATATGCAAAGATTGTATAAGCGTAGAAAATTTGCGGATGGCAGTTACAAGAGTAACTGGTCCAGTCTAATGGAGGTAAGTGCCATTGACTAAATATAATTTTGAATTCAGTGGAGAAAGTATTGATGTAAATATTCGTCGTTTAACCAACCAATTATGGAAATTAATTCCAATGCGAGAGCACGACGAAGATTGGCCTAAACAATTAGATACTGTTATTATTGAAATTGCGGGGTTAAATGAAATTTTTATGGCCCCGCATTTCTTGTAGCTGTTATGTAAATTAGAGGGACTAAAGATCTAGGAAACAGATTTTGAGCTATATAGAAAGACTGTGTTTGAAAGCATTAGTCTTTTACAGGAGCTAAACCATGGCATCAGGTTATGATTTAAGTAGTCGAGTCCCTTTTAGATTAATGCAAGGTCGATTGGGAGTTTATGATAAAAGACCGTTTGATGTAGATAAAACACCTGTTGAAGGTGTAGCTGATTAGGCTATTCGTTTACAACAAGCGGGCGGTAATAGATAGCAAGAACGCATGATTAAAGATAAACGTCGTTCTTTAGATCACGCAGTTTGGAATTCTTACCAAGCGGCGGAGGTCGTTAAAATTGATGCAGAGGATCGTAAACCGGTTCGCGCACTTATTAATCCGAATAAGCTGAAACAAGATTATGATGATAAGATTATTTCAGTTGGATTTGAATATAATTTTCACTGTGGTGATGTTTTTGAATGGTTAGGAACTAAAACTAAGTGGTTAATCTATTTACAAGATTTAACTGAGTTGGCATATTTTAGGGGAGATATTCGTAAGTGTTCTTATGAAATTATATGGAAAGATGAAGATGGCGAACATAAAACTTATGCTGCTATTCGAGGTCCAGTAGAAACTAAAATAAATTTTATTCAAAAACATGGTATCAGTGTAGATACTCCTAATCACTCATTGAGTATTTTGATGCCAAAAAATGATTATGCAATGAATTATTTCAAACGATATAGTAAATTCTATTTACAAGGTTGTGATACTTGTTGGAGGGTTGAAGCAACCGATTGGATTTCTACTCCTGGCATTTTAGAAGTTGTTGCTGTAGAATACTACGCCAATGAAACCGAAGATGATATTGAAGCCGGTATTATTGGTGGTCTAATAGAAGAACCAAAAGATCCAAATATCGAACAAGGTAGAATGGAAATTTTAGGTGATACTTTTATTAAAATTAAAAAATCTTATGATTTTAATTTTGACGGAACTTTAGCTGCTGAGTGGAAAGTTGATAGTAGATATCCAGTTATATTAACGCCAGATCCTCAAGATGCAAGACACATTTCTTTAAAATGGATTAGTTCTTATAGTGGTCAATTTGATTTATGGTATGGTACTTATAAGAAGACTATTATTGTGGAATCATTGTTTTAATATGTGAGAGATAAAGGAGTGTATTAAATTGAAGATTGAAACTTATAGTTATCCAAAATCTAGTTTTTTATCAGCTGAAAAAGATATGAATATTATCGTTCAAATGATTATGAAAAATGAACGTTTGAAAAAAATGCTTCATTATACAACTAGAGATTGTTTAAGTAAGCCAAATTTAACAGAGGATGAAACTTTGGATTTATTTGGTAAGAATATTAAAATTGTCCCAAAACTTTATGTTGATGGTTCAGTATTAAATTATATTATTGTTAGTTTTGATAATTTTACTACTAATACTACGAATCCAGAATTTAGGGATAATATTGTTGAATTTGATATTATATGTCATTTTGATCAATGGCATATGAGAGATTTTGAATTGCGTCCATATAAAATTGCTGCTGAATTGGATTCTATGTTTAATGAAAAAAGATTGACAGGAATTGGTAAGTTAGAATTTTTAGGAGCAAATCAAATGATTTTAACTGATGAATATGCTGGTTTATGTGTTATGTATCAAGCAATTCATGGAGATGAAGATAAACAAAAAATGCCTAATCCTAATACTGAAGCCGATATGGTTGCAAACTTTGATGCGATGTTTAATCCACAGAGAGCTTAATGGATACTCGATTAAGTTTAATGTGTGGTACTGATTATCCAGTTCCGCAATGTTAGATTATCATTCATTAGCCTCGCATTAAAGAAATTGCTTTTATCGGCGAATAGGATTTTTTTACAGGTGTTTAGTGTTTGTGTTTAAATAAATCAATGTTCGTTAAGGACGAAAGTGATTTATCAAATGTGAATAACTTTTAGATATTTATGACGATAATGTCAGAAAAAGAAGCAATAGATAAAAAAATTGCTGTATAGCAAGTTTGTACTTTATTTTTCCCAAAGTATAAAGTTGTATTCACTCCACGCTCTGTGCTTATTAGTGGAGAGGGATAGACCATGTAGATTGATGAAAGTAATTTTGAATATTTACAAACAGCAATTTCAAATATCTGTTGTATGAAAACTGGCCCTATGGATTAGACAGCTTTTAATCCCGCAAACTCAAAGGCAAGAGAAATCGCGGAAAAACTTATGCGTGGGCGCGCAAAAGTAGCTGCTGAAAAGGGGCAATCTAATACTAGTATATTTAGCCAATATCTTTCAATACTAACAGTGGGATTGGGTTCAATGTCACTTTAGGATGCGATGGATTTAACCATGTTCCAATTATATGATCTAGTTGAAAGATATATGCTATATATTAATTGGGATATGGACGTTCGGTGCCGTTTGGCTGGCGGAAAACCAGATAGCTAGCCTGACAACTGGATGAAAAATATTCACTAAATGAAAATTTAAGGAGGATATAAACCATGAAATTTGGTGTTCGCGAAATTTGTGATGTTGTTTTGAAGGCAAAGGCCGCACAGAAGATTGGTAACAAAATCTTCTATAAAAATGAGCCTGTTATTTACTTCGACACTTTGAAGACCTCTAGCATGGAAGGCGCAGCTACCACTGTTTATGCACAGGGCGGTCGTGGTAACTCTCGTCTAGTTGCTTGGGAAGGTGAGCGTACTATCACCTTCACTATGGAAGATGCTTTGATTTCTCCCGCTGGCTTTATGATTCTGTCTGGCGCAGGCTTGATTGAGGCTTCTGAGGCAACTCCTATTAAGGTTCATACTACTGAGCAGACTGACAATGTTGCTGTTGATCCTGATAGCGGTGTTGTTACCATTACTCTGAAAGAAGCTGCTTACAATGTAGCTGACGATGCTGAGGATTATGTTTATGTTATGCTGATGGAGAACGGCGAAGTTGTTTCTGAGCCTTTCATTCCCAGTGCTGTTGAGGGCAAGGTTTTAACTCTGTCTCCCGCTTGGGAAGATGAGGGTCGTACCGGCAATATCAAGCCTCGTGGCAATGATTTGTCTGGTTTCTACAACCATTGTGTTGTAATGGTTGATTACTATGTTGAGCGCAAGGGTAAGGCTCAGGAGATTACTATTACTCCCGATAAGTTCGGTGGTAACTACTACCTAGAGGCTTCTACTCTGTTCCGCACTCAGGATGGTGTCGATATGCCTGCAGAGTTTGTAATTCCTAACTGCAAGATTCAGTCTAACTTCACTTTCACTATGGCTTCTTCTGGCGATCCTTCCACCTTCACTTTCACTATGGACGCATTCCCTGACTATACTCGTTTCGACAGAACTAAGAAAGTCTTGGCTGCTATCCAGATTATCGAAGGCGGTAATGAAGCTGAAGACATCATGCGTGTAAGCACTCATTCTTTGGACTATGCTGACGCAAATGGTATGATTACTGGCGCTCGTCCTTTCGCAGGATTTAACGCTGTTGAGTAATTGACAATTAAATAAATTTAAGGGGAGAGGTTTTAAATAACCTCTCCCCTTTTTGTCGTTTTGAGAGAAAGGAGAAAAATATGTTAGAAAGTTGGCAAAGTTTATTAAATACTCCTATTGATACGTCTGGCTATGATTAGGCCATGCTTCATTATAAAAATTTAAAAGAAAAAATGTTAGATTAGATTACTAATTCAGCAAAAGTTAAATTAAAAAATGAAGAATATAAAAAATTTATTAATGATATAGATATGTTAATTTTACAAAACGCAAGTGGATGGGGAGAAGGCTATGAAAATGCTCAACGCACATTAAATAATATTGAAGCAGCAGTAGTAAATTTAATTGAAAGTGGTTCAACTGCAGGAGCTAAAGAATTGTTGGAATCAATTCATAAACAAGTTTATGATAAAAAAGATAAAATTAAAAATGCCCAACAAACTTTTAAATAGAAATTAAATTTAAATAAAGATTTAATTTTTGCTGAATTAGGTATTAATAATCAATTTATTGAAAATATGCTTAGTGTTCAAGGAACTTCTGGAGATACTGCTGATATTGTTGCACAAGCATCTTCATATTTTATTCGTTATTTATATAGTAAATTATTTAATGAGAAATCATTTGCTGAAGGCTCTCGTTTTAAATATGCGATGTCTTTAGGTGGTTATTATAAAGAGTTGCATGAGTATGAAGCTTTAGAAAAAGTATTAAATAATTTTTTAAATGTTTATCATACTGGTGGTACAAAAATGAGCGGACGCGATACTGAAATGGATATTTTTATTTCAACATTAGATAACTTAGAAAATGGATTAACGCAAAATGTAAAAGTTACTTAGATGATATCTTCTCTTTAGGAACCACCAGGGATTGAGGATATATTATTATCTTTGTCTCAATAGATTGATAGTTTTGGTGAGTAGGTAAAATCTAAAAGTCTAGGGAAAAGTGATACATTTGAAATTGGTAATAGAGCAGATTTGTATTCTGCATTTTTAAGCGAAGGTGGAAATGAATATAGTTCTTTATAGGCTTTACATTTCTTAGCACGTTTTAAAAATATTTTATTAAGTTTAGGTGTATCTAATGTTTTATTTAGTTCTAATAATAAAAGACAATGGATGGTTGATTTTATTGAAGATTTTAGAAGATAGTCATATTTACTGTCTTTTGTAAGACCAACAAATAAAGATAAATTAACTTCTAAAGTCGGATTAGAACAGTTATATACTTCATCCAGAAATTCTATTAGAAGTAGATTTTCAAATTAAAATTTGACAACTAAGAAATTTTTTGGTATAATAATATAAAAAGTGAGATAAAGGAGGAGTTTGACTATGGCAAAAATTCCATTTTCCAAACTTGGTGTAAAAGTAAATTCTGAAATTGCTTTATTAACATGGGGGGAATATAATATTGAAATTCGTAAATATTTACCCATGGAAGAAAAGGCAAATTTGATTACAAATGTTTTAAATGCTTCTGCAGATGATAATAAATTTTATAATCCTTTGCGAGTAAAAGTATTTTTAACCTTGGAAGCTTTGTACGCATATACTAATTTAAGTTTTACTGAAAAAGCTAAAGAGAATTATTTAAAACTTTATGATTCTGTTGTAAGTTCCGGTTTATTTGAACAGGTAATTAGTAATATTCCCAAGAGTGAATGGGATGATTTAGTATCTGCAATGTGGGAAACTATTTCTAAAGTTTATGAATATAATAATTCTGTATTGGGATTATTAGACAATATTTCTAATGATTATAGTAGCTTATCTTTGGAGGCTGCAGAAATTCAAAAAAAGTTAGCTGAAGGCAATGGTGTAGAATTTTTATAGGATGTAATGAGTAAGCTGGGCTAATTAAGTTATTTTTATAGGAAAACTTTTCAAATTATCATAGGAATAGTCGAGGGATGAGATAAGTGATTATTCTCATCCCTCTTTTTTATTTTATAAAATAAAAATGGAGAGAAAGGAGATAGCTTTTATATGGCAAAGAATTTAAATGTTAGTTTATCTTTTTCTGCTGATTCATCAAAAGTTAGAGCTGAACTAAATAGTTTAAAAAAGTCTTTGAATGAATTATCTAACAGTATTGCTTTAAAGATTCCGCATTTTGAATTTACTAAAGACCTTCAAGAAGCGAGTCGTGCAGCAGCTCAATTAAAAGTTCAATTAGATGCTGCAGTTAATACAAAAACTGGAAACTTGGACTTGACTAAGTTCAGCGAGTCAATGAAAAAAAGTGGTATGTCTTTAGAGAAATACCAAAATCAATTATACTAGCTTGGACCTGCCGGTGAAAAAGCTTTTGCGGACTTAGCAAAGGCTATTACTATGGCGGATGTACCTTTGAGACGCAGTAGTAAATTATTAGATGAATTATGGACTACTATGAAAAATACTGCTAGATGGCAGCTAACTTCTAGCGCAATGCATGGATTCATGGGTGCAGTATCAAGCGCTTATGGGTATGCAAAAGATTTAAATGCATCTTTAAATGATATCAGAATTGTTACTGGCGCAAGTACTGAAAAGATGGCTGAGTTTGCGAAAGAGGCAAATAATGCCGCAAAAGCGCTAAGTACAACTACAACAGATTATACTAAAGCTTCTTTGATTTTCTATCAATAGGGTTTAAGTGATGAATAGGTTAAAGAGCGTACTGATGTTACTATAAAAATGGCTAATGCTGCGGGCGCAAGTGCCCAAGAAGTTTCTGATTAGTTAACCGCTGTTTGGAATAACTTTTATGATGGTACTAAATCTTTAGAGTATTATGCTGATGTCATGACTGCTCTCGGTGCGGCAACTGCTTCTAGTACTGATGAGATTGCTGGCGGATTAGAGAAATTTGCAGCCATCGGTAAAACAATTGGTTTAAGTTATGAATATGCTGCATCAGCCTTGGCAACAATTACTTCAAATACTCGCTAGAGTGAAGAAGTTGTTGGTACTGCCTTAAAGACTATTTTTGCTCGTATTCAAGGTTTGAATTTAGGTGAAACTCTTGATGATGGAGTTACTTTAAATAAATATTCTCAAGCACTTGAAAAAGTTGGAATTAGTATATTTGATAGTACTGGAGAATTGAAGAATATGGATAATATTCTTGATGAAATGGCTGCAAAATGGGATGTCTTAAATAACTCTTAGCAAGTAGCATTGGCACAGACTGTTGCTGGTGTTCGTCAATATAACCAATTAATTGCCCTAATGAATAACTGGGATAGTGGTGACAGTGATAGTATGGTCGCAAACTTAACTACTGCGACTAATTCTACAGGAACCTTACAGAATCAAGCAGATATTTATGCTGAATCTTGGGAGGCTGCAAACAAGAGAGTAAAGGCTTCTACTGAAGCAGTTTATTCTGCTATTTTAAATGATGAGTTCTTTATTGATTTAACTAATAGTTTTGCTGATCTTATAGATGGAGTTAAAACTTTTATTGATAGTTTAGGTGGTATTAAAGGTGTTTTATTAGCTATTGGTAGTATTGTAACAAGTGTTTTTTCTAAGCAAATTAGTTAGAGTATTCAAAATGCTGCTTTTAGTATTAAAGGATTTTTAAATCCAAAGGCTATTTTGGAGGCAGAAGTTAAATAGAAGGAAAAGGCCAATAAATTATTAGTTAGTGGTTTAAAGGATTAGGGAACTACTTCTAGTGGTTATAGCGCAGAAGCTTATAAAGCTTTAGGTGAAAATCAATTAACTTATATTCAAAATATTGAAAGAATGAGTGAAGAAGAGTAGGCTATTAATTAGATTTTAATGGATAGAAATCGAGCCTTAGTAGATAATGCGATTAAAGCTGGCGAAGAATTAGAAATAATTGAAGAAAAAATTGCTGCTGAAAGAAATATCCTTGTATTTTAGGCTCAAAAAGCTGGAAAAGGATCTTCAGATCAAATCGCTCAAGTTCGAACATTGTCTAAACAGTATGAAGACTTATCAAAAAATGCTTCTAAATTCCAAGCAGTAGCAAATACTGCTTTTAAATCTATCGGCATGAATGAATAGGCTGAAGATGCTAAAGAATTAAAAAAGGAATTGTCAGAGACTGTTCAAGAAATGTTAAAACTAAAAAATGTTAATAAATTAACAGATGCTCAAGGTATTGAAAAATTAAAAACTTCATTAAAAACGTTATTGCCGGAAGTTAATCTTACAACAACAGAAGTTAATGAATTATGGCAAACTATTAAAAATAGTGAAAATGTTTCTTTTGAATAGATTACTGCTGTATTTAATAGATTATCAACTGCAAGTACAGCTGCTGGAACAAGTATCCAATCAAAATTAAAAGTTGCGATGGAAGCTTGTGGTATGACAAGTGAAGAAGTAGAAAATGCTATTCGAGAGTATAATGCAGTTTTAGAATAGTTTGAAAATAAAAACGAAGGTGCTGAAGTTGCATTAAGAAAAGTAATTGTGGCGATGAAAGAGCATAATAAAAGCATGGAAGAGGCAAAATAGAAACCTATTCCAATGGCTGAAGCTTTTTCTAAAGCTGCCGGGGCAGCTATGGCATTGGGACAAGCCATTACTACTATTACTGGTATTATTGATGTATTTAATAATGAAGAAGCCACTACTAAAGATAAAATTATGGCTTTAATATCTGGTATTGGAATGCTAACTGTTACTATAACATCTATTGTACCAGCATTTAGCACTGCAGAAGTTGCTGTGACTGCATTTGGAGTTACAACTTCTATCGCAATGTGGCAAATTACTTTAATTGCAATTGCAATTGCTGCTTTAATTGCTGGTATTGTTCTTTTAATTAATCATTTAAATGTCTATGGACAGACGTTAGATAATGCTAATAAAAAATTAGAATAGGCTTCATAGGATGCTGAGAACGCAGCAAATGCTATTGATGATGCAAAGAATGCATATCAAGATTTAACCGATACAATTGAAGATTATCAAGGTGCAAAAGATGCCTTAGATACTTTAATAGAGGGTACAGAAGAGTTTAAAAATTAGTTAAAAGAGGCCAATGACTATGCTCGTGAACTAATGGACACATATGGCATAAAAGGTTTATATAATGCTGAAAGCGGATTATGGGAAATCTCTGACGATGCATTAGAGAATGGAATGGCTGAATATAATAAAAAATTAGAACAAGCTTATATTGATAATGCAGTTGCTCAAAATGCACTCGCCGCGGCAAAAAATCATCAGGCTTTTGCTAAGTTAGCAGCTGAGGAAGATAAAACTTAGGGTGAGTTTTTATTAGAAAATATGGATAATCAATATTATAATAATAGTATTGGTACATATAGTGATCCTTCAGCAGCGGCTGGAGCTGCATTAGGTAATTTAATTTATTCTTGGATTGCAAGTTTTGGTGATATTCAATAGCAAGAAGATCAAAATAAATAGCAAATCGGAATTTTAGATGAAGTTTTAAAATATTGGGATAGTTATGATGGTAATCTTAATAAGATTGTAAGAGAATTAAGTCTTGAAGGTATTGATTCTAAGGATGATTTATTAAACGCCCTAGGAATGACTGAAGCTGCTTTATAGGACTTAATGAACACATTATCTTCAAATACATAGGCAATTCTTGAAAATAATAAGTTTATTATTAATAATGCTTGGAAAGATAACGAAGTATATAGTGACTCAGAGCATAAAACAGCATTAAATAATTTAGCTGCTGCAGAAATGATGACTGAATCACAGCGTATTCTTGACTAGTATGACAAATATGATAAGAAACAAAGGGAAAATTTATAGAAGTCGTACGCCAAAAAGAAAGATTTAACTTTTGTTTCTGAAAAAGATGGAATTGTTGAATTTTTAGATACTGCTGGACAAACTATTAAATTCTCTAATGACAGTATTAAAGCTTTTATGGCTCAAGAGCAAGCTTTAGAAAATGTTGGCATATCTTTAGAAACTTTTGCAAAGAACTTAGATAAATTGTCTGAAAAAAGTGAGTCTGGAGATTTGACTGGAGCCTTAGCATATTCTCAAGCTTCTGGAGGAGATATCTCAGATGTTTCAGTAGGATATGCAAACGGTGATATTCAAACTTTTAATACTGTTCAAGATTTACAAGATTATTTAGATATAGATGATAAAGCTTTTGAAGCTCTGTGGAAATCAAAGGGTTACATGAGTGCAGAGGCTTATTTAGAATCTTTCAATACACAAGTTTCTAGTTTTAAAGATCAAGTAGATAAGTTAGATATTGCAAAAGGCTTATCTGTTTTTGATGACTTAAGTTTAGGAATTGCTCAATCAATTGAGGCAGCTGCAGATAAAATGAATTTGGGCTCATTGGGATTGCAAGCTGGTGATCAATATATAGAAGGCCTTAATTCTATGTTGTCATAGATTGATGAAGAGGATCAAATGACTGCATTAGAATAGTTATCAAGAATTGATTGGTCTTCTTGGGATGCTATGGAACAAGCTCAAACTATTTTAGCAAGTTTTGGTAAATAGATTAATACCACTGATTCTTACTGGAAAACTTTTATTGAAAATATGCGGATAGCTAATGGAGCTTTTCCAGATTTTACTAAATTGCAAACAAATTTACAAGAAATAAGTGCAATTTTAGGTTCTTTAGATTTCGGTGATGTTATTAAAGACGAAGATTATGAGAAGTTAGTTGCTTATAATCAAGAGTGGGAAAAATTCTTTATTTTACAAGCTGATGGAACTCGCAAATTTATTGGCGATTCCGCAGAAATGTTAAATGCTACTAGAGAAAATATTGCGACTCAACGTGAAGATTTAGCAGTAAGAAAAGGATTGGTTGAGCAAGTTATTGATTCTGAAGCTGATTGGAAAATTTCTGCTACGTCCATTGATAAACAATATGGCGATGGTAAAGACGGTAAGCTAAGTAATCAGAATGGTATTAATCATGGCTACAAGAGCGGCGAAGATATGATTAATAACATTATGGCAGATCAAACTAAAAATTTAATTGATAATAATGCTGCAATAAAAGAAATTTTAGATAATAATAATTATGATGAAACTACTATTAACACTATCCTTCAGGAAGCTCGAGATGGTAATAGAGAGCGTCTTGAGACAATGCTTACATATGTTGATGATTATATGACTCAAAATTTAGAGACCTCTGAAGAATAGTTAAATGAAATGATGGCATCTACTGCTACTTCTATTTAGGATTTATAGAATTTATTTAGTCAAGGATTAATTGATGAAGCTGCTTATGATAAACAATTAACAGTTTTAGCTAATTAGGCTTCTTCTTTAGAAGAGTTAAAACAAATCCAATCTGTTGGTTTAAGTGAAGAGTCAGGACTCGATACATATGAATATGGCCAAGCTCTTTTAACCTTAGCTGAGAATTATAGTAATTGCACAGAAGAAGCAGAAGAATATTCTAAAGCCTTACTAACTGGCAGTGAAACAGAGATTAAAGTTGCTCAAAGCGCATTAGAGGCTGCTGTTGAAGTGGGTGAATTGGCAGAAAAATATGATTTAAATGCAGAAGAATTAGAAGATTATACAAAAAGATTAAAAGATTTACATAAAGATTCTAATTTAAGTATTAAAGATGCTACAAAATTAGCAACTGCTAATATGCGTTTAGATCGAGGCGTAAGTAATTTAAATGATAATTTAAATGATTATAAAAAAGCCTTAAATACAACCAATAAAGGTAGCGCTGAGTGGTCTAATACTTTATCAAATTTAAAAACAGATTTAGCTGATATAGTAAATGTCGCAGATGGGTCAATGTTAAGTGATCAATTTGCAGAAGATGCTTTAGCTTCTGAAGATTTAAAGTTGGCGCTTGATGGCGATGTAGATGCGATTTTAAGATTAAGATTAGCCGCAGCAGATGATATTATTGCTAATTTAGATATTGAAGGCGATGAAAATATTCAAACAGTTCAAACGTAGTGGGAATATTTAAAAGCAAATATGGCCGAAGGAGTATCTGCGGGTAATGTAGATCAATCTGCTTTAATTGATTCATTTAATGAAATGATTAAAGCTGGTAACATGACTAAAGAACAAATTGAAGCTGCATTAGCTGGATTAAATGTTAGTGCTAATGTTAAAACTAATTATGTTTAGCAAACTACCTCTGTCCCAACTACTATTACTGATGAATATTTAGAAAAACGGGGAGAACAAACTTATACAGTTGGCTATTAGGAAGATGGTACTCCAATTACAGCTCAATTACCAATGTATCGTAAATATACTTAGACTTATAGCGGAGAACCAGTAGAAGTTAATGGATGGGTTCCTCAATATACAATTGAAGGTACTGAAGGTGATGGAGATGTTACTACAGCTTTTACTTCATTACCTGCTCCTCAAGTAAGTCAATCTTCTACCACAACTGGCAAATAGAGTGGAGGTTCTAAACCAAAGAAAACTTCAGAGGCTCGCCAAAAAAAATCTGATACGGTTGAACGCTATAAACCAGTAAATGATAAGCTTGATGATATGGCTGATGCTTTGGATGATGCATCTAAAGCGGCCGATCGTTTATGGGGTACTGCTCGTATTAATCAAATGGAAAAGATTAATTCGATTTTAGAAGATGAGATTGAATTAATTAAAGAAAAAAGGTCTGAGGCTGAAGCTTATTTAAAGATTGATAGAGATGATTTAAATGCGGCTGCCGCTGATTTAGGGATTTCTTTCAATTATCAAGATGGCAATATTGCTAATTATGAGTCTCAAATGACAAAATTGTATAATGAGAGAGAAGCTCTATTAGACAGTTTTGGTGAAGAGATTGATGATACTGAACAAGAAACATTAGATGCTTTTGATAAGAAATTAGATAGACTTAAAGAAGCTATTACTCAATACGATGAAACTCGTGAATTAATTGAAGATTTAGAGAATGAAGAATAGGATAAACGCAATGAAATTCAGGATAATAATTTTGAAAAATTAAATTATGCTCTAGAAATTGAAATACAGTTTAATGAAGATGATTTGGCTATGATTGAATATCATATGAATAAAATGGAAGACGATTTCTATTTAATGGCTGAAGCTTACGCTAAACTTAGTGAATCTAGTTCTATTTATGAAGAAAATCTTCAATTACAAAGACAATACGTTGCTGACTTAGAAGAAGCTTATAAAAATGGTGAAATCTCTCAAGCAGCTTATATTGAAGGATTGCAAAATGCAAAAGATGCCACTATGGAAAATGCTCAAGCACTAATCGACTTAGACCGTCAAATGATAGAGTATTATGGAAATACTTTAGATGCGGCAAATGAAGAGCTAAGTAAATATACTGATAAAATGGAACATCTTACTTCTGTTTTAGATCATTATTCCAGTATTATGGATTTGTTAGGTAAGAAACAAGATTATGCAGTTATGGGTTCTATTCTAGAGGGATAGGCAAAAACTACTCGTAATGAATTAGAAGTAGCACAGGCAACATATGCAATGTACGACGCTGAGGCAAAGCGATGGAAAGAGCAAATGGATAGCGCAATTGAGGGCTCTGATGCTTGGAAAGTATATAAGGCCAATTGGGAAGCTGCGCAAACTGCAGCTAATGATGCTCAAGATAATATGCTTTCAAAAACTGAAGCATGGATTGAAGCAATGAAAGCTGTTGTTGAAAATAATATGGCTGAGTTAAATCAAACTTTAGAAGAGACTTTAACAGGAGGCTCTGATTTTGATACGATGCTTGAATCTATGGAGCGTGCAAGCAGTCTTCAAGAAGAATATTTAACTACTACTAATTAGATTTATGAAACTAATAAATTAATGCGTACCGCACAACAAGAAATTGATAAAACTCAAAATACTGTGGCAAAACGCAGATTAACTCAATTTATCCAAGAGACTGAGCAATTATAGAATCAAACTAAATTGAGTAATTATGAATTAGAAATTTAGTAGGCGAAATATGATTTGCTTTTGGCAGAAATTGCTTTAGAAGAAGCTCAAAATGCAAAATCTACTGTTCGCCTATAGCGTGATGCTGAAGGTAATTTTGGTTACGTCTATACCGCAGATCAAGATAAAGTTGCTTAGGCTTAGCAAGAGCTTGAAGATGCTCAAAATTCACTATATAATATTGGACTAGAAGGTGCAAACGATTATAGCTAGAAATATGCTGAAACAATGCAAGAAATGTATGATACTTTAGCAGAATTGCAATAGGCATATTTAGAGGGTGAAATTGCTAACGAAGAGGAATATAATGCTAAAATGGCTGCAGCAAAATAGCATTATTTTGACAAGCTAAAAGATTATTCTAGTCTTTATCAAGTGGCTTTAACCACTGATAGTAGAGTAATAAATGATGCATGGAGTTCAGATTTTAATGATATGATTTACAAAACTGGTGAGTTATAGAATGCTGTAAATCAATATACTAAAGATAGTGCAAATACTTTATTGGGATGGTCAACAACTGTTAAAACTGCGCTAGATCAAACTGGTTTAGATAAAGTTGATAATCAAGTATTATCTATTACTATTGAAAGTGATAAATTAAAAGAGTCTTTAATTGGAAAAGATGGTAAAGGTGGAGTTGTTAATGCTATTTAGGCTGAAATTACTGAAGTTGGTAATTTAACAGGTGCTTATGCATTAGTTAGAGAACAAATTCAAGGATTAATTGGAGACCATGAACTATTAATAGGCGAAATTAATTAGACTCAAAAGGTTGAAGAAGAAGCTGCTAAACAAGCAAATGCAAATGCTGAAAATGCTACTGACAATACTACTACAAATTAGCAAACACAAAACGATAGTGCTGAAAGTGAAAATAGTGCAGCTAGCTAGTATGATACAAGAACTAAGGCAGGAGTCGCTTTAGCAATTATTAGAAATGCAACTGCGGCCGGTTGGGGTAACGGTTCTACGCGAAAAAAGAATCTTGAAGCTAAAGGATTTAGTTATAATGAAATTCAAGGTTTGGTAAATACTTATTTTGGTAATTCTTAGGCGTTAATTGCTGCTAATGGTATTAATTGGCCTAGCGATTATAGTAAGTATATTTTCTCTCGTTTTAATACTGGTGGATATACTGGTTCTTGGGGATCTTATGGTAAACTTGGTATCTTAGATGAAAAAGAATTGGTTTTGAATTAGGGCGATACAGCTAATTTCTTGGCTAGCATGGAAGTTTTAGAGCGTATTTTGTAGGTTATTGATTTACATAGCATGAATGCGCAACTGGGTGGATTATTATCTAGTCCTTCTTATGGAGGAAATAATAATGAAACTACAATTGAATAGAATGTTCATATCGAAGCTAGTTTCCCTGGCGTCAGTGATAGAAATGAAATCGAAGAGGCATTTAATAATTTAGTAAATCAAGCATCTCAATACGCGAATCGTAAATAAATTTTAGGGTGGGTTATGAAAACATAACTCACCCTTTTTCTATTTGGTCTAAATAAAAAAATTGACTTTTCTAAATTTTTATGATATAATAGATTAAGGAGAGAAAGGAGATTGGTTACATGGACAATAATCATACTGATTATTTAGAGCAGTTGTTTTAGGGTGTAGATATCCTTATTGATCGAAAGCTCAAAGATATATCATTTGATACAACTATTATTTGTACTATTGTTGATGCAAGTGATAGTAAAAATGGTAGATATCAAGTAACTGATGGTACCGTTCGTTTTGAAGCATATAGTGATAATGATAAATACAAAGTGAATGATTAGGTTCGTGTTTCTATTATTAAGGGTGATCTTACAAAAAAGAAATTTATTGTTGGTAAATATGTAACTGATAATTACACTTAGCCAATTACATATGTATCACCTTTAAATACAGTAGTTAATATTACAGGTAATTTAATTCCAAATGATAAATAGGGAATGAGCATTATTGCAAATGGAAAAATTACTGAAGATGATCCTGACCCAAAACATCATTTAATTTGTTGTATTCCATTAGCTGATGGTGCTTTTGCTGATCTTCAAACTAATGGTATTTATAATACAATTACTTTAAAAGCAGATTTTAAAACTTTTTTACATAATTATAATGTAAAATCTGGTACATATGGTTTATAGTTAGATTTAGTTGTAAAACCAAACAGAAATAGTACACGCAAACTTTTAAAAACTGCTTATTTAGAAAGTTCTGAAATGTTTGGTAATCCATATGCATTTTCTATTGCTACTTAGTAGACAAAAATTTTTGATATTGGAACAGTTGGTATTATTACAGATATTTTACTGACATTATATCAAGATGGTAATTTTTTTGATATTAATGGAAATAAAATTGAACCTGCTTTAATTGGCAATATTACTGTAGAAAATATTGAGCTAGGATTTGGTAGCGATTTAGTTGCAGTTGGTGATAACACTTTAAAAATTTATACTGAAAGTGATCCACAATATAAATATTATGGTCATAATCCATATCCCTATGATAAAAAATTAGGCTATCCTAATGAAATTAATAAAGTTACTAATGAAAAGCGATTGGGTTTATTGTGGTATAATAAAAATGATTTAAATGAATATTTAGGTTTTAGTGACGGATTATATGACCCTGATTATGATGAAATAGAATATTTGAATTTAGCAAAAGAAGATACTAGATTAACTGCTTAGATGGGTAGAGAAGGTATCCCGACAGACCGAGATAGTTTAAATCTTGCTGCTAATCTAGAAGAAGCTATTCCTTTAATTACAAAGGCAATGAAAGTAGTCACTTAGGATTTAACAACTACTTTAAGAGCTTTGCGTTCTTAGGTAGAAGGAGTTACTACTTTTACAAATGAAATTGATAAATTAATTGCGCTTGCGGCCGCCGGAGGGTCCGATTCTTTAGCTGCCCTTGCCGCAGATATTGATGACAATCTTGAGCTTTTGGAAGCACAATATAAGGGTGTATTAGCACATGGTGTAAAAACTCAAAATCTTGAATGGGCTAGCGATAGTGAAAAAATAAATAACTGGAATAGTAAATGGGATATTCACTATGGAAATAATATAAAGATTGCTTTTAAAACTGTGCGACAAAAGATTGAAGCGTTATTAAATAATGTCATTAAACCAGGAGTGTATGGAGATGCTGCCGCATATAGTGGATATGCAGGAGTTTATGACACTTATAAAATACGATTGGAACGAGTGCTAAATACTTTGGAAGAGTATTTAGATCCAGAAAGTAAATATGATTTTCCAATTGATGTTTTTAATGGTGTTGATTATAATACTTTACAATCTTACAAAAATACAAAAACTCAATGGAAATCTTATATTAAGAAAGATTTAAGTGCTTATGATAATAAGTATTGTATTTATTGGTTTAGATATGATAAAGATTATGTTAATAATGAAGTTCATTAGTTTTTATCTAACGGTTGGCGTAGATTAACTGAACTTCCTCGCAATATAGGTGTTCCTGGTAAAGGTGAAAAAATTGATGGTAAAACTTATAATGCAATTAAACTCGCTCCAGGAGAGGGATTAATTGATGTTATAATGAGATTTAATGAATCTGAAGAAAAATACAAAGCAGTATTATTTTATAATCATGCAATGTATGAAAGCGATGAGTTAATTTTTACTAACGAAGATCGGATACCCGAAACCGCAAATATTGAAACAGGAGATTTATTAATCTTTGAACATATTGATAAATCTCGCAATGATTATCAATGCTATAATTTAACTAATTATTTAATGGATAGCGCTGACGCAAGCCATTTACGACAAATTCGAGTTAAATATGATGGTTTATTATATGGTGATGAAATCCTTGCTAGCGGAGGTATTTATTGGTACGTTCCTATTACTTCAACTATGTTAACTGTTAATATTGATGAGCTTATCGCTCATGGATTTGTCACTGATTATGAAATGAATCCAAAACCACCTTATTCAAAAGCTGGATATATTTGTTTTTATAAATAGATTTAGGGAGAAAAAGATGAGTCTGGTAAATGGACTTTCTTGGATGGTAATGGATTTGATACAAGAGATTTTTGGTATAAAATTAAACCGTACTATGATGCTTCCGCAAGTATTAATTCTATTAAATGTGAATTTAGAGCTGCTACTGATAATGATATTGTAAGTGGCGAAGAATTTTTTAATTTTGGAGTAATAGGTAGCAATGGTACTAAATATACTTTATCTATTAATCCTGCTACAAATTAGGTAGCAACTTTACCCACTAAAAATTTAATTTTAGATGTATCTTTAAGAGATTTTAATAATGAAGAAATTGATCTCAGTATTGGAGCTAATGGAGTCGGATAGACTTCTGAATTTACTTCCTCTTGGTTGTTTAAATTAAATGGCAATGCTCCTACAAAAATTGAAGATGGAAATAAAGTTATTGGTTTAACTGCTTTTGGTGGAAGTTGTGGTATTGTTAAGGCAAGTACGAAATTTCAGTTAAGTGCGGCCGGGGCTGCTGAGGAGACTGCAGGAACAGTGAAATATCGTACGGTAACACTAGAGACAGTGCGTGCAATACCAGCGGCTGCAGGAGATTATTATATTTCTGGACCAACTTCTATTGTCTATAATAGTTTTGGTACTATTGATAATAGAAGTATGTTTGATAATCCTTATAAGTTATTTGCAATGAAAAAAATAACTTTAGGATCTAAGACTTATAATCCCAATGATCAAATTGATGTTAATTGGGATATTGAATATTATAACGCAAATGGTGTACAATTTACAGATGAAAACAATAAAGAGTATTAGTTTTATCGTAATTATATGCCAATTATTAATGATGCGGGTGGTTTAACTCCAGCTTCATTATATTTGGATAATATTGATTGTTATGCTGTTGTAAAAGCATATTCTGCAATTACAAATGATTTATTATGGTCTCAGCCTATTGTAATTACATAGAATCGTTTTGCATCTTCTGTACTCAATGATTGGGACGGTAGCTTGACAATTGACAAAAAAAATGGTACAATATTATCATCAATGGTAGGTGCTGGACGGAAAACTGAAAATAATACATTTCAAGGTGTGTTGATGGGTGATATTGGCGGTAATGCTGGTATTGATCTTGACGCAAAAACTGGATATGGTGTATATGGTTTTAATGATGGTGCCTAGAGTTTTGGATTTAATATTGATGGCACTGCTTTTATTGGTAAAGCAGGTCGTGGTCGTATTAAATTCGATGGCAATAAAGGTGCGATTACAAGTGCTTCTTATGAATAGACTCGGTTAGATCGTAGTGAACAAGATGGCGCTATTATTTATGATATTCCCGCAGGCATGAAAATTGATTTGAATGACGGATATATTGATATTCGTGGTGCAAGTTTAGGTTCTGATGGGAATAGATATAAGTATTATGAAACTGTTTACAAAGAAGATGGCACGACAGAAGCTATTAATAATACTATTGCTAGTAGATATGCAAATCATATTTTATTAAGTGCTACTGGAACGAACGGATCTACTAATACTAATTAGTATTTTTTAATTGAAGTTCCTTGGAATAAGGATTCTAGTGGTATTGAAGGTGCTTGGCAATTAAAACCATTGATTTCTATTGGATTAAATAATTATTTCTTATAGTCTCGAAATTATCGGTCTGGTACCTATTGGATTACTGACGGAGTTGCTAATGATCGAGGTGAAGGTACTTATTTTGATTTAGTTAAAGGCTATATTGATGCTTTTAATTTTAAATTAACTTCTAAAAATGTAATGATTGATTCTAGTGATGGAGCTACTGCATTTTTAGTTGTAAAAAATAATACGAGTGGAAATAATTTAATTTATATTGGTTCTGATGGATATTATTTAAAATCTGATGATTTTGATCCAATCGGAGCAAATGGCGTACCCGGTGCTGGTATGAAAATTGATTTAAGTACTGGTCACATTCATGCATTTGATTTTGAGTTACGTTCAAGTAATATTATTATTGATGCATATGATAATGATGGAGCAGGCTTAATTACTTTTACTGGAGATAGTGGTACTAATACTTTATCCATTACGAATAATCCTAATGGAATACCAATTGAAATTGGTAATGCTTTTAAAATTAAATGGGATGGTAGTATTTAGGGAGGATCGACATCTCCCTGGTCTATTGATGCGGCTGGTAATGCTAAATTTACTAATGCTGATTTATCTGGTAATATAAATATTAGTGGTAATCTTAATGTTAGTGGCACTGGTTCTATCGGCAATTGGAAAGTTACTTCAGATGGTAATTTATAGAGCGCTAATAATAGCGTTATTTTAAATGGTAGTACTGGAGCTATTAGTGGTTCAGCCATTTCTGGTGGTACTATTTCTGGTACTAATATTTCAGGTTCTAGTATCAAAGCAGGAGAGACATTTAATGTTACTTCAGGAGGCAAATTAACTGCTACTAATGCAGAATTAACTTCTTTAACGGTTCATGGTACATTAGCTGTTAAAACTACAGGTAAATTTGAATTAAGTGGTGAAGGTTGGATTTCTGGTCATTTAAAAATAGGTTAGAGTAGTTATAATAATGATTATCATTTATATGTAAATGGAAAATCTTATTTAACTGGACACGTAGGAATTGGTATTGCTCCAAATGATACATGGGATTTACGAGTTAATGGAAAAACTCGAATTGGTGGTCATACTGGTATTGGTACTGATCCAGTTGATGATTATGTATTAAAAGTGAGTGGAGACACTTATATTACAGGAAATTTAGGAATTGGAATTGAGCCAGATAATAATTATGATTTAAGAGTTAATGGTAAAAGCTATTTTTCAGGCACTTTATATTTTTCTGATGCAGATACCTATCTTTTGGTAAACAAAGATTCTGGTGGCGGAATGTGGTTTTATGGTTCGACAATTACTTTGGCTACAAATAAAGTACAATTGGGAGTAGGTAATACAGAATGTTCTACTCTTATTTATCACTATTTAGAAATTCCAGAAGATACTCATATCCGTGTGGGTAATGTAACATATACATTGCCAAATTATATTGCTGAGTTTGGCGGAGGATTTACTTTAATTGGAGATAATAAAGTAGCAATTGCAAATAGTGCTTTAACTTTAGCCAATGGTTCTGGTACAAAATATAGTGTTGGCAGTACTAATTGGCCGGTATACTTTTCTGATGGTATACCTGTTGCAATTTCTGTAGGATCTGCAGGTCAAGTGTTAGCAACTAATAGTGATGCTACTGGATTAGAGTGGAAAACAATATCATAGGGATCCACTTATCCATATGCTCCAACATCTAAAGGATCTAGTGGTTACGCTTGGATAGGTAATGGTACTGGTGCCAATGACAGTGGGCCATCTTGGCAATCTACTTATCATAGACATTCTATTACTTTATATAAAAGTAGTACTGGGATATTATATGCTGCGTAGAATAGTAGTGGCACTCTCGAACAGGTTACTATTTATACTGGTTATTCTTATGTATAATTAGTTAACATAAAAAAAAATAAAAACTGAGATAAAGGAGATTTTTTTCTTATGAAAATGACAAATAATGAAATTTATACTTATACTCGTCAGTTAATGGATGCATTCCAGGATGGCGAACAGAAGTTACCTATTAAGATTAACTTCTATCTTCAGAAGAATAAGAATACTCTTCTGAGTTTGGCACAGGATATTGAAAAGGCTCGTTTAGAAATTGCTCAGACTTATGGTGTATTAGATGAGTCTGGCGAGCAATATCAGATTCCTAATGATAAGCTTGCTGAGGCTAGCAAGGAATTAGAGGATTTGTTTAATTTAGAGCAGGATGTTAATATTTCTAAGATTAGTGTCGATGCTTTAAGTGATGATTTGACTCTGACTACTGCTCAAATGGAAGCTTTAATGTTTATGATTGACTAATATATGTAGTAAGGTGTCAGAAATCTGACACCTTACTTTATTATAAGGTGAGAAAGGAGAACTAAAATGGCAGTTGTAAAATTAAATCCGCCACTTATTGATGGCGTTATTGTAGCTCAAAAGGGAGATACATTACGCATTCCCTTTCAAATGAATCGCTCTGTTGCTAAAGGTGATGTGGTAAAAATGAGAGCGATTATTAAATCTGTATAGACTAATGTTCAAATTACTACTGCAACTTGTGAAGTGGATTAGTGGTATTATAAGAATAACCAATGGATTGCTTTATTTCCAATTAATCAATCTGATTTTTCAATTGGTTAGTATTATAAAGTGCAATTAGCATATGTCAATATGGATGGTGAAAATGATAATGATGGTTTCTATTCTTCAGTAGGAACTTTTAAATATACTTCATAGCCCTCTTTAATTATAAAAGATTTAGAGGGTGGTATTAAAATTAATACAAATATTTATAATTATACGGGAGTTTATGAGAATGCATTAGACCCATCAGAAAAAGTTTATTCTTATTGGTTTAATATATTTGAATTAGGAAAAGATACTCCTGTGTAGACTAGTGGAGAATTATTGCATAATTCTTCTACTGATGAATTTACTGATAAATCATAGGATACCTGGACAACAAGATACGGATGTGATGGAGATTTTACTATTCAATACTGTGTCAAAACAATTAATGGATTAGTAGAAGAAAGCCAAAAATATCGTATCACTGATAATCAAGCAGTTGATACAGATATTTTAAAATATTATCAATTTGTTGCTAGAAATGATGCGGCCGGCGCATACGTGGAGCTTTCAATTGAGCCTCATAGCACGACAAAACCAGAAGACCGCAAATTTATTAATGGACAATTTTTATTGCTTCGTGCTTCTAATGAAGATAACTATCAAAGTTGGTATTAGTTAACTGAATTTGTTTTGGCTAATTGGGATAGTTAGTCCCGTAGGTATTTATGTCGAGATTACTGTGTATCTCAAGGAGTATCTTATAAATATGCACTACAAGCTTTTAATGCGGCAGGCATTTATTCTAAGCGTATTGAAACTGATATATTAGACGTTGATTTTGAAGATATGTATTTAAGTGATGGTAAACGCCAATTGCGTATTCGCTACAATCCAAAAGTATCTTCTTTTAAAAATACTATTCTAGAATCTAAAATGGATACTATTGGCGGAAAGTATCCTTTCTTTTTCCGCAATGGCAATGTAAAATATAAAGAATTTCCAATTTCAGGTCTTATTAGTGTATTAACGGATGAGAATAACGAATTTATTGAGGGGCTTCAAACTATAGAGCCTTATCGAGTAAATACTCCATTTATTAATTCAGAAGAGTATCGCGGTGATTTAACTAGTAGCCATACTGATTTGAGCGCAGATAATTTTCATAAGGAACGAGAATTTAAAATGGAAGTCTTAGAATGGTTAACTAATGGTAAACCTAAACTTTTCCGGTCTCCTGGCGAGGGCAGTTTTATTGTGCGTTTAATGAATACTTCAATGAGTCCTAATGATACTTTAAGTCGTATGCTTCATACTTTTACAAGCACAGCTTATGAAATTGCAGATTGTACTTTTGAAAATTTACGTGCTTATGGTATGCTTATGGAAGAAAAATTAGAAACTCGTGATTTAGAGTTTATTCAAGTTACTTTAAGTGATATTCCAAGTTCATAGTTTGGTATTTGGAGAGGTAACGCTGTTATGGCTACGATTATCGGGTAGCCAAATATTCGTTTTTATTATCAACTACAAAATGATAATATTAAAGAAGCTGATTTGGGTGTAACTGGTATTTATGAATTTGATAAATATTTGTTAGCTGAAAATCCGCTAGTATTTTTATAGGCTAGAGCTTAGTCTTCTGCCTCTTGGAGTAGCGCTGTATTAACTTATGCGCAATATACTGAAGCTACTATTGAGCCTTTCAGTATCATTGAAGATGTTAAAATTGAAGACAAAATTGATACATGGATTGGTTAGAATCGAGATGAGATTGAGGCTCATTTAGATAAAGGTATTTATAATTCAGTGTTTAATCTTGCTTCTCCATTAAGAGAAAGCATTGGTAATGTTTATTATCTTAAAGTTCAGGAACGACCTGTTATTACTGTATTATCAGTTACTGCTATTGAAGGTGGTAAATATCGTTTTTGGGATGGTAGCAAAGAATATCATCCAACTATCGATGTTATTGTAAAATGTGATGATAAATATTATGATGGATGGACTAGAAAATTAATTGGTTCTTCATTAGATTTAGATTACACATTTGATATTACCAATAACAAGACTAAGGAGGATGGTAGTTTAATTTCTGGTCAATATAGTAGTATTAGAACTGCAGGTCGTATGATTTTAACCAATTTATCCGATATTAAATATATGTATTTAGGTAATGCTTTATTTGTAGATATTGTATATCAATTAAATACAAAATATTATACTTTTGAAACAGGTAAACTTTTATAGTGGAGACAAGATTGGGAAAAAGACCCTGAGAATTATAGTTTATTTGAAAAATATTATCGAGCTTTGATTTCGACATATGAAGCTACTATAGGAAGGGGGAGCATAAATGCTATATGATAAAGATTTTTTATTAAAATTAGATAAATCAAAAAATAAAATTATTTATGCTCGTATTACTGCTCTTACTTTTCAAGAGCTACCCATTGAAACTATTGAAGGACGTGTTACGCAGGGGTCTATTAATATTGATGGATCCTCTGCGGTCCGTCGTACCTGTTCTCTAACTATTGTGGCACAAGATTTTAAATATAATGATTTTTATTGGGGTTTAAATACTAAATTTAAGTTAGAAGTTGGTGTTGAAAATACTATTGATACTAAGTATCCTAAAATTATCTGGTTTAATCAAGGTATTTTTTTAATTACCGTTTTTAATACTTCTCGTAGTACGAATAATTTTTCTATAACCATTCAAGGCAAAGATAAAATGGCTTTATTAAATGGTGAAATTGGAGGTACATTAGAATCTTCAATTGATTTTGGCTGTATTGAGGAAGAAAATGCTGAAGGTGTATGGACTCTTAGAAAGATTCCTATCCAAGATATTATTCGTAATGCAGTTCATGTATATGGTGGAGAACCATTACATAATATCATTATTAATGATTTAGATACATACGGTTTAGAATTGCTAGAATATAGATATGATATTCCAATGTATTTGTATAGAAGTATTCATGATTAGTCTTATCGTAATGCTACCCTTGATGGAAAAAAAATCTGTAGGGTCCAAAAAACCGGAGAGACGAAGACTCTCGATCGTTTGCGGCCAGAGGAATTAGAAATGTTAGTTGATCCATTTACAGGAACTTTAACTAATGTAATTATTGAAATGGACGGTCAAGAGTGGTATGTAGCAAAAGTTGAGTATGGTTAGACTGCGGGCTATAGAGAAACTGATTTAGTATATGCAGGAGACTTAATTGCGAATGTAGGTGAAAGTTTAACTAGCGTATTAGATAAAATTAAAAATATGTTAGTTGAATTTGAATATTTTTATGATATAGATGGAAGATTTATTTTTTAGAAAAAATAGTCCTTTATTTCTACAATGTGGTCACCTGCGGCCACAACTTCAAATGCACCTATGAGCCAGGCTCTAGCGCTCGCTTCAACACATTCATATATGTTTAGTGGTAGTGAGTTAATTACAGCATTTAATAATAATCCCAATTTATTAAATCTTAAAAATGATTATTCAATTTGGGGTGAACGTGAAAGTGTGAGTGGAGCAAAAATTCCAGTACATATTCGTTATGCTATTGATCGCAAACCAAAACAATATACAAAAATTTTTGTAGAAGATAATAATAAAGAGTTACAAACTTATAATAATAATTATAAAGTAAATGTAAAAGGATAGGAATCTTCTACAATTACAGCAGATGAATCAGATTGGCGTGAAGTAATTTATCAAATGGCACTTGATTATTATAAATATAATTTTTTAAGCGACTTTGAATTGCGAGTAGCCAAAGCGAATGGAGATTTATATCCGACTGGCCGCACAGGATATGAAATTTATTATATTGACTTACAAGGCTTTTGGAGATAGCTATATTATCCAGAATTGGATGAACAATATCAAGAGGCTTTAAACACATAGACTAATTTACAACAATAGGTAGACACTTTGACTGTGATTGTTTTTGGAGAAGAAAATCCAAATACCGATAATCGTATCGGAGGACTAGAAAACTATTTAGCTGCAATTAATAACGAATTATCTGATGATGATCAAACAGAAGCCAATTAGATATTAATTCAATTTAAAAATTAGTATCCACAGTATGCTTCTTTGTTTATTAATGTTTCTGATCCTTATATCGCAATGGGAATTTTAAACGATTTATATTTTAGAGAAAAAGATCGTTTAGAAAATCTAAATTATGAATTAGATAAAATTACTATAAAAGTAGAGCAACTAATTGAGGACAGAAATGAAAATTATTATTAGAGCGGAGATCATAGATATTGGAACAAGGCCGTATATAAAAAACCTGAAACTTTAAACTTTTGGTTTGATTTTTTAGATGGTTCACATGAAGATAAAAAGAAATCTAGTGAATTATCTAAATACGATGTAAAGAACATTGGCGCACGGCCAAAAGCAATCAATGACTCTAATGTAAAGTCCATTTACTTTAGAGAAACTCCTAATGTTATTTATGCGGCTCCCGGTGAGACGGGCGCTTTACCTGGTTTTCGCTATATTCAATGCGCTGAGATTGATGGTATGTTTTCAATTAGCGCGCAAGGTAAATCCGCAAAAGAGCGATTAGATGAGTTATTATATCAGCACAGTTATTGTATTGAAAGTGCTACAATTACAGCTATTCCAATTTATTATCTTCAACCAAATACTCGTATTTATTTACATGATGATGATACAGGATTGGATGGAGATTATATTGTAAGTAAAATTACTTTACCATTATCTTATAATGGTACAATGTCTATTACTGCGACAAAGGCCGCAGAGAATATTATATAAGGAGGGATGAGATATGAAACGAATGATGTAGTTCCGCTATCATGGTCCTGGAAATGAAAATAATTATCCATCTGGCTCATTGGCTGAACGAGATTGGGCAAATAATTTATTTTATAACTATGGAGCAGTATCTCATCTTGGTATATAGGGCGAACCGGGGGTTGTTTTCTATTTAAATGGAGGAAACAACCCTATTACTATTGGTAATACAGGTATTTATGAACTTGATTTAGAAGGTGTTGGTCGTATTACCGGTTTGAGATTTGATGATAAGGTATTAACTAAAACTTATAATAATAGTGAAAGCATTAATCATAGACTCATCGTGGATATAGTGTATGATGGACCGGAGGTATATGTATGAGTTTTTATGGTTCTATATATTATCAAGTTGCGCAATCTTTTGCAAAAATTTTATTTAAAAATTCCGGTTGGGATTCAAAACAATTTTTAACTAATAAGCCATCTAATGGCTCTCTCGAGGCCGATAGCCGCACAGGTGTCTTTGGTATTGATAGTGGTAACCGATGGATTCAAATTTAGCCTGATAATGAAGGTTGTAAAATTTGGCATAGTTTACCAAATACTATAACCCCAACTATTATTTAGGGGATTGAAAAAAGTGAATCTCCTCCAGCGCCATCTTCAGTTACTGAATTGGCTTCTGGAGATTATTTTAAAGTTCCTATTATTCAATATGATGAAGCGGGACATATTTTACCCGCTTCTAATGAAGCAGTTTATTATCGCATGCCCGTTATTGATATTATTAGTGATATTGATAATTTGGAAACTGCTGTAGATGAGCTTGAAGAAGTTACTAGTACAATGAATAAAGAAATTAAAGACAATGCTCAAAGTATTAATAAATTAAATGATTAGGTTAATACTTTAGATGATACCATTGGGGATTTTAGTTTAGTAACTGATGATAGTGATGAATCAATTAGTGAAATTATTGGCAATGTAGATTCATTTCGAATCCTTTTAGAAGATGAAGATATTACATTAACATAGTCAATTTTAAATCTAAAAGATTATACTGAAGCTCAAATTGGTACGTTGTCTGCTAGTATTTAGGGCTTAGTTCAAACCACTGGTTTATTATCTGAAAATATTAAATCCTTACAAGAGCAAGTAAAAACTCTTGAAGAAAAAGTTAATTCTTTAGTATAATTTCTTTCTTTTTGAGGGAAGTTTATATATAATAATTTTGAAAAGAAGGGAGAGATTATTTTGGCTAATTATGTAAAATTTAGACGAGGTACAACTGAAGCTTTTAAAGCATTACCAAAAGATCAGCTTGAATTAGATACTTTGTATTTTATTTATGATAATGATGCTTCAACAGCTGATTTGTATTTAGGTTCTAAGTTAATTTCAAGCGGTGCCAATGATGAATCTATTGGTGCTACTTCATTAGCTAAATTAAGCGACGTTGTTATCAATGCAGGTCTTGCTAATAAAGATCTATTGATTTATGATCCTTCCGCAGGCACTAATGGCGCTTGGGTAAATAAGCCTTTAGCAGAAGCCATTAGCGTTATGATTGGAGCTAATTCAACTTCTGATGGACAAGCTGGTCTTGTTCCAGCCCCCGCCGCCGGAGATGTAAATCGCTATTTACGTAGTGATGGTAAATGGGTGGCCATTACAGCTCAAGTGTTTGAGTTAGAGAATGTTGATAATGTTGATCATATTGAATTAATTGGTAGCAACACTACTGGAAAGACTTTGGCAATTGGCGACATAGCAATCGTTAAAGATATTATTGTCGAAGGTAATTATCAACATACTGCCTACGTTTATGACGGTTTAGAATGGGCGGCGATGGATGGTAATTATAATGCTGAAAATGTCTACTTTGATGAAGATTTTATTTTCACTAAAGCATTAGGCACTGTAACCATTCCTTCTTCTGGTAGTACCACTGTAAAAGCAGCAGGCAAAAATTTGAAAGAATTTTTTGCAGGCTTATTCGCAGCTGAGCAGAATCCATCCGCTACTAAACCTAGTGCATCTATTGCTTTGTAGAGTGCTGCTAGTGTTGAGGCTGGAACTTCCTATGAGCCAAGTTATGCTATTACTTTTAGTAAAGGCAAATATACTTATGGCCCTGACACAGGTATTACTGCAACATATGCTGTAACCGACACCAATGGTGGATCTAATGATGTGGCATCTGGTAAATTATCTACTTTTATTGTAGATGATACTACTGAGTATAAAATCAGTGCTACTGTTAGCTATACTGAGGGTGCTGTTCCTGTTTCCAATTTAGGAAATCCAGTAGAAAGTAAAAAGATTGCGGCCGGCACTATTGATTTAGTTACTGATGCAGTAAAAGGTTATCGCAATGCTTTCTATGGAACTTTGACTGAAAAGAATACTTTAACTTCTGATATTATCAGAGGTTTAAATAAAACTAATGCCGATGTAACTGCAGGTTCAGTTATGACTGTTAATATTCCAGTAGGAACAATGAGAGTTGTTATTGCTTATGAAGCAACTATTCAAGATTTAACAAGTGTTTTGGATAAGAACGACTCTAACGCGAATATTGTATCTGGTTTTGGCGAACCTCAAATTATTGCAGTTGAAGGCGCAGATCATCACAGCGCTATTGATTATAAGGTTTATGTAATGGATTTTGCAAATCCTTACGATGCAGCAAATGTATTTACTGCTACTATTTAATAAGGAGGTAAAGATTTATGGCTATGAACTTTGGTAAGGGCAATCGCTCTGTAGCTTTTAATCCTACTTCCGCTTTCCCTCTTGATGCACGAAGCTATTTTGAAAGTTATGATGCTGCGCTTAGTGCTGCAGCATTGGCAAAAGAGGTTGGAAGCTCTGAGTCTGTTTATTATTATGGTCAGACTTTAGTAGTAGTTGAAGATAATAAAGCTACTTTATATGTAATTCAGCCCGATAATAGTTTAGCTCCTATTGCGGGGGAGTCTGTAGAAGAGTTCGTTTTAGTTATTGATGATAAAGCTTTTGTAGTTGATTCTGAAACTGGCGAACTAAGTTTAAAGGGATTAGAAGGAGCGGCCGCAGGTACGGTATTAACTGTTGCATCTGATGGCTCAATCTCTTGGAAAGCTCCTGTTGATGCTTATACTAAGGCTGAAACCGACGCGAAGATTGCGGCAGCTGCTCATTTAAAGAGAAAGATTGTTGGTAGTGTAGCAGATATTGAACAGTATATGGCTGAAAATGCTGATGCTGAACAATATATTTTTATGGTACCTGCCGATGAAATTTTTGATACTGATAAGTATGATGAGTATATGGTTGTCACCATTGCTGGTACTCAAGTGGTTGAAAAAGTTGGTTCTTGGGAAGTCGATTTAACTGATTATGCTAAGAAGAGTGACTTAAACAAAAAGGTTGATAAAGCGGATGGTGAACGTTTAATTACAGCTGCTGAAGCTGAAAAATTAGAAGCTGTTAATGTAAATGCAGAAAAAAATATTATCAATTCTGTATCTAATGATTTTGAAGTTGTTAGTGAAGAAGGTATTGATAGACAATTAACTTTAAAACCTTTTACTATCAATAAAGTTACTGGGTTACAAGATACTTTAAATAGTAAGGTTGATAAGATCGAAGGTTGGACTTTATTAAGTCCTACTGATTAGGGAAAATTAGCAAAGCTAGTTATTGATGAAGAGACTGGTAATGTTGGTATTTCTGGTACAGTTAATGTTGAGAATGTTCAAGGCTTGGAGGATTGGTTAAATAAAAATGCTGCTACCACCCCTGGACTTTCTGAAAACAATTTAACTGATGAAATGTATAATAAGCTATTAGATGCTTTGTTTATTAAAACCGTTGACACTAATCAATTAAATGTTGAAGATGGTCATTTGTCTATTAAGGCAATTGATTATTCAAAAGTTACTGGTCTTGATGAGGTTTTAGCACTTAAAGCTGATGCTTCTACTGTCACTGCGGTGAGCAGTAAAGTAAGTGCTTTAGAAACTTCTATTAATGATCACGTATCCGCTGCTAATAATAGATTTACAGCAATTGAAGATCGTTTAACTTGGCACGGATTAACTAATTAATTTAAAAGGAGAGTAATATAATGGCTAATTTGAATTTTAAATGGGGTTCTCATGAAAATCTAGTCAAAATGACTACTTCTGAAGTTGGTGCAATTTATTTCACTAAAGATGAGGGCTCTTTATATTTAGGCGTAGACGCAGAAAAAGCTCCTAAGAGAATTCAAGGTGTTGTTCAGTTCTATGAAAGTACTACTGCTTTTGCTGAAGCAACTAAGCCACCTTATTCTACTGATGTAATTTATTACATTGCGGATCAGGGTGCTTTAATCCGTTGGGATGATTCTACAGATAAGTTCTTGGTTATTAACGTTACTGCAGCAGAATTTACTGCTAAATCTGCTGAATTGTCTGGCAACATTACTGCTAATGCTAATGCTATTAGTGGTTTGCGCGGCGAAGTTGGTACCAAGGAAACTGACGAAAAAGCTGCTTTTGTATGGTTGAGAGATTTGCAAGATGCTGTCGATGCATTAAATGAATTAACAGGTCTAGGAAGTGGCGAAGGCGCCTCTTTGACTGAGCAGTTAAATACTTTAGTTGGCCGCTTAGATGATGAAGGTGGTTTGGTTGACCGTATTGAAGCTTTAGAGTCTTGGAAAACTGATGCTGCTACTGATATCTTAGATCATGAGGGTCGTGTTACTACATTAGAAACCAACATGGGCACTCGTGCTGAAGGTGAGGCTGCTGTTTATCCTTGGTTAAATAGCTTACAGGATAGTGTAGACGACCATGAGACTCGTTTGGACGCTATTGATGGTGAAAACGGTAGCATCGCTACTGCTAATAGTCGCATTGATGGCTTGGCTTCTAGAACTACTGCAGTAGAAAATAAAGCAAACACTAATGCTGAGGATATTGTTAAGTTAAAGGCTGCTGATACCACTACTAATGCAGCTATTGAGGCTTTGCAGGGAGAAGATGGCTTGGCTGGCGTAAAGAGTCGTTTGACTCCTTTGGAAACTGCCAAGACTGATCATGAAACTAGAATTCAAAAGTTAGAGAATGCTGATACCGAGATTAAAGCTGATGTAAAAGCAATTAATGATGAATTACCAACTATTAGACAAGATATTTTAAATGCTGCCAATTCTGCAGCTGCTGCTAATGGTGCGATTGGTGATGCCAATACCGCAGGTACAGTAAAATATGATATTGCTCAATTACAAGCAAAAGACACTTTAGTTGATGCTGATATCGAAGCTTTAGAAGGCCGAGTACAAGCTAATGAAAATGCTATTGGTAATGATGAAAAAGCTGATAGTATTAAGGGCCGTTTGAAGGCTACTGAGACTGTTGCAAATCAAGCTAAGGCTGATATTGTTACTATTAATAACACTTTAAGCGGCAAGGCTGATCAAAGTACTGTTAATGGTTTGAGTACTAAGGTTGGTAATTTAGAAACTGCCGTTGGTGCTCCAAAGTCTGGAAGCACTGCTGCTTCTGGTTTATATGCAGAGACTGCTAACAATGCTGCTGCTATTGATTTAATTAATCAAAATATTGGCACTAAGGGCACTGCTGGTTCTACTGTTTATGGTGCTATTAAAGAAGTCGATGAAAAGACTCTTGCAAATGCTAATGAGATTAGCGCAGTAAGTGGTGTTGCTGATGGTGCTGCTGCTAAAGCCGCTGCCAATGAGGGCGCAATCAATGATATCAATGATGAAATTGATGCTTTGAAGAAAGTGGATTCTGATCAGGCTACTACTAATGCTAATGTAGAATCTCGTTTAAGTACTGCTGAGGGTACTATTAAGACTCATGGTACTGATATTCTTGCTTTGCAGAATGCTGCTTCTACTTATGCTAAGCAGGCTGATCTTGATAAAGAAATTGAAGATCGCGAAGCTGCTGATACTCAATTAAGAACTGATTTAAATGCTGAAATTGAAAGAAAAATTAATGCAGCTAATTCTTTAACTTATATTGATGGTATTTCTACTGCTGATGAGTGGGATGCTGTAAAAGTAAAAGATGCTCATATTGGTGACACTTATGTTGTTGCTGAATCTAATTTAGCTTTAAATCTGGATTTGGACAATAATTCTAGTACTGCTGCAGTAAAGTGCTATGCTGGTGATTTGTTAATTGCCACTGCTAAAGAAGACGCTGTTGAAACTGAGGGTGTTTTGGCCGCTGCTGATATTGAGTGGGTCCATGTTCAGTCTGGTTATAAGGCAGAATTGCAGGGTAAGTTGAGTGTAGCTGATGTTGCTGGTACAGCTTCTGCCAATATTAACTTAACTTCTTTGAATGGTAATGGTACTGCAGGTGACTTAGGTCAGATTACTGTGACTTCTGCTTCTTCTAATTTGACTATTGAGGCTTCTGGCAACACTATGACCATTAATATGGTTTGGGATAGTTTTGATCCAGCTACTTAATTGGACAAAAAATAATCATTAATTTATAAAAAAATTGAAATCTCTATGAGAGATAAAATATAAAGGCTTAAGGGGCGAAAGAGTTATCTCTTTCGTCCCTTTTTTCTTTTATACAAAAAAAATTATTTGAGAGAAAGGAGAACACTTCATATGAATACACCTTTCATTCCTATTTAGGGTAAGCGTGATACTATTCAAGCATAGGCAATTATTGAAGGTAATTTATATTTTGCTACTGACACTGGTGAAATGTTTTTGGATACCGCGAGTGAGCGTATTCCAGTTGGTGGTGGTGGAGTTTCTGTTCTATATGCAACTGCCGCAAGTGTTAGTCAAGATTTAACTGATTTAAGTTATATCATTTATTTTGCTGATTTAGAAGATCAAGACGCTTCTCCTAAAAAAGACGACTTAATTATCAATTCTAATGGTACTTTCTATAAAGTTCGTTCTTATAATAAAAGTGCTGGTATTTTGAAATGTAGTCGTATTGCTGTTAGTGGAACTGGCGGCGGAGGGGGTTCTGGTGGTGGCGGCGGTGGAGACACTGGCGATGGTAAATATGTAGAATTGGCTTGTGAAGGTACTGCTCCCAATGCGCAAACCTACATTTTTGAATAGCCATAGTTTATACATTTTTCTGTCGGTGCTTCACATGATTCTGTTTTAATTTTAAATTATCATGTTACCAATGTCGCAACAGAACAATCTAACACTTATTCCTTTTCTGTCCGTTCAGGAGAAACTCATAATTTTGATCTGGGTAGTGTGCTTGGTAAAGGTTAGAATACATTAGTCGTAGAGGCAATTGGTAGCAACTCTGGTACCAATCAACTACAATATGGTTCAATTTCTTGTATTGAATTAGCATTAAAAGAAAGTTCTAATTTCAATCCTTTAAAATATGCCTATAACTCTGATATGAGTTTTCATTTTATTCCAGTAGGCACAGTAAAGAAAAGATTAAATGTATATATTGATGATGTTTTGGAAGAGAGCGCCTGTAAGGATTTACTTGCAACAGATAATGAACAATCTATGTCTGTAACTATTCCAAAAAAGAAACATGGTGTTTACACATTGAAGGCTGAGTTAACTTATAATACTGGTGTTACCACTATTGCAACAAAACCTTTGATTTATCAAATTGTCTTTTTGGAACCTAATAATGATGCTCCTGTTATTTGGTTTAATAATGTCCCAGAGAAAATTACTAACCATGATAAACTAAATATCCAATATATGGTTTATGATCCAGCATCTCCTGATCGTACTTCAATTCGTAGATGGATTAATAATAATGAGATTGCTAGCTTGGATAATATCGCTCATAGTGAAACTACCTGGTTAAATTGGAATATTTCCAATTATGAGGTGGGCGAAAATACATTTACTTTAATGTGTGGCACTACCTCTGCTAGCGTATCTTTGTATGTAGAAGAAGATGAATTACGAGATTTAGATATTTTAACTAGTGATTTATATTTAAATCTAACTTCTGTTGGTAGAAGTAATTCAGAAAACGAGACTGAACGCCAAACCTGGTTCTTTGAACGTAGTGATGGAACAAAGTCTGTTGTTAAGTTTAATAATTTTAACTGGTATAACAATGGTTGGGTTAATGATTTGGCTACTGGGGATTCAGTATTAAGAATTAGTAATGGTGCTTCCATTGAAATTCCTGTTAGTGTTATGAATACTCGTGATTTGGATACTAACTTAACTTTTGAAATTCAATTCAAATTAAGAAATGTCCAAAAGTATGAAAATTTAATTGAGGTTACTTCTGAGGAAATTAAAGACGCAGAAGGCAATACTGTAGAAGTTAAAGTTACTAAAACTGTTAAATCTACTGACGGTGTATGGTGCAATTATTATGATAATGAAATTGGCATGTGCTTAGGAACTCAAGAAGGTTTCTTTAAATCTAAGCAGGTTATTGCTTCTGGTCGTTATAAAGAAGACGAAATTTTAACTGTAAGTTTTGTTGCTGAAAAAGCTGCTGCAACCAATCAATATCCTTTGATTTATATGTATATTAATGGCATTATGAGTTCTATTATTAATTATGATAAAACTAGTGATTCTTTTGCTAGTGGCGTAAAAACTTTAGTAATTAACTCAAATTATTGTGATGTTGATTTATATAAAGTTCGTATTTATTAGGCTGCTTTATCAAGCGCTGATGTGGTTCATAATTATATTGCCGATCAAAATAGCGCTGAGCTATATGATATGAACCAAATTATTGAATTTAAAGATAATATCCCATCAATTAGTTATACTAAGATGAGAGATTATAATGATGCACATCCAGAAAGTCCATTATAGGCTTATGCAGTGTTGGAATGTGTAGATAAAACCGAGGATTTATTACCTTATATTAAAGGTGGTAAAAAGAAAGTTAATGTAACTTTCGTCAACCCTTCTTTGGATTATGCCTATAAAAATAAATTAATTACTGGTGCGCAATACTTAATGGGATGTCCTAGTTATACAGCTACTAATATTGAGTTTGACGTTCAAGGAACATCTTCTCAAGGTTATCCTCGTCGTAATTATAAAGGTAAATTCAAGAAGAAGGATGATAATTCTTGGAAATATACTGATGGCCCTCTTGCAGGTAAAGAAATCGGTGAAAAGAACGAGTATGAAGGAGTAGAGTATAAAGGATTCTATATGGATAATCATTACTCTGAAACTACATTTACTTGGAAAGCCGATTATATGGAAAGTTCTATGACTCATAATACGGGCTATGCTAGTTTTGTTAAGACTTTATATAGTAAACATCCTTTGCAAGATTATGATCCTGATATTGATGTAACTGATCGCCGCACTACGGTTTATGGTTTCCCAATGATTGTTTTCCAAAAGAAAGCAGATGGCAGCTATGAATTTATTGGTCGTTACAATTATAATCTTGATAAAGGTTGTAATAATGTTATTGGATTTGAAGATGAAACTGCTCATCCTTATGTTGAAGGCAAAACTTTTAAAGATGTTGCTGAATGCTGGGAGCTACTAAATAACCAAGGCGGCCGCACATCATTTACAGTCACTAATTTTGATGAAGTAGATGATGAGGGTAAATTGGCTGTATTAAATGATTTTGAATATCGTTATCACGTTGATGAAGATGATATTGATGACGCTCTGGATAAGAAAAATGATTTTGCTAATAAAACTTAGACTGAAATTAACACTTTCTTATTGAGTAAATATGATAACCTACGTAAAGTGGCTGAGTGGTTAGAATCTACCAATTCTTTGGCACCAACCAATGAACCTATTGAACCTTATACTGCTGGTGGTTAGACTTATACGACAGACAGTGCTGAATATCGTTTAGCCAAGTTTGCTAATGAATTTGATAAATGGTTTGATTAGGAATATTGTGCAATCTATTTTATTATGACTGAAATGTTACTATTATATGACTCTCGTGGTAAGAATATGATGTTGGCTACATGGGGACCTCAAGAGGTCGGTGGTAATTATATCTGGTATCCTATCTTCTACGATATTGATACTCAATTAGGTGTTAATAATTCAGGTGTACCTTCTTGGGAATATGATGTCGAACCATCTCCTATTGTTAATACCGAAGGTGGTATTTTCTCTACCGCAGGTAGTGTATTGTGGTATAATTTTGAAAAATGTTTCTTAGATACTGCAAAATCTTACTATCAAGATATTCGCAAGAATGGCTTAAAATATGAAAAATTAAAAGGTTATTATGACTATGATGCCAATGTAAGTGGATCTTACGCTATGATGGGTCATCGTCCCGTTAATATTATTAATGTTGATCAATATTGGAAATATATTGCTCCTACTTTTAGTGGTTACATTAATACTAGTGGCACTATATCTAAAGATGAGGGTAAGCGCTTCTATTGTTTATAGGGTAGTCGTCAATTACATCGAGATTTATTCTTGAGAAATAGATTTAATTATATTGATAGTAAATGGTTGGGAGATACTTATGCTTATGAGGGCGCAGTTTCTCAATTACAGATTCGTTGTAATGCCAACTATGGTGGTACTTCTGATAAATACTTAAATCGAGAGATTACTGCTGAAGATACAGGTTTTGAACAATATACTTATCCACATCCACTTGATGCGGATTTAACTTTTGAAGTTACTCCATATTTACAATAGTACAATTCTTTATGGTTTGATAAAACTATGATGACATTCCCACAGAAGTGGGATGGAAAAAATCCAAATAAATTACAACTAACTGCGGAAAAACAAACTGCTGTTGAAACTTATAAAGGTTTAACTCAACAGTTATTCTATATTGGCGGTGGCGAATACATTTCTTCTCTTGGAGATTTGAGTTTAAAGTATCCTGATGAATTGTATTTAACTGCTTTAAAGCGCTTAAGAGACGTACGCGTGGGTAATGATACTCCTGGTTTTTATAATGGTATTTTAAAAGTCTTTACTTTAGGTGCTAGTGCTTTAAATCCAGATGGTACTCCTAACGAGAATACAAAAGCTCTACTTGAGCAAGTAATTTTAACCAATGTTCAATCTTTAACTGGCGCTATTGATGTTACTGGTGCAGAAAAATTAAAAGAGTTCCGTGCTCTTGGAACAACTATTACTGGTGTATCATTTGCGGACGGTGGTCAAATGGAGATTGTACACTTGCCTAATACAATCGCACACTTGACATTTATTGAGCCAATTAAATTAAAAGGTTTAATTCAAGGTGAGAGCGATTGGAAAGATGCTAAGGGTAATTTTGTACCTGGTCTTTATATTCCTGGTATCACTTCCACAGGTAATTTAAATGCTTCTACTGGTATTGAAAAATTGCAAGTTGTTGGCGGCAATATGGGATATAGTTCTTATCAATTAATGAAAAATTTAGTTGATATTAAGAAAACTATGCAGACCTCTGCTGAATTTACCAATGCTCAAAAGAATATTTCTATAGCATTAGAAAAAGTTTTATGGTCTCCTTATAAATTAGTTGAATCTGGAGTAGCTAAAAATAATGAGAAATCTTATGTTTTAAAAACTGAGAATTCTACATTTGTTCCTTATACTCCCACAGATGCTGATTGGGATCAAAATACATTAAATGCTTTGGTATATGAAGTATTGCCTGATGCTTTAAATGATCAAGATTGCTTAACTGATTTAAGTTTAATTAACTTATTTATTGGCGAAGAGAATTTGGCAAATCGTGATACTAACTATTTTAGAGATATTACTGAATATGGTGATGACCGTCCAACTTATCCATATTTATCTGGTGATATTTTTATTAATAACCCAAGTACTTCAAAAATTTCTGAATTTGAAATTAAATAGATTATGGATACTTATTATCCCGATTTAAATATTTTTGTTGCGAATGTTGATCCTGCATATACTCTAAAAATGGTTGAAATTGTTACTGATGCAGAGGCAGGTACAAAACAAACTATTGAATTGCAATCTGTAAAGTATGATAAGAGTTCAACTACTCCTATTAAAGTGACAGATATTAAAGCAAATCCGTCTAGACTACATCACTACTTTAAGGGTTGGAGCCTAACTGAAGATGGAGAAGTTTTAAGTAATGAAGAAATTGAAGCTTTAACATTTAGCACCTCTAAAATGACTCATATTTTATATGCAGTATTTGATTGGGATAGCTACACTGCAACATTCTATAATGGTGATGTTGAATTGGGAGAAAAGCCAACAGTCATTTATGGTCAATATTTCTATGAGCCTGCTGAAGTACCAAGTAGAGAGGCGGATGAAGAATCATTGCCATTAACAGAGCGTTTGGCATTCTATGGCTGGTCTGATAAATATCAAACTAACCCTGTGGCGCCTTCTGAGGAGGCGGCCGCCAAGTTGGTAATTGATGTAACGGCAGTAAAAGCCATTGAAAATAGAAACTTCTATGCTGTCTTTGTTCAAGAGAATGTTTATAGTAAAGCAACTGATGAAAAATATTTTGAATTTATTGGACCTGTTACTGTAAATAACGTAGAAGGTTATTAGATTAGAACAAGTAGTGCCTATGATTTAAAGGGTAAAATTACTATTCCTGCAACCCATAATGGCTTACCTATTGTTTCTATGGGATATTTTACTAGCGCTTTAAGAGCTACTGGTATTTTCTTTATGGATAACATTTTCTTCTATGAAGTTGGTACTGAGGCATTTAAAACTGATATGCATAGCGCTGATATTAAATTAAAAGGTGTATATTTACCAGAGTCAGTTATGTATATTAGAGACAGTGCTTTTAATGGTGTTCAAGGATTGGAACATGTAAGTGAGCAATATGCGAAAGATGGTATCGTAGGACATTTGAGTGATAATCTTGTGTATATTGGAACGCGTGCTTTCTATAACACTAAGGCTCTATATGTTGCCAATTTACCTTCTAAATTGACTATTGTAAAAGATAGTAGCTTCTATGGAGCAGGAAAGAATGTAACATTATCTGCCTTACCAGATAATATTACAAAAATAGAAATGGCAGCATTCATGCAATGTCCTAATATTCAAATTACGAATTTTGGTAAGCAAGCTAATGAAATTGGATCCTCTTCTGGATTAAGTTATATTGGTACTTATGCTTTCGCTAATGCGGGTTTAACTGGTGCTCATTCTTCTATTAAGAGTATCTTTATTTGGGATACTGTTACATCCATTGAAGCAAATGCTTTTATGTCTTATGGATCTAATATAACTGCCTATACTTCATTTGCAGAAGCTCCTACTGGATGGACAGATGTTGCAATTAACGGCCCCTCTGCTCTTGGATTGGCTAATATTGAGTATAATTATACTGGGGAGGTATAATCTATGACAAAATAGAAATTATATAAATATATCGGCTATAATGGAACTATTACTTCACCAGTCTTATTGCCTGGAATTGATCATTTGGAATTAATTGAGCTTCGAGCTGATGGCGATAAATATTTAACAGATGGAGAGCGTAAAGTGTCTTCCATTGTTGTTCCTGCCGATGAAGTCGATAATTGGACCGAAGAAGTTCGGGGTATTGTTGACTAATCTTATTTGAAAATTTTTTATAATCCAAGAGGAAGGAAACTTCCTCTTGGATTTCATTTATAGAAAGGAAGGTATATAACGTGGTTACTATTTTGAATAAAAATTCATCCGTTGAACTATGGGAAAAATATGCCAAGTTATTTTCTAAGGCTTATGATGATTTAGTAAAATTAGGCAAGGTCGAGGCGGGCGGTCGTTTTACCAGTTTGGATCAATATTTTGCCCATATGGGTGATTTATTAGAAACTAATAAGCCAATGTATATGTTGTTACCTTTGGATGAAGCACCTTTCGCTGTTAATGCAAATGCAAGATCTGTTACTATTCCTGCTGAGTTCGCTAAATGTGGCGCCGTTAAAGGAGATAATTATTGCGAGATTGCTACTTTTGTAATTGACAGATATTTTGATTATAAGGATTTGGCAGAAGCTAATATTGCTATTCAATGGGTGAATGCCAACAATGAAGAAGGTATTTCTCATATCCAATTAATTGATTTAGAAAGTGAAGAAGGTAAAATCCGTTTCGGTTGGCCTTTAGTTGAGAATATTACTAAATATCCTGGCCCAATTAAATTCGCTATTCGTTTCTTTGTTCCAAGTGAAACGGAAGCTAATAAATTTGATTATTTGTTAAACACTTTACCAGCTACTTTAACAGTTAAGGATGGCTTAAATGTTATTAATCCTAAGCATATTCATGAGAATGATTATAATGAATTTAAGTCTTTTGTTAAAAACAGTCAAAATCCTGCTTATATTACTCCTGTATCCCCATTTTTTACAGAAGTAAATGGTGGCATTGATTTGGATAAATATGCTGCTATTGATCTTGACACAAATGAACTTAAATTTGAAGCTTAGGCCGTAACTTCTGATTTAGGCGATATTACTTATAAGTGGTTCTACATTCCTTCTGGCTCTACTGAAAAGCGAGAGGTTGTTGGTGGAGACGGAGTTTATGAAGTGAAATTAACTGACTATGTTAAAGTTGATTTAATCACCGATGAAAACGGTGTAGTTACTAACAAAAAAGGTTTAGATAAGTATTGGGTAAAAACTGGTAGTGATGAAGCTGCAAGTTATACTCTATATACTGGTGATTGGCCACCTGCCGCAGATGCAGAACTATATGAAATTGTCACGTCTTTATCTTTTGAAGATAGCGAAGTTGATGTAGTTGGTGAGTATTGGGTTGAAGCGGTAAATACCATTGGTACTAACTCTGTAAATCCTGTTCCCAGCACTCATTGTATCGTTCCTGCTCCAAATGCTATGGTTTATACAAAAGATTTAAAAGCTCATGAGTTCGCAGTAGCCCCTGCCGCAGGCCAAGCTCCTAAGGCAGATTTAGCAATTGAATTAAAAGCAGATGGTAATAATCCTACTATCACCTACGCCTGGTATAAGAGCACTGCTGGTGCAGATGGCGATTTCGGTGAAGCTATCCCTGGAGCAGAAAGCGCCACTTATAGTGCTGCTGAGGCAGGCTGGTATAAAGTTGTTCCCGTTGCTCGTTTAAATCGTAAGATTGAAAGTGAAGAAAGTAATATTTGTAAAGTTACTATGCTGCCTGCTGAACCCGTTATTCAGAAAATGTCTTATAAATTAGAAACTGCAACTGATTATACAGAATTACCATCATTGGCGGATGGCGGTACTATGTTTGATGTATATAAGTTCGGTAACATTATTAATTTAAAAGTTGAAACTGATTTAGATAACGCTGCTGAATTAGGACTTTTATCTGAAGGTTTAACTTATGTTTGGTATGTTCAAGAACCTGATACCAACCCTCGTCAATTAACTGCCAAAGATATTGGCTCTAATACTTTATTAGAAGTTGGAACTAATTTAAATAGTGGCGAAATTAAAGTTCGATGCGTTGCTGATGGTGCTAAATATACTTATTTTTGCGATATTATTAATACTATTCAGGGAGCAACTGCCAAAGTAAAGAGTTCTTCTTATAATACATTTACTATTGCTTAATAAGATAGGGGGTAATATCATATGATTACTACCTATGAAGAGTACAATAGCAATCTTCATTTAGTAAATAATGCTAATCCTCCAATCTATGCCATGCTACCCTCTGCAGAAAATATTTATAATATTGATGCGTCCACTCGTGAGGTGGACGCACCAAAATTCTTATCTGTAGAAAAAGACCATAAATCTGAAACTATATATTTTATTGTTGATAGATTTGTTGATTATATGGACTTAGCTACTACATGCTGTGTAGTAACATATACTAATCTTACAGCAGGGATTTCTCGTATTTATCATGTACCTTTTTATGATATCTATACATATGCCAATGAACAAAAAATGTTACTTCCTTGGTGTTTAGATGCTAATGTAGCAGTAAAAAAAGGTAAAGTTGAATTTGCAATTCAATTTTATAAAGTTGGAGAAGTTCCTGATGAAGAAAATGGTGGAACTAAAAAAGTTTTAACTTATAGTTTAAATACCATTCCCGCACGTAGTGAAATATTAGCAGGTATGGAAGTTAAAAAAATGGATAGTAGCTATTTATTAAATGCTAGTCAATATCAAGATTTAGATGATCGTTTAAAAAGATTAGAAGATCCTGTTAAGGCTGTCTATTGGACTATTCTTGATTAATTTACATGGAGGATGTAATTGTAAAAATTATATCCTCCATTTTTTTTATTGAGGCCAAAATAATATAAATGTTCTATGAAGTTTTTCATAATGTATAGATGAAAAAAATATATGAGGAAAGGAGAACATTTTTAAATGGCTACAGATTTAAAATTAAAAACTGGTACCATTAGTAATTATAATAATATTACTACAAAAGAAGATGGTACCATTTATTTTGCGACTGACACTGATGGTCGTGCTTATATATATTTAAATGGAAATAATATTGTGCCAAAGTTAGCTGATCTTCGCAATGGTGGATTGGGTGTTGATTTAACAAATGCCGCGGCTTATTCAGTTCTTCTGCGCGGTAATGGTAGTTACGATACTACTTATGCAGCTCCCACTTCTGGTGCATTTTATACTGATTCTACAAGCAATAAGCCAAAATTTGGTATATTACCCGTCGCTTAGGGTGGTAGTGGCGTAACATCTATTCCTAAAGGTGCAATTCTATATGGTAATGTTTCTAGTACGACAGGAGCAATTTCTACATTATCTCCGACTACCAATGGTTATATTCTTGTATCTACTGGCGCAAATAAAGCTCCAGCTTATGTAAAACCAACAATGAGTTGGACTAATGGTTCTACTGCAGGACCTATTTTTAATTTTACATTTAATACTAAAGAAGGTGCTGAAGTAAAATTTGCTGGCGTTGCAATTCCAAAAGCTAGTGATTCTATTTCTGGTATTGTTACTACTGATGGACAAACATTTACCGGCGAAAAAACATTTATGAGCACAACATATGCTTCTAGCATTTATCCTAGAACAAGCGGTAGTTATAGCTTAGGTTATTATACTAGCTCTAGTGATTATAAGCTTTGGAATTAGATTCATGTTTAGCATTTAAATGTCTATGGGGCAGAAAATAAATTAATTATATAGTCTAGTGAAACTGAAACAAATATCAGCTATGAAGATAAAGGAAACGCTATTCTAACTATTGGTAATACTGGAGATGGAACTTCTCTAGGTGATAAGGATGGTATGCTAAGATTAGCATATGGAACAGGCTATGCTTCATTATCTGCTGTTGGCACTGGTACGTATACATTGCCAAGTAGCGGTGGTATGATTATGGTACGAACCGGTGAAGTCAATAATACAACTGCTCAAACTTGGTATATTCCATTTTAGACCTCTATGTCGGTATTTGACGCGGCTTATGGCTACAATGATGGATTTAGATTATATCATTAGAATGGTACTACCTCGACGACTGCGGGAAAATCTTATTTATATTTAGGTAATAGCACTAAAGTCGGTCTTGCAGGGAATAAGGAAGGTCGTATTTTATTATACGGAGATAATACTGGATCAACTACTATTCGTCCAAATTAGTCCAATAGCACTTCAACATACACCGTATCTTTACCAGCAGCTTCTGGTGAATTAGTTTATCATACTGAAAATTCCGCACAAGGTGGTTCTGGTCGACTAATTTCTGTATCTGCGGCTGGTCAAGTTGTTGCAGATACTACAACTGATATCGCTAGCGATATTAAGTTAATGTATTTGAAAGATGGTTTATTAACTGCCTCTGCCGCAACCAAAGGTTCTGGCGTTAAATTAATACATTTGTCTAGCGGTGCGATTACTGAATCAACTTCTGATGTCGCCTCAGGCACTGAACTGATATATTTAGCTAGTGGTACATTAACCAAATCTACTTCAGGAGTTGCTGGTTCAAAGCAACTAATGTATTTAGCTAGTGGTAAATTAACTGCTTCTGATGCAAATGAGGGTAATGGAACAAGACCTGTTTATTTATTAGATGGTGTTATTACTGCTTCTACTAGTAGTGTTGCCACCAGTACTCAATTAATGTATATGAGTAATGGTACTCTTACTCCATCTACTGCTAATGTCGGTAGCGCAACACAACCTGTTTATTTACTTGATGGTGTGGTAACTGCGGCTGGCGCTTACTCGTCTCTATTGACCGCATTCAGTGGTGCTGATAGTGCAAGTGATAATACAATGTCTATTACTGTGGGTGGTACCACAGATACGGCCACTATCATTGGCGGAGTGTCTAATACTTGGACAAATGGCACTACAAATGGTCCCACTTTAAGCACTACCGTTAATGGTATTACTGGTACTGCAGCGTAGATTCCAAATGCTTCTTATAGTTATTCCGGTGCAGTAACTACAAGTACATAGACATTTAAAGGTGTAAAAACTTTTGGTGATGGTATGAAAGTTTCTGCTGCTGGTTCTACTACTGACTGTGCGACATTTACTTATGATGCAAGTACAGATACTTTAACTATTAGTTTCCCTTAATATAATTTTTAAAGCGAGATAGATATTTTATCTATCTCGCTTTTTTTGTTTTAATTAAAAATACCTAAAAACATATTTTTTAGGTTTCCTAAAAAACCTCTTAAGGTCCCGAAGTGGTGGACGTTTGGACAAAAGAGGGTAATTTTCCCATCCTAATTTTCATAATACTATGAGGGGATGGATAAGAAAATTTTTTGTATGGAGAGGAGACCTTACATATGTATTCAAACTATAATTATTATCCACAGCAACCCGTGCAACAGACCCAGCAAATCACCCAATAGCAACCAATGTACCAAGTACCGAATTACTTACGGCAGGCGCCGCCGCAAGTAAATTTAAAAGGTAGATTAGTTAGCTCATTGGAAGAGGCCCGTGCAACCTCTATTGATTTCGATGGTTCTGTATTCTACTTCCCAGATTTGGCGAACAAACGAATCTACACAAAACAAATAAATATGGATGGCACTGCTTCACTATATGTATATGAATTAAGGGAAATGCCCGTTGAAGAAGAAAAAAGCAGCTTAGTTCCATCCGTTGAGAAATTTGTTACGCGAGAAGAGTTTGAGCGGGTCCTGGCGCAATTATTGCCCCAGAAGCCAACCGAGCCGGCCGCACCCGCCCCGCAAAAAGAGAAAGTAGAACTTTTATCATTCTAAGGAGGTATGAATGATGTATCCAGTAGATCCCAATGTTTTAATTTCAATGATTAGGTCTGGTAAAAACCCTCAATAGTTAATGTTATCCGTGCTTTAGGGTCAGGCCTACAATAATCCCCTCGGAAGAAATCTCCTGAGTTTAGCTCAACAGGGTCGCACTGCGGAACTAGAGAAAGTAGTTCGCAATATTTACGCTCAATAGGGCGGTTAGGATTTCGACTCTGAATTTGAAGCCTTCAAACGTGCATTAGGCTACAACAACTAAAATTTAAGGAGGAAAAAATTATGTTTAATGGAAAAGGTTACAATTTATCTGACATCGCCGCTGTAACTGGCCGCAATGGTGACGGTATGTTCGGTGATAATGGCTGGTGGATCATTTTATTGTTCTTATTTGCTGGTTGGGGCCGCGGTGGATTCGGCGGCTTTGGCGGAGGCGTAGAAGGCGTTCCCGCAACCCAGGCTGATGTAAGAGCAGCTGTCGATCAGCAGACTTTGATTTCCAAATTGGATAATCAGACTTATGGCTTGGCAGATAGCACTTACGCTTTGAATAACTCTATTATGAGTGGCTTCCATGGCGTAGATACTGCTGTTTGCACTCTTGGCTATAATATGCAGAATGGTTTCAATACTATTGCTCATCAGATTAGTGATTGTTGCTGCGAGACCGGTCGCGCAATTGAGCGTGGCTTCGCAGACACCAATTACAATTTAGCAACTCAAGCTTGCGACACTCGTCGCGCTATTGCTGATAGCACTCGTGATATTATTGATGCCAACAATGCAGGCGTACGCTCTATCTTAGACTTCTTGACTAATGATAAGATCGCTACCTTGCAGGCAGAGAATCAGGGCTTGCGCTTTGCCGCATCTCAGGCCGCACAGAACGCTTACTTAGTAAACGAATTGCGTCCATGCCCCGTTCCCGCCTATACTGTACCTAATCCCTACTGCTGCAATACCTATTATGGTGGCTGCGGCGCATTCTGATAAGGAGGTCTGATTTATGGAAATTATTGCTAATGCTGTATAGACTGTCCCAGCAAATCAAAATGTTTATTTCACAGACACCGTTATTTGTGGCAATATGTCCATAGGTCATAGAGACGATTCTGGTTTGGTGACTCTTCGCGGAGTCACCAACTCCCAGTGCCGCGCTCGTTTTATGGTGACTTTTGGCGGCAATATTGCTGTTCCCACAGATGGAACTGTCGGCCCAATCTCTTTGGCTATTGCTATTGATGGTGAGCCCGTTCCTGCTACTACTATGATTATTACCCCCGCCGCAGTTGAACAGTTCTTCAATGTGAAGTCAAGTGTATTTATTGACGTTCCTCGCGGATGTTGCGTTAGTGTTAGCGTGAAGAATACATCTACTGACGCAGTAGTTGTTCAAAATGCGAACTTAATTGTTACTCGTGAAGCATAAGGAGGGGTGACTGTATGAGCCATGAAAAATTAAAATGGATGAAAGATTCATTAATTTGTGTAGTTGAAAATCAATTATGTAACCTTAGCGAAGTAGATACCGAAGAGCTTGGAGAAGCTATTGATATGATTAAGGATTTGGAAGAAGCTATCTACTATTGCACTGTTACTGAAGCGATGAATCATCAAGGCAAAGAAATGAAAATGAAAAATGGCGACCATCATCAGAAGCCTGAGGATGATCGCATGTATTATAGTGGTGGCTATCCTGCAATGTATGCGGATGGCGGTCGTAATCGTCGCGCAGATGGCACTTTCTATGCCGATGGTGGTCAGAATCATATGGGTGGTACCCAGAATTACGCTGATTCTGGCGACATGAGTGGTACTAATAGTTCCAATGGTCGTAACTACTATGACGGGCCTATGTGGCGCGACGAGCGCGAAGGCCGCAGTTACAATAGTCGCAGAATGTATATGGAAGCCAAGGAAATGAAACGAGATAAAGCTTCTCAATTACGTGAATTGGAGAAGTATATGCAGGAGTTGTCTCAAGACATTACTGAAATGATTGCAGATGCCTCTCCAGAAGAAAAGCAGTATCTTGAGAAGAAAATTACCGCACTGGCTTCTAAGATCGGTCAGATGAAATGATTATCAATGGAGTTGTCTGGCGAGTCCGATTGGTCTCGCCAGCACATCCTTTGTTACTAACTCCGTGGAAAACTCATGCTCTTGGAGTCTGTGATAAAGTCACTCAGACTATTTGCGTTGATAAGACCCTTTCCCCTCAACTTTTAAAAGAGGTCTTATGTCACGAAATCGTACACGCATTTATGTATAGTTACATGATTGACTTGTCCTATAGCGAGGAAGAGTTAGTGGCAGAATTGATGTCATAGTATGGAGAGGATATATTGTTAGAAACGAATGCAATTTATAATGGAATCAAAATGAAATAAAAAAAGGCTAGTTATGATTAATTTCATAACTAGCCTTTATTTTTTTTATGATGAAGGCACCCACGATGAGCCATTCCAAACATAGGGCATTGCCTATATCCATGATGAACCATTCCAAATATAGGGAATTGCACTAACCCAAGAAGAACCATTCCAAATACGTACAGCTCCTGCGTCGCTCACTGATCCTCCATAATATGAAGTTCCCCAAGTACCGGCGCACAAAACAGCAGTACTCCAATTGGGTATTCTAAATGTCATTTGTACATATACAGTTGCTCCTGGATTAACTAAAACAATATCATTAAAAGTCCATTCACATTTTTTCATATTGTCATAAGTGGAATTATAACTAATATTATTTATTGTAATTTCACTAGAGCTAACAGTTTTACCTGTACTATCCGTAATGGAAGCTGTGATATAATATGTATTACCATTACCTGTCATACCTCCATATGTGCCGCTACCAGTACTAAAATACATAAAACAACTATTAATTTTTACTGGCTTGCCAGTGTCATTGTAATAGACAATCATTTGTCCACGAGTGGTAGAACCGGCTGCGGGAACCCAATAACTAAAATTACAACCGTGACCTTCGGTGCTTACAATAGACCATCCCATAGATATCTTTCCTCCTTTTTCTCATTTTATCTATATAGATATAAAAAATCTAAATAAATTATTATTATATTTTGGCCTAAAATAAGAAAGAATAATAATAAAAAATTTAATATTATATAGAAATATAACTCTTTTTATTTTGAGAGAAAGGAGATTTTAATATATGGGAACTTTGAAAGTTAATGGTAGTGTAAATATTTAGGATTTACTTACTTTAAAAAGTGGCACAGATGCTTACACCACACCTTCTATTGCTTTTGGAACTGATGTACGAATTGGTTGTGGTTCAAAAAATTTTGGTATTTATTCCAGTAATAAAATTTATTTTAGACCAAACAATGGAACTTTAGGCTATTCTGATGGCATTGAACTTTCTACTACATCGTTAATTCCTACAAAAAATAACACCGTTACATTAGGTGATTCAACGCATAAGTGGTCTAGTATATATGCAACTACATTTCATGGAAATTTAAGTGGTAATGCTGATACTGCAAGCAGATTGCTTAATAAATACAATATTAGTGGTGATAGCCATAGCTTAGCCTTAAAAGCCGCATTTGATACTTATAAAAATTCAACCCCAAAAGATGAGTTCTTAACATATTATTCTTCAGCTTATAATAATGGTAGTATGTATATGGGATATTTTATTAGCGGATATGATTCCACTCCGTATGGAGGCTTTTATGTAGCTCATTATAATACTCCTTATTATGTTGGTATCTAGTATGGTAATTATGAACAATAGACTATATTAACTAGCTCTAATTATGCGTCTTGGTGCGCCCCTGCATCACATACACATAGCTATTTACCATTAAGCGGAGGTACATTAACTGGAGCTGCAGCGATTAATTTTCCAGCGGGGTCAGTATCTGTTTCCGCAAGCACTCCAATGTCTTTATCTTACGGAAGATTAGCTTGTTATGGTACTTTATATATTAACGCAAATACTGATAATAGTGGAGATGAATATGTCGTCATTACTGCGGGAAAGGGATTAAGTTCTTCTAATAGTGATGGTTTGGCTATCGGCTCTTCTAGCCTTACTTGGTAGGGATCTACTGTTTTAACCACCGGTAATTTTCCATCTTCAAGTTCTTTGGCTCGGTAGACAGACATGTGGATTAGTGCAGCTAGTTTGGATGTAAATACTTATTATCCAGTAGTAATTTCTTTACCAGCAAATGGTTTAAATAGAATTAAATTGGCAGTACAATTAAATAGTAGTACAAGACCTTCTTGGAGTACGCACAATAGAGGATTTACTTCTAATATTGATGTAGAAATTATTTAGGCAGGATGGGGAACAGTTAGTCCATTTAGATATTTACTTCGTCAAGATGATTATAGCTTTGCTAATGTGAAACCTGCTTATTTTGCGGGACAATTAAGTAATGCAAGTTTAGCTGTTTTTTATGTACGGGGTGGAGGATCTTATAGATTTATTTGTGACTGGGCAGATGCATCTATATCGTTGAGAACGTCATCAACAGATTATAATGGATAGACAGTGGCACCTACAACGAGCACTTCTGTATTCCATAGCGGATCTAAGTCTCATTTGTATTGTAATGTTGATTATGCTTCAGGCGCAGGTAATGCTGATACCTTGGATGGAAACCATGCTTCTGCTTTTGCATTAGCTTCTCATTCTCATTCATATCTTCCGCTGAGTGGTGGTACAATGAGTGGAACTATTATTACCCCTGGTAATGATAGTTCTGTTATTCGACCACCTAAAAGTAATTATGATCAAATTGGAGCTTCTGACTATTTATTTTGGAAGATGTTCGCTACATACGGTTATTTTAACTATGTTGTTACAACAAATTATGGTACTAGTGCTCCAACATCAACTTCTTTACCTGTCGGTACTATTTATTATAAAATTTAATTATAAAAAAAAATAAGGGCGAGACATTGATTAATTTCAATGTCTCGCCCTTTTTGCTATTTTAGGGTCTGGGAGGTAATTGAATACATTGTTCATAATAAATCTTTGCCTATCCGTTGCCACCTAATCCGGTATATAATTTATAGAATTCATCTAATTGAGTTCTTTGCTCCATTGTAATATATCCTTGAGCCAAGAATCCTTTACATAACTGAACTAAACGGAAACGATAAGAGGCAATAATTAGATTCATATGAGATTGCTCAATATTCTTTGCATCTCGAATATGCTTTCTGATTTCTTCCAGCTCTTCATAAATTGGTTCTAATTTGATTTCAATAGAGTTTTCAATCTCTTTCTTTTCTTTTTCAGCAGCCAAATCTTTGGCACTTTGTAATTCTTTTTTCAGTTTATCACCATGCCACTTGGCCCAGCCCATAACGGCTGCACTAATCAAAGCAAATAAGATCTCTAAACCCCATTCTGCTAATAAAGCTTCCATAAAAAACTTTATCCCCCTTTCTACTTCTCTAACGATACTAAAGAAGCAGATAGGGGGATTATCTCATTAGGACCAATCGAAGACATTACTTATGTCATAGTAATACAACGCAATACAAAGTGAGTCAGCCTCGTCTTCGGTGCATTTAATTCCGTATTCTTTTAAAACATATGCTTGTGCCATTTTCTTTTCTTGCGGACGGCCTTTTCCAGCAATCTTGAAATGAGCCTTCCATTGAATTGGCATAGCGATACTATATGGCATTTTAATTTCTGTTAATGTCTCGTGAACTACTCCGAAAGCTTCTGCTAAAATTTTAAATGTTTTAACACCTTTTTCTTTACTGCCATTTACATCTTGCAATTGAATATCTTCAAATACAACTTCATCAATGTCATATGTATCAATTAATTCAAGCACTTTTTTTCTTAGCTGTAATAATCTATCACCAAGGTCGTCACCGATACATTCAAAATGACTAACCTTTACAATTTTTCCGTCATCAAGAACGGTATATCCAGTAGTGCGGGAAGATTGATCTAATGCTAAAATTTTAGCCATTGGTAGATCCGAAGCCGCCGACGCGTTCACCAGAAGACACATCGTCTTCAGTTACGCCATAGGGTAAGATAATACCCTGTCCAATTGCTTCGCCTTCATGGATTTGAATATTGAAGGGAGATAGATTATAAATCTGTAAGAAAATTTCACCCTCATTATCGGGATTGTTATAATAGTCAGCATCAATAATGCCAACTCCATTAGCAAGCATAAGCCAGTATTTCAAAGGAGAAGAACTGCGTACACTCAACTGCAAGAAGGTGCCAGGATCGAGCTTACACTTCATTCCAGTAGAAACTAAAGTGGGTCTATACTTAGTCAACTTAGTAAACTCAGCCATTTGATCGAGAGTAACATACTCTTCTTCCCCGACAGTCCATACTTCCTCAGCTTCTCCAGCAAGTTGAAATACGGAAGGAATAATATAATCCTCTGCGGCGACCAGGTCATATCCTGCGGATTGACTGGTCTTGCGCACGGGCATTACGATTTCTTTGTCTGCATAACGGGATACTTTCTCGAACTTTGCCATATTCTTAGCCCCTCTCGTAACTCACAGTGAAGACATCTTCAGGGTCTTTCTCTGCCGTAAAAACCTTGGTGGCTTGCACGACCATATATTCCTCAATAACTTCACCCTTAGCTTTGATCTACTTCACTTTATAACTGAAGCCAACAAGATCAAATGCGGGATCGTTTAGAAGCTCTTCATGCAGGACTTCTACAGCTGCCTCATCGGGTACTCTGTAAGTATCAACAGCTTTCAATAAATATCTCATATTATTTTACCTCAATCACAATATTATTTTTATGACTATAATTCATTTTAGAATACGCCAAAATGTCTTCTGACACCATGTGAGCGTAAGATAGATTGCCGCCTAGATGTACATTCGGAATACCGGTTTCCGCACATACCGCATTGATTACTTCTGGTAACTCTTCAATAGTAGCAATAGCAACACATTCTAAACTACCAGTTTCAGTATCATATACATAAATTTTTTGACTTAAGTCAAAAATATGTAAATCACAATATATTTTTTTCATCTTATCCTCCAACAACTTTTACATCATTTGCAATGGGACGTAAATAAAGTACCAACTCTTTTTCATCTTGTTTAGAAATTAATGTAAATATAATTTCTTCGTTATTATATATAATTTCACGAACATATCCTAATTCTTCTAATGCTTTAATAACACCATCTGCGAGAGTATTATAGTCTTTCGGATAATGTATTGCAATAGAAGTAAATATATAATAATATTTTGCATTTAAACCGGTCATAATAGAATCAGTTAAAATGTATATGGTACCATTTCGAACTTTAAAATTATTAATATTAATCTTTGCCTATTCTAATTCTTTTATATCATCTAAGAGACCTAAAATTGAACTAGTAGAACGATTAATTTCTTTATAGTGTCCAGTATTGCCAATTTCTTCAAGAGTTACTTTCTAATACTTAACACCATCGTAAGTTGTAATTGTTTTTGTTTCAGCCACAATCACTCACCAACCTGTACAATTCCCATGTCATAGGGGAATAGGTATAAGCAAGTGGGTTCATTCTCATATATAACCCAAACTTCAATAGCATCAGTAGCTTCAGTTAAATCGATCGCTTTCACTATACCAATATTTTGAATTACATCAACTACTTCACGAGCAAATGCGATATGCTCTTTAATCTTAAATACAGTGAAATAAGAAATCTCCTTACCGTAAAGCATATAATAATCATTATGCCAATCAGTGTCAAACTTTGTCAAAGTTTCAGACACTCGATCCCAGTCGGTCAAATCGGGTAGCTGTGCAATAATTTGCTTATTCATATCGTAAAGTCCCATTTCTACACCAGAACTTTCCATTTTGAATTCATGCCAATTATCATTATGCCAGATGTAATATTTGCCATCAGTAGCATTTTGCATAATTTCACCTTCAATGGGAATAAAATTCACTTGAGACAAATCCATCTTTTTGATTTTTTGTTTACCCAAATTATAACCCTCCTTTATCTCATTTATATAAATATTATATCATTTTTTTTCGGATAAGTCAATAATACGCTGATTTCGTGAGCCTCTCATATTCAGTGTAATATCTCGCTCTTCTTCAATATATGGACCATCAATTAAAACATCAGCTAATTCTAACGCTCCGCGCACTTGCGGATGGTTGCGATGTTGTAATTCTTCATAGGTATATCCGCTCCATATATACACCTTGACTCCTGGCACCTTATCTTTGACCTCTTTGATGACTAAATAGGTAAGAAAGGCGTTTTCGTCACAAAGAGGCTCGCCGCCCATGATACACAGATCACGCTGGATACCTTGGGCGGTGAGGCCGGTAATAATTTGATTTAGGGTGTCAGAAGTAAATTCTTTGCCTCGACCAAACTCCCAAGTCTCTGGGTTGTGACAACCCTTACATCTGTGGGGACATCCCTGTACGAAAAAGCTCACACAAAGACCGGGGGCCGCAGTAATATCATTCAAAATGAGACCACTGTAATTCATACGAACTTACTCCTTTCTAATAGCGTAGCTAATTCGTAGTTAGCTACAATTAGGAAAATTGTGAATGTTTGACTCTATGTTCGACCTCTGACTGTTTTCCCTTGTTGAAATGGCGATAGTCAGTAGTCAAATAACCAGTTACACGACGCAACTGCTGAATATTGTGGCTGCCACACTCGGGACAAGCATCATTGAACTCACCCTAGAAGCCGCAATCTAAGCAGGAGTCAATGGGGAAATTGAATGCTAAATAAGGAATATCTAACTCCTTGAAAGCATAATCAATAATCTGTTCGATAGCCTTGGTATTCTTTACGAAAGTGCTATCAAGCTCGACATAAGTAATACATCCACCAGTAGGATACTTACAGAATGGAGCCTCAACCGCAAGCTTATCGAAGATACTAATCTCATGCCATACGGGTACATGGTGGCTATTGGTTAAGAACTCATGGTCGGTAACATTAGGAATAACTCCATATTGCTTACGCAGAGCCTTTGCAGCGGTGTGGCATAGACCTTCCGCGGGGGTAGCGTAGCAAGAGAAGTTCAAATCATGACGCTCAGAAGCTTCCTTAGCATATTCATTGATACGCTTTACAACCTTCAAAGCGAACTCGTGTACTTTTGGATCTTCGGCATGATTCTTACCAAACAATGCTTGACACATTTCGGCAATACCAATGTAACCCATAGCCAAAGTTCCGTGCTTCAATGCTTCGTAGTTAGATACTCGGCATTTCTGGGCGTCTTTCATAGTACCATTTTGATACATGAAAGGACCAGCCTCAGGAGGCTGATTTACCATAATATCAAAACGCTCCAAAAGACCCTGTTCGCATAACATCAATAAATCCTCGAATGCAGACCAGAAGCCATCTAAATCCGGGGTCTCACGCTTACCTAAACAGATACCATATTCGATACCTAACTTTGGTAAAATCATAGTATTGGGGCACAGGTTACCACGACCAACGCGGTTGTAGGAATCAGTATGACGGTCATAACCTAACATTGTGCGGCAGCCCATTGTGGCGAAGTATGTGTCGGGATCATTAGGATCTTCGTGCGCCTGTGAAAAATCGCAGTTGACGAAGTTAGGATAAATTCTCTTACTCAAAGATTCGATAGCTAATTGCTTCAAATCGTAGTTTGGATCTTCTGGATTAGCATTACATCCTTGTTTATACTGGAAAATACTAATTGGGAAGATAGGAGTTAAATGGTGCTTACCAACGCCAGATAAAGAAGCTCTTAACATCTTCTCACTTACAAAACGACCCTCGGTAGAAGTGTCACGACCGAAGTTGATAGAAGTGAAAGGAACCTGGCTACCCGCACGAGACTCCAGAGTATTTAAGTTATGATACAAAGCTTCACTTGCCTGGATACCTTCACGCTCTAGCTGACGCATAGCAAACTTATAAGCAGGAGTATCCTTAATTGCTTCATTGTCAATTACGCAAGGCTCATACTTAGCCTTTAATACAATTTCAGCATCTTCCTTAGACAAGCCTTCAACATCAGTGAAGTAGTTACGCATATGCTTGTAGAAGCTCTTGGCAACATATGGAGCCAAGTCATAGTCAGCATGGACTGTACCAACGCCACCAAATTGAACCTGGGACTGGCATTGGAAAATAACTGCATATTGCTGACAAGCAGTATCATATTTTGATGGTGGACGCACATCGCCGTTGCGAGTTACGAAACCATCAGTAAAAATCTTTTTGAAATCAACGAACAAGCAGTTATGTTCGCCAATATTTGTTTTCTCATTATCGTGTTGATATAACAACATATCCTTATGAGCTTGCGCTACTTCGGGGGATAGAGTATAATCCAACGCAATTATCTTCTAAATGTCTGCGGAAGCTTCCTTCTCACGACCGGAGAAGCTCTTCTCATCAACATTCGCATTGGAATTTTCAACAGCAGTAGCTTCAGTTCTACGCATAACTGCCTTTAATAATTTACTTTGACGCATACGAGCCTTACTGCGCTCGTCACGATATAAAATGTAAGCCTTGGCAACTTCTGGATATTCACTCTTCATCAAATATCCTTCAACCAAGTCTTGAATTTGTTCGACGGACATATCGACACCGCGACTACCAATTAGATCTGCGATTTCTTCAGCAGTATCGGATTCATACACGGAGCCGTATGCGCTAATCATAGCCTTATTGATGGCATTTACAATCTTATCGGGATTGAATAGAACTCTTGTACCATCTCTTTTAATTACATGCATACTAATTACCTCCATTATAAAATACTATATCTTGTGGAGAGCGTAAAAACTCTCTACAAAATATAGCGTTTTATCTTGATCTATTAATCAATGTCGTCCTTGCGCGAGCATGTCCTCGATCTGGCCTGCAATCTGCTCGGCGTTCGCATAGAAATCGTCAAAAGTCTCGTTGACAACTTCGGTGTAGTCAAAATCAATATCAGCAAAATCTTCTTCATCAGCATTGAAGCGACGAACAATCTCTTTAACGTCGGGATTTTCCTCTCGACTAAGCTGACGATATAAGCGCTGTTTATCAGAAACAGTTACCCAATAAACAGTGACTTCACAATCCGGCCGGTCAAGCAACTGCCGCACACCCGCAGGATTGAAAACACCGATATTGATAATGCCATCGCTGCGTACAGACTCATAACTAGTACCATACCACCAATTGTTGAAATTAGTAAATTCCAACATTTCATCATTCATAATTTTCATTGCAAAATCATCGGGATGATAGTAATAGTAATTGATGCCGTGAGCTTCGCCCTCTCGCATTGGTCTACTGGTACAGCTTACGATCTCGTGGACCTCAGAAATAATTTTCTTTTCAGCGAGTAATTTTAATACCTATTTCATCAATGAGTCTTTACCAGCGCCGCCTTTACCCATAAAAAGAACTATTTTATACATTTTCATTGTCCTCCTCAAACTCATATTGAATTTTTCCGGGGACTTCATGCGCCCAGAAGGTAGCACGACCATCGCAGTCGGGGTTACTGCAACGGAATGGGTATTGCTCGGGGTAGGTAGAATATACCATCCCCGTGCTCACCATTTTACTACCACACTTATCGCAGAACGCTTCTAATACATATGCTTTTTTTACATATCTCTTAGTCAACATCTTCTGCAGTGCCTCCTTGATAACGACTATCTTGTAATACTAAGTCACCATTATCCAAGATCTCATTGATACGATATAGCTGATGTCCGCCAGTAGAAGCATACTTCTTAGAAACAAAATCATCACCGCTGCGGATTCCCGTTACGACGATCATATTACCGCGGTTGAACCAACTCTTCTCAACGACGTGCTTGACGCCATCTGCGCCACGCTCGGAGATCTGCTTATCGAACATCGCAAAATATTCTTTTCTGAATTTGACATTTACAACACCTGTTGTTGTCAAAATGGTAACTGTACTCTTAGTCTTATTCTTTGCAATACAAGTTCCGCAAATACGATTCAAATGAAAGATATGAATGTCTTTGCCTCCCTTATGGAATGTCTTTTCAATGATCGGATCTTCTGGCAATAGGTTGAAATCAACAAAGCCATATTTATCATTATTGACATTTTGCAATTCGTGGTCATGATAATAGAAGCACAAGACTTCCATCTCCCACGCAGAGATAGTACCCTTCGCATATTTATTCCAATCTTCCATGAAGATTTCTGTATTCAGCGCATTTAAGATTGTATCTTTTTCTGCGGCGATCCACTTTCTGAATACATCCATATGCTTCTGGTATACATTATCCCAAGCCTTAGTTTTTATATACCAAGACACATTATCTGTTGTCATAAGATTTTCGCAATCAATCTCCTGCAAGAAAGCGATTGCTCTCGTATCAAGACTATACATATCCTTATAAGCATACTTATCAGCCTTAGTAATTGCCTTCAAATATCTATTGAACTCATATACTCGACGAGCGAGAATTTGCTCTTCAGTTTTTTCAGGCAATAATCCGTGCTTGATAAGTCCACCCATATTTTGTAAGGTGATACGACTCTTCTTATCACAAGTCTCCCAGATATACCAAGCCATTACAAATTGACGCTCTTCCATATCGTCAAATGCGCCACCCTTGATAAGGGCAATCATAGCTTGCTTACTGGGTCTAACTCTATTCAAGAAATCTTTTGGAGAGCTATAAGGTCTGTTTTCAATAATGCTGGCAATCAAATCATCGCCCACATTCAACATACCTTTCAATCCAAAAAGAATTCGATTATTTTCTACATCTGGAGCAAATCCAAAATCTGATTTATTAATGTTTGCCAAGCTAACTTTAATTCCTGCACCAGTGATATCACCGATTGCTTTGGCAATTTTTCCATAATCAGTTGAACCTCCTGCTTCTTCATCAGTTGCACCACTGTTTACAATCAAACAAGCAGTATTCCAATAAATTGGATTGAAATTCATAACAAAGTAAATTGATTGAATACCAACAAAAGAATAAGGCAGAGAGTGGTTCAGACTAAATGCATATCCTAACTGGGGTGCAATTGCATTTTCCCAGAAATAATTTGCCGACTGAACCCGGTCAAATTTACTATAGACCTGTTCGCGCAATTCCGGAATCTTACTCATTTGCTTCTTACCAACAATCTTTCTCGCATTATTGGCTTCACCTAATGTGAAATTTGCAACATCCATAAGTAATTCCATCATCTGCTCCTGGATAGCACAACAACCCCAGTATTGGTCACAATGCTTATGCATTAGCGCAATCATATTTTGATCCAGACCAGCTTCGTGCATTTCTCGATCAAATTCTTCCAATCCTCGCTTTTGGATACGAACATATCTATCTTGCTGAGATTCCTTGCCTTTTTCAGACATAAGTCTCATCATTGCGTTCGCCGCAGTCATCTCCATAGGATTCTTTGGTTTCAACTTTTTTGCAATAGCTAATCCAACGCCAGTGCTGAACTGGAACACATCCAGAACATCACCGGCCGCAAGATGCTCCCAAATGCGGGGATCAGTTGTATCAATCACTTCTGGATGAATATACTTATTATATAGATTACGCAAACCAATATCTTCAATTACTTTATCTGCGGTAAGTAATTCAAAACATTTGATAATCTTATCTGAAATTTCAGTTACCAAGAAGTCATACTTGGTATCACCTGCGGCCTCTGCTTTATGCAGGTCATAGCAGGTAATCAAATCTCCACTTGGAGTTCTCATAAATGCCGCAGTTTCAAACGGGTCACTACCATATAAGATAACACCCGAAGCGTGAGAAGAACGCTTATTTACTAGTCCTTCAATTGACTGAATAATAGCCAATAGACCAGGATAGTTATTTACTTCTCGAATGAATGGAGCAACGGGTTTTCTATCTTTCTCCTCATTGCCGTTGATAACATCACTAATCGGCCATAAGAATCCACGCTCTTGGGGGATTAGAGAAGACATGTACTGGGCTTGATCGACATCGATTCCATCTGGGAAATCCTCGCTTCGATAACCGCGGCAAGCCGTGAGTACAGCTGATTTCGTTCCTTCTGTTCCGAAGGTTGCGACCTGGATAAGTCCCAACTCTCCACGCTCTTTACGAATTGCTTCAAAAATTGCGGGTCGTTTTGATGGAGCGAGGTCAATGTCAATATCGGGCAACTCGGCTCTCTCCTTATTAAGGAAACGCCAGTAAGGTAGATTCCATCTGATGGGGTCGAGCTGCGTGATGCCCAAGAGGTAGTTAGACAAAAATCCTGTGGCCGAGCCTCGACCTGGGCCAACAATTGAGCCACACTCCCAGAATAGGTCGATGTAATGCTTGAAGGTGTTGAAATAGGCGAATAGACAGTCATCTAATTTCTCTCCAATATCTAAAATAACATCAGCTTCGGTTTCTAATCTCTGCCAATATTCAACTTTATCTTGTAAGCCTTTTTCATTTAGGCTCTTCGCGCACTCATATAGCCAATATCTCTCTTGGACGTTACCATCAACTAACAAATGCGCTAAACATGGATAGAACTTATTTAGGTTCCAATCGATTTCATATGGAATGTACTCTTGAATTTCTCGTTCAGAATGAGTTGGCAGAGGAATCTTAGGAATCATCTGTTTACGCTCTAAAGAGTATGAAGTATATTGTTCACCCAATTTACGAGAGTTTTCTAAGATTTCAGTGACAATATAATCATTTCCAAAGCAATGATGCAATAGTTTATAAACTTCATCATATGACATCAAATGAGCAAACTCATAGAAACTATCAACCTCACGCTCGCCGCCCTTAGAATTTAGATAAGACTTATGGACGTATCTATCTTCCTTGGTGAGATAGTGAGAGTCAGTACCAACAATCAAAGGAATATCATATGCTTTTGCAATACGATATAACTTGCGGTTGGTGATACATTGATCCTCAGCGGTTGAAGGCGCACATTCAATATAGAAATCATTACCGAACACATCAAGACAATACTTGATGAAATCGCAAATTTGATTATAAAACACTCCTGCGGAAATCTTATCATTGACATTTTCAGCGCAGGCCATGTTGTATGCGGCGGTGGATAACTCGCCACCCATACAGGCGGTTGAAGCAATTACATGCCCCTTATACTTCGCCATAATGGTTGCCAATTCGTCTTTGGTAATGGGCACGCGCTCCATACCTCGATCGACATAGGAATGATACCAAGCAGTTGAGCTCAATTCACGCAGAGCCTTGTGTCCGATTTCATCCTTGGCAGTTAGAATAAAGTGATAATATTTGATACCACTCTCTCGTTTATCTACTAAATAAACCTCATTGCCTAAAACAATTACAAAATCGGGATACTTCTCCTTTATCTTCTAAGCATACTGATTGACTTCCATATGTCCGGATAGACATTCGTGGTCTGTAATCGCAATGCCGGAAAGACCCAATTCAATTGCTTTGTCAATGAGGTCCTTAGGTCTATTGATACAATCGAGTAAGCGGATATTCGAATACATTGTATGGTTGTGAATATTGAAATATGTTCCCATTCGATTATCCCTTTCAATTTGATTTCTTATACTATATTATACCAATTTTTTTCTCTATTGTCAACTATCTCGCACGATAACGAGCTTTTCTTTGGCGCGCGTAGCAGCTGTATATAGCCACTCTGCATGGTGTCCACCACGCAAAAATTCTTCAAAAACAAGAACTTTATCATATTCACTACCCTGCGCCTTATGGGTAGTAATACAATAACCATAGTCGAATTCACGGGGGCGCCAAATCTTAGGGAAGCGCTTCCAGTTCTGCGCGGTTACGGTCGGCTCACCAGTAGTGAGTAATCTGTAATCCATATTTACACCACGGAAAATCAAATCCTGTGGAGAGTTTTCAACATCATCGTCTGAATAATCATCAGACCAAAAATCGCAAACCATCATCGGCCGCAAATAAGGATTGTTATTCAACAAATCAATCTTAGTAAGTGTGCCAATAGTGCCATTCACCATTACATCGCCCGCTTCACTCGGATGATCCCAGTCATTCCGCAAACAAATAACCTTATCTCCTACTATTGGAGTCGGATCGTCAATGTCATGTAAATACTTACGCATAAGATGATTTACCGTACGGCGTGTCTCATTCTTTGCTACAAGGATCTGGTCGGCCCAAGTATACATACCAGACACAACATCTTTCTTATCAATGATTTGCACTTCGTTTCCTCGGAAGAGTTCGAGAGGTTTGCCGTCTCGAATATCCATAGTCAAACGAATGATTTCACTCTCCTGGGCTTGGCGCATAATCTCATCCAAGAAAATGTGCGGATGGTCGAGCACTCCATTAGACTCACCAATAGGAGGAAGCTGGCCGGGGTCGCCAAGAGCAATAACATGAATACGATGTGAAGTCAACAAATCCCAAATCTCTTTTGGAAGCATTGAAATTTCATCGACAACAATCAACTTATATGGATAGTCCAGAGGTCTACGAGGTTTGTGATAGAATGTTCCATCATTGCGAGGATAGGACTGATATAACAGTCTGTGTGCGGTCATGGCATTCTCGCATCCTTTTTCACGCAAAACCTTTGCGGCCTTGCCTGTGAATGCGATATAACAAACCTCTGCGGGATATAGACCCAGCGCTGCAACGATAAACTTCACAAGTGTACTCTTACCAGTACCAGCGTAACCGGCGATACAGGTCCAGGGTTCATTGTTCTTATAGCGGGCGACCGCAATCTTTAATCCCTCTTCCTATTTAGCAGTAAGTACCATTTTCATCCTCCTTTGGATGGGCGTGAACCAGCTGTTCTAATGTCATATAAAAATGCTGCTTACGACCATTCATACGCCGACGCGCGTCAACGGGGTCAATATGATCGGCTCTAGACATATACGCAGCCAATTCATCACAGACTTCGGCATATCTAAAATAGATACTATCAAATCCAAAATCTAAACGGTCTTTTACCAATTCATCGAAATCTTCTCTTGGTAATCTTACAATATCCAATTTTTCTTTCAGACTTTTTGCGTAATCCGTCATTTTATTCTCACCTTTTTATTTTTATTATACCAAAATATTTTATATAAATCAATTCAAAAACATATTGGTCTTGTCTAAGTTTATAATATCATCAGACCAACCAATATCTCCCAAAATAAGAAAATCCTCACTGGGAACAATTCGATTTGAAATTTCTAAACCGCCTTTTTGATTTGAGTTTTCGGTCTTGGCGTCCAATGCCGATCGGAGCTCGTCTATTTGCATTTCTACCAAGTCTGTCCGAGCGCTATTAGCGGCATCCGCACAATCCACATCATACCTCAAATCACTCATTGAATCCTTTATGGCAGTGATTTCAGTAGTCGCCCAATCCATCTGTTGCATCAACTCTGATAACTTACGCAGAGCTTCTGTCATTTGCTATGTGGTACAGCCGACTTGGGCCACCACTGAACTCAAACTTATTGTAGCGTCTGATACGCTTGGTAAGTTTAGCATAATATCATTTTGTATCTATTTCAAAACTGCCATCTTTCCATCTCCTATAAACAAAAATAAGGGTTATATAGGGGCGAACCCCTATATAACCTATTTACTTACCCTACGAAATACTCGTAAGCTCGTCTTGCGTATCCTCTACGAGGCGCTCTATGTCCTTCACCACAACGCTCGAAATAACAAGCGAAGGCGTAGGCACATTCTTCCGGAGTGTCGGCTTCCATGATTTGCTCGAGTTGCCAATTTGTAACTTGTTTGGTAACTCCATCAGTGCCGTGCAACTCATCGTGCATAAAATTGAGCTGATCTTCAATACTTGGATTTTCTCCGTAAATTGAAAATAGTTGACGCTTGCGGCCGCCTAGCCACTGAATCATACCGAAACCACTTGAGCTATGTACGTCCCAATCGAGATCGGAAGTCCAGCAACCGCCGCACTCAGCCATCATATTACCCATAATACCGGCGCACACAGTATCACTATAACCCAGCTCATTCTTCATATAGAGCCAGACTTGAGTAGCAACTGGATACTCGGCCGCACGCTTCTCCCATTTGAGTTTCTCTTCCCAAATTGAGAATTGCTCTTGGTAATACTCAACTTCAATTGTTGCATTTTCAATATCGGTTTTAGCTAATACTACTGCGGGATGGTCGTCCGCATAACCGAGAGTTAGGAAACCTTGATAGATGGTTTCAGTAAGCTCCTGGCGAGCAATAGCTTCTTCCAATAGAGAAGTAGCTTCATCATATGTAGTAGGTTCAACACGCTTGAACTCCACGGTATCTAATACAATAACTACCTCTTCTGGTTCAGTAGACTCAGTATCTACTGGAAAGGTGGTAGTCTCAGAAGGGATGTAATCTTCCGAAAAAGTAGCAACTGGATTGGTGTCTGCGACCACAGTACCTGCTGCATATGCAATAACACTTAGAGTGCTAATAAACATGGCTATAATCAACAATACACCGATAATTTTCTGTTTCATAATTTCCTCCTAATATTACTATCAGGCCGTCAATTAGAAATAGTATTTCTGTTCTCCTACAATTTCGTAATCTTCAATAATAATTTGTGGACTTACAATACCATTCCATATGTTGCGTTCACACTTGCCCACAACATTGATGGTTATACAACCAGTTTCAGAGTGTAATTTTTCATACTCCTCTTGTGACGACTTGAATTTGATTAAACTCGTACCATTTGGTAAGGTTATCTTTAGAGTAGGACTCTTGTCTGGTGACATAAGAACAATATTATCTTTATGTAGATTGATATGTTCGATGGCAACCAGAGGTTCATCTACTCCTTGGCCCCATAAAGATTTGAGTTCAGCAATTTCCACAATGTCTTTTCCTCTGAAATCATCACCGTGGAAAATGAAATCAACCTTATAACAAGGGGTAAAGTCAAAATCTGCCAAAGCGTGATTGGAGTAATTTACAAATTGAGTAAAGTTTGCATCAGTGATACCAACACCCAATGCGTTGGCGTGACCTTCTGCATACATTACCAATTCACTATCTTTCAAAAACTCACGGAGGTTATCAAATTTCGATTTATCGTATCCTCTTCCTGAACCCTCCCAGCCATCTTCTGTCTTATTAAGTAGAAGTACTGGGCGTTGATATTTCGCCATTAGCTGGTTTGCAATCAAACCAGTAAGGTTTTTATCGGCCGCAAAAGTATCTAATTTGATAGCCAAAATCTTATTCTCTAACAGATTTTTCTCTTTGATTATGCGTTCAATTGTCTCCAAGGCTGCGTCTCTTGCTTTTGTTTGCCTATTTTTGATGTTAGTGCAATTACGACAAGCCTGTTCTACTCTCGTCTCCTGCTGACCCTTACATCCTCTTTTGGTTGATGGGACTAGTTCATATCCCCGATAGTCAAGCATAGACTCGAATAGCATGAGCTTTTCTTCCTGCGTTCCCATTCTTATCGTGGCATTTACATAGGGAGCAATATAAAAAGCTACTCCAATAGGACTGATACCGTCTTTCAACGAATATGCTTGTTTGTCTACCATTCCCTTGAAGTATGGATTGCGAATATTCTCGAGTCCTCGCGTGATAAGGTGTCTCGTTTCAAAATCGCGTAGATCCATCATGTCGGCCACCATTCCGAGTGCGACCAAATCTAAAAACTGATCTGCATAATCAACATTCATAAGCTCGTCGATATAGGAACAGAATTTATATACCATTCCGACACCAGACAAAGACTTAGTGGGATAATCACACAGCTGATTGTTGATAATACAGGCGTGTTCTGAGATACTATCTGCTTCGTGGTGGTCAATTACCAGCACATCCACGCCTTTTTCAGCCAATGTCTTATGCTCTTCATAATCATTGGAACTTGAGTCGGGCGCAATCACTAACTTGACATCTGCGGGAACAGTATCAAGAATAATGCCGTGCTGTTTCCCCGTATGGATACGATAATATACATTGTTCTACACAAAACCGGGGAATAGACAATTCAGATAGTTGATAAGGGCGGCCGCACTTGTATAACCATCACAGTCGCTATCAATCTGAATTAGAACTTTGTCATTTTGTGCGATATGTTTGATGAGAAGTTTTACACCCTCTTGGATATTCATAAGAATTTTTGGGTCTAAAATATCTGCATCAGTAGTATGTAGATAGTGTTCTACATTCGCCGGTACAATGCCCCGGTTGGCAAGTACCTATTCGACCGCTGTTAGCTATTTCTCCAGCGGGATATTAGGTACAATAAGTTGATACTCCATAAAGTATTCAACCTCCTTTCATGTAGATCACCACTAACTTATTATATGAATTTTGCTTCAATTTCTTCATCCTCTCTCGTCCAGTCATAAGAGGAAGGAAGATAAAAACGAAATGATTGATAAGGCATAGCCTTAGTTGCTGGCTTAATAATGGTGTTGATTGCTTCTTGAGAAATGCGGCGGTCGATATAAGACACATTTGCCGAGTGACCTCGTCCGCTATCCGAGGCGCGCACAACTCTCCAAATATCATCATTATCGAATAAAATCCAAGAGCCTGCAGATTTACTAATTACTCGTCTTATTGGTTTAATATCCATTCGAGCATACTGCTCTTCAATTTCAAGTAATTTTTCATTCGCCCCATCACTTTCATAGGCCCAAATAATTCCTCTCATAGCTGGAACCTCGGTTTACTACTAATTTCATGGCCTTCGGGGCAAATATCATACCAGTCGTGAACTGTACGCTCTTCATACTCATAAGGATCTAAATATCCTTGGAAGGGATTAGTACAAATGAGTTTAGTATATGTTTTTTCTCGAAGTCCACAATCATCTTGATAATACCATCTCTGACAGTGAGGACACCAATAGCCTAGCGCTTGAAGCTCACTTTGCAATTTCATAATACCGTCAATGGTATTAGCAATTACATCCATGCGCTCTTGAATGTCCTATGGACCATTTTTGAATACTTCATTTAGGTCGTACATTACAACACTATCCTCTCTTTGAATAGTTGCAGGAATACTTGCGGCCCGCAGTCGATCGGCGAGTCCTTGTATCCTGTAATTTTATTTTTATCGAATATAAAAGATATTGTTGCATAGTTCTTATATTTTGTTCTTAATCGCAATAAATTCATTTTCAAATGCTTGAATTCTTCATCACCAATTTCTTGGAACTGGCGATCAAACGCAATTATAATCTCTTCTGCGCCAGCGTCTAAGAGCATTTGAATCTGACAAGCCGATACGCTTGAACCGCAACACGCAACCGATATATCATTTTCTAATCCGAAATATGATTGATATAACAGACAAGATTTTTCTCCTTCAAAAATAATCGCTTTTTTCATAACACCAATATTCTTACGACTGTTATTAAAGTTATATAAGTTCATTCCAAGAGGATGATTATATAATTGTCCGTTTATACGCATCGGTCTATACTTACCAAAACGCTCGCCCTCTTCCGCACACAGGGTGCGTCCGCGCAGTCCCACAAATCGACCATCTTTATCGAAATGCGGAATTGTGATTTGGTCGCCTCCTGGATAAAAACCAATTTTTGCTTGGTCTAATGCGGCCTGAGTAATACCCTCTCGCAACCAGGGACCTATCTTCAGCGAGTAGTTGAAGCGTTCCAATATACCATTTTCATATTCTTTTAGGATAACCGAGTTATCCTTCACCTCAATATCTTGAATTCGCTCGTAGTTAGCTAGGTATTTCCAATCGTCTAAATCTTCATCTTCTGGTCTATTTTCATGGTCGCCAGAAAATCCAAATCTTTGAGCGATCCACCTTACTGCGTCATTTAGGTCGAACTCTCTATGCCATTGAATCTGAGCGACCTTGGCTGTCAACTCGAAAATATCGAAATAACTATCGCAGCCAGTGTAGCAGCGGAACAAGCCGGTGTTTTCATAGTAATATAGCTTTCTACTACCTTCACCAGGAGGGTTGTGACAGATGGTAGCGGAGACGAAGCCGAATGTGTCTCGACTCGGATCTCCGCCCCATTCTTGAAGTAAATCGAATACATTTTCGTCGGTGAGAGCCTCACGGATTTTGGTTTTATCAAATACCAACATTAGTTGATATCAACAAGAACCTTGACGCAGTATCCTTTCAGACCCATCTGAGTATTTACATAATCGCACAGAATCTCATGTGCGGGCTTGGGTAACTTGCCACTCTTACCCTTGGCAGCCTTGAGGATTTCATCAGCCATCAGCTTACCCATCTTGTACTCGACGGTGCCGGCGCAAACATCGGGAGCGGGCACAGTGTCACGCTTCTTGCCGGTAAAACCATTGTTAGGCTTGTTATTGGGGCGGTTGTTGTTGCGATTGAAGTTCTTCTTACCGTTGTTGTTATTTCTCTTATCGTTTTTTACAAAATCAGCCATTTCATTTATCTCCTTCTTATTTACAATTCCAAAATCGGAATCATGTAACAAATTAGCTTTTGCTCTCAGCCCTCGATTACTCTTCGCACTCGAAGGCTGATTCTTCGTCAATTCTAATACGAACATCGTCAATACTCACCATTTCATAATCATAGGTAGTGCAGAACATTGGTTTAATACGACACACGCCCAAATCTGCCTTACACCATAAAATTACGCCCTTATATCTACCTCGTCTATTTTTGTAAATTGACATCTTAATTGTAGGTCTTTCAAAAATATTAGAGGATAATATATTTTCTAAGGCTACCAAATCATCATCTTTTACAGAAAGAAGAATGGAGCCATAGTCAATCTTATCTGCGATAGCTTTCGCACCACGCAGTAAGTTCTGGTCTGGAGTTTTACTATCCTGGTAATCACCGTTCAACTGAGTGGCTGACATGATAAACACACCATGTTGGTTGCAGATATCTTTCAATCGAGTAGATAACATAAACAAGATATTATCTTCTCTCAGTTTGACACCACCAGAACGCTTAGTGATTTCTTCCAAAATTTTCAAACTCGTATGAATATAATCGTGGCAACGGACTCTTATATTTCTATAAGCGCTGACTATCTTTTACTGCGGTCGCCCCGGTTCAGCGAACGGCTGACCGGGTCCCGCAGGACACCGTTTCGGCATTTAATGGACTTCGTTTCCTAAAATCCAAGTGCGTATCAATAGCACCCCTACTCCCCCGCCCAGAAGGCCTGGGGGATAGTCGATACAGGTTCTTTAGACATCTTTCCAAGTTCGTTTTTTGATTATGTCAGCAATAGTGCCTTTTGAAATGCCATACTTCTCTGCTAACTTATCATAAGAAAGATTTGTTTCTTCTCTATCCTTTCTAATAAGTTTTACAGTTTCAGCATTGAGTTTTGTATGACGTCCATTTTCAAATACTTCTGGCATAATAAGAGCATATCTTCGTCCAGACCAAATATTTAGAAAAGAATTATAATGCATTATATCTTCATACTTTTCTTTATATATTTTAGTAGGACTTTCTTTTCTTTGATATGCCTTTCTTAATTCAATAACTTCTTCTTCTGTCAATTTCGCTTGAGCCCAAATTTCTTTCTTTCTATGCTCTATTGTTTTGGGTTTAGCACAATTTTTACCGCCGGGTTCAATATTATAACCATTTGGTATTTGACAATTATATTGTTGAATATATTGAATTTCTAATTGATTTAATAAATCAATATTTTCAACATCTTGTGCTAATACTTCATAAGTAAAATTTTCAAATCCGTGTTTGCGGAATGCTCGATGAAGTGGAGATTCATATTCACAATCATCTGGATTTTTATAACTGCTTTTATGATTATTATATCGAGCATTACCTTTGCTAATGGATTGTCCGATATATTTTTTACCATTTACATTATTTGTAAAACAATAAATAATTCCCATAGAACCACTCCTTTCATTATAGTATGAAAGAAGTCAAAGCTCAATTGACTAGTTCCGTCCAAAGTTTCCCACGGGATTCCCATGCATTACTGTTTAGGGTTCCCCGTTAGCACTTGCGGTTGCTCGGTTCGCCGGTCTTTGACCGGGCCCGCCGCAGGTACCCCGCTGATTAGCGGAAAAGTGTTTCATTGTCCCAACACCCTTTTAATAGGGTTGAACACATATTTTACATCGTGCTCACGAATATTTTTCTTTATCTTATCTTCTACATCTTTCAATGAGAAATCTGGTAATTCTTCAACATAAATAGGACTTTCTTTCAAGAGTTTAGCAGCCTGCATAACACGCTCTTCCTCACCCTCACCATACTCACCATTTAGAATATGTTCCTCATTTACATTTGATAAAAATGCCAACATCATAGTTTGGATTTCTTCAAGCTCCTGCTCGGTCGTGATAAATAAGACTGGCTCTGCAGGACCGCTGCCAATCCAACCAAATGTTTCATCATATATCTTATTGCAGCCGATGTAGCAGCAATCCGCAATCATTGAACGGGTCTTACCGATACCAGTAGCCGCAGACCGCAAGTAAAATTTCTTCAGTCTTGCGCCTCGAGTAACTGTATTGATTAGCGGACCATATAGAGGTACACCGACTTCTGGATGCTGTTTGAATTTCTCAATCAAATCAAAAATACCTTCACCGGCTTGTTGAGCTTCACCAAAAGCATCATCAACATATTGCAATCTAATATTATCAATCTTCGCATCGACAATATCAGCAATCTGTTCCAGTGAAGAATTATCTAATTGATCCTCTTGAAGTTGTTTCTTCTTTACATCCAAAATATTATCTGGGTCATAAATGTCAGTAACATCAATGCCGCAGTTATCAAATGCTCTCAATAGAGAGAATTTTTTCAAACGACCGTAATAATAATCGAAGGCTGATGGAATACTACTCTCAGATACCTTGAGTAGCCATTCTTCGCCCTTCCCTTGCTTATATACAGCCGCGCTCTTGGGTCGAGATGCGAAGAAATCAGAAATGCTTTCTAATGTAATTTTATTCGCACCTAACTCATGGATTTTATAAATTGCACCGAAAATCGTTTTGTGAAACGGATCGGCGAAATCTTCATCAACGATTGAATACCTATCAGTAATTTCCAAAAGTTGAGGAGTATTGAAAACACAGCCAATAACCTACATTATAGCTGTTGTATCGACGTATTTAGACGCCATTCATCATTCCCCTTCCTCGTCCAAAAATGTAAATAATGGACGTTTTTTTACTTTACGCTCGGGTCGAGGAATGACAATTTCCTTGACTCTCGGCTGATATAATTCAATTTGCACATCTTTATTCTTCTGTTGAGCTAACCACAATTCATAGAAATAGTTATAAGCATTTTGATATACATATGGAACAATACCAATGCCACCATTGGCTTTGGATTTATCCCCACCTTTTATTTCATAGTGATAATATAAGGCTTTTTGCATACCAGAATATGTGTAATTATATTCTTCTACATACTTCTTGATTTGTGCTTTGACACGAGGCTCGATATATGAAACTTGGAATAATTCTTTGATATATTCTTCCAGTTTTTCTCTATCTGTTTTTTCTCGATGCTCTTCCAACTCTTGACACGCTTTATGCACGTACTTATTATTGCCAACCATAACACAATCTTCGTCTTTTTTAGACATTGGCTTTTTACAATAAGCACAAACTACATTATCGTTTGGATCAATAATTTCTTTCTTTACATAATTCGGGTCTTTTTCTGCTTCACGAAGCATACATGCGGCGTGGGCGTATCGACGCGCAGAGACAAGGGCATATTCTTCCTTATCACGATCGAATCTTATTTTACAATACGGGCAAGTTACTATGTGTGCCACTATGATGCTCCTTTCTCAATTTTCTTATACTATATTATACCAAAAAATTATAAAAAAATCAAGTCGGAGCGGAACGCCCCGACCTGATACAAATTCTTACATGAGGTCAGCTTTGATGTCGCTTACGATCAGACTTACGAATTCAGCCTGCTCAGGAATGGTGTCGCTAACCTTCTTGCCCTTACCCAGATACTTCTCAACAATAGCAGTAATCTTGGGGCCGTTGGTAGTGCCACGGCTCATCAACTGGCCTACCAGATCCTGGAATTCAGCCATCAGAGCATCATAGTCATAAGATATCTCAGTAGGAGCCACAATGCGCTCGTTAGTAACGAACATATTATTAGTCTCCTCAGCTTCCTTATCAATAGCTTCATTCAAAGCATTGACGAGGTTCTTGTAACTCATAACAATTTCAACGGGCATATACTTGAAGCGGCAGCCGCACTCAATGATACCGGAACCATCACGCAGAGTCAGAACAGACATCTCACCAGCTGCCTTCTGGTGGGCATAACCATAAATGTCAGCCATACCAGCGATAACAGTCTTGGTGGAGTTGCTCAACTGAGGACGAATCTTAGTAGTCTTAGTGCCATCGGGATTGTCGACAACTTCCAGCTTTTCGTGCCCGATAAAGAACACAGCATAGCCGAGCTGAGTCAAACCACGGAAGACTTCGTTGAACTCTTCTTTAAACTTGGTCCAACCCTTACCATAACCCAGATCGCCCAAGTCCTCGATACCATTCTGATTGCAGATATACTTCTTGCAACGGTCAGCAGCGATGTCGATAGTGTCGATAATAACACAACGATACATAGCCTGGACCTCAGGCATTTTCAACTGACGATAAACCTGCTTCATTTCAGCCCAGGAAGTAACATCCTGTGCCATTACGCCAGGCAGAGCGTGGTAACCAGGCTCGAAGGCGAGAAGCAAAGGCTTCTCCATCTGGGCGGCAAGAGTGGTCTTGCCGCACTTAGGAGCGCCGTAGATATATGTGATGTAACCACTAAGGTCACGAGAAACTTTATGAGGCTGTAAAGCCAACAAATCAATTGCCATGTTTATGTCCTCCTCTTGGATTCAAATTAGAAATTGAATCCGCCCTGTGCGGGAGCTGCATTGGCAGGAGTGATACGGTTCTTAGAAGCACGGTACTCATCCTGACGCTGCTTCATTGCAGCCAAATCAACCTCACGCTTCTGGATAGCTTCATTCAGCTCAGCAGCAGTGATAGAGCCCTCGTCATCCCATACATAAGGCTCCTTAGCGGCGCCAGTGATAACGAAATCACGACGAGTGTTCTTTACTTCACGAACTTCGTCCTCACCGAAAGCAGACTCAGTTACGATCTGGCGAACGATGGTCTCAGATACCTGACGACCCCATACGCAGGTGAAAACAGGGTTCTTAATGGAAGCTCCCAGACCAAGGAAGTAGTTCATAGCGTTCTTATTAGTAGCGCTGAACTCAACGGGAAGCAGGCTCTTACGGAAGTCGAAAATAGCACCCTTGACAATTACCTTGTCAACAGTATTCTTCTCGGGATCGCCCTCTACCAAAGTAGCAGTGGTGATAACCATATCAGCCTTGAAGGTGTTACGAACCTTCTCGTCTTCGTCCAAAGTATCAACCTTATGAACGAAACCACCCTCGTTGCGCTTAGCGGAAACCAGCTCTTCCTTACCGTTGCGGTCAGTATAGAACTCGTTCAGACCCAAAGCAGAGTCAACACGAAGCTTGACAGCCTTATCGGCGCCATCCTTCATGTAAGTACCGAAAGTACCATTCACGATGTTATTCAGAGTGGTGTAAGTATCGTTAGGCTTACCAGAGCCAAAAGTAGCAGTCACATAAGTGAAATGAACGGGCACAATGTTAGTCATAGCATCATCAGTTGCGATGCTGATAGTACCAGTGATGAAGGGAGTGCCGGGGTTCTTGGAAGTATCGCCAGAAACCTTGGCCTCCAGGCTGTGCTCGTATAAAATTCCTTCAATGTGGGATTGATTGATCATAGTCTTTTTCATTATACAAAAATCTCCTTATTCAATAGTAATATTCTTTCCATTTTCAGTCAGTGAATAAATGACCGGGTCCTGGCCGACCTTCTCAACGAAGCCATCAGTAACCAGTTTACGCATCGCACCGGATACTGCACGAGAACTAATAAACAGACCTTCGGCAATATCTCTTGCTTTCCACATAGGAGTGTCCTGGTGCTCCTGCAAGAATACCATAATCAGCTTACCATTATCGGTAAACATAGGCTTCTCGCCATCTTCGCCCAGGCCGCAGAAGGCATTCCAATAGAGTTCTGCTTCTTCATTCATAACGGGCGCATCCATCTTGCGCGTATAGTACATCAACTCATTGACATATTTAATAAATTCTTGTTTCTTGCTCATTATTTTTCATAACTCACTTTCTTTATTTTTACCTTGTATATATATTATAACAAATTTATTTCAAAAAATCAACTAATTCTGTCATAAGTCAGAAATGCATAGTAAATATCCTTGTATTCTCTTAGTTCAGTACAAGTGCTGACCTCCCATTTAGGATCTTTATCCAAATTTGGGAAATAGGTATCTACATCTTTATGGTCTTTTAGAATTTTTGTTACATAAACACGGTCACACAAAGGAAGTAGTTGCTCGTAAATAGAGCCACCACCAATGATAAACCATTCTTCATCATCTTCAACATGAGCGAGACGAGCCATTGCTTCAGCCATTCCAATAAAACAAGTCATTTCTGCATATTGGCGCTCACCAGAAGTAATAACAAGATTGAGTCTATCTTTGAGTGGTTTATTGGGTAGGGAATCCCAGGTTTTACGGCCCATTACTACAACATGGCTAGTAGTAAGCTCTTTGAAATACTTCATATCGGGAGGTAAATGCTCCAAGAGTTCCCCTTTATATCCAATCCCCCAATTATTATCAACTGCAACAATTGCTGAAATCATATACCCAGCTCCAGTTTCAGTTGAGGTTTGGTGGGATGATAACCAGTCAATTCAAAATCTTCGATAGTCATATCGTAGAAATTGGTTTTTGCGGGATTGAGGTCCATGCGTGGACGCTGGAAAATTTCAGCATTAGTATTATCTTGATAACCTTCATCCCAAGCATATTGTTCTTCGAGATCACGAGCGCTGTAACGCGCCATCATCTCTTTAGCGGCATCCATATGACGATCGTAAATCTGCTCGTTTGCAACGACATGGCTAAATACACCGGGCTTATAACCTGTGTGTCGCGCAATCATCATCAGCAATGCCGCATACTGAATTTCGTTGATACCTCCTGGACCAGAAGCAGTAAGCATATCACCACTACGCTGAACCAGCATCATATCAAGATATTCGCCACGCACATTCCAAATGGTAAGGAAGGCACATGGGGCGAGGCCAGGAGTCTCATGTAAATCCTGTTCCTGCCATAGGCTTACAATTTTGCGACGACCATATGGGTCTTTCTCAATATCTTTGATAAGATTATTAATAAGGTCATAACGACTTACAGTAGCACCATAGCGCTGACCGATAGTGCCGTCGCCGATGTCCCACTCATCCCACCAAGTCACACCCATTTCGTGCATAGTTGCGATATCATTGGTTGGCTTCTAGTAAATGGTAAAAATTTCTTTGATACCAGTTTTCCAAGCCTGCGGACGGAGGGTACAGATCGGAAATTCTCCGTTACTCAAATCGTATTTACGAAAAGTGTGATTGACAGAAATTGTATGCGCGGGAGTGCCGTCTGCGTACTTAGGACGAGGATTAATATCCTTATATCCATAACGCATAATTTCTACAATCATATGATACATATATTTATCTGCTTTTGTCATATCAATCATCCTCTGACAGAGTATATCCAGTAAGGCGTCCGTCAATATATTCTCTAACGAAAATTTCAATCTCGTCAATCATAACCTTATCTTCGGGGTCGATAGCACCATTGAAGAGGTCGCTATATGGAATAAAATCAATTCCAGTAATGCCATATGCATATGCTTTTTGACGCATAGCAGAAGGATTACTACAAGCGATTTTCGCACCAGTTTCTTTTGCCAAGAGCATCAATCTACTGGTCTTACCGGAGCCACGACTATCAATAATTCTATACATAATTATTCTCCTTACTTTATACTGTATCCAAATTCTTTCGCCTTGAAATAATCCTGCCAGTAGTCCTCACGCGCATCGAGCGCAGAGCGATCGCAGATTTCGACGACCTCAAAAGTGAAATTCTCTGGGCCGGCCGCAATCATTGCAGGATAGAGTTTGTTGCGGGTTGGCGTTTCTGCGCCTACACCACGCTTAATATGCTATTTCCAACGGTCTGCTAAATTAGCAGCCTAACCAACATAGCATTTACCAGTTTCAATTTCTGTAATTTTATAAATTCCAGTTTTTACTCCTGTACCAATTACTCGACCAATAAGGTCGGTGGTTGGTTTTTCGTAATAGCATTTCCATATGACTTTATTCAAAGGCTCCTTATCTCGCAAATAGGGTTCAACCTATCGCAATAATTCAATTTCGTGAATATCTGCGTCAGATAACTAAATGCGATAAAAAGCCTACTAATCTTTCATTTCAGCGGCTCTCTTGGCTGCGGCAACTGCGGCGTCATTTGTAGCTCGCATAACAGCTACATTATCAGATAACTCTTGAAAAGCTTCTAACATATCAGCAACAGTTTTATCATATTCAGTCTAAAAACCAATTATATTATCTTGATATTTTTGGTTTTCTTCTTGAAGTGATTGCGCGAGTTTCTCCTATGCAGCCTACATACGAGACGCATAGAATAGTTCAGCGGCCTCTTGAGCCTACTTTTCCATAGCTGAGATACTGCCATTGAGGCTCTCCAACTACTCTTTAGCAGATTGGTTTTGAATATCCAGCTTGATTTTTTCAGATTTTAGATAATCATTTTGATTGAATAAATCTTGATTATTCTCTTCTAAAATCTTATTTTCTTCTCTTAATTGCTCGTTTTTCATAGCAATCGACTTGTCGAACTCCTGGACGGCAAATAGCCGCTATCTAAACAGTCGATATGTGATAAAGCCGCCTAATCCGGCAGCAACGAGCACAGAGGCGAGTAAAATCAACCATTCCATAATGATGGAAAAAATGGGGTAAGATATATTTCAATCTTACCCCTTAGTATATGTCAAAATTACTCAGCAGCTTCTTCAGTTGCGTCAGGATCGAAAGCCATGCCTGCAGGAGTCAGAGACAGGAACTTGACCTGCTTGTGAGTGCCATCCTCCAGCTCGATCTCAGCGGGGGTACGAACACCCAAGCCCTTGCGCTGAATAGCGCTGGTGAAGATACCGTCAACAGAACGCTTCTCCAGACCCAGGGTAGCAGCAACGTCAGCAGCGGTAACATTCTCGCCGTTGATCTCCTTCAAATAATTCAGAACTCTCTTAGAATTTTCCTTCATAGCCATAATAAAATACCTCTTTCTAAAAATTTTTTTGTTTGGATTTTTTTCTAACCTCTTCGGTTATGTAAATATTATATCAAAAAATTTTTCTTTTGTCAAGAAATTTTTTCAATTTTTTTCAAGCATTTCCATTACGAGTTCGTCAATAGCGACCATGTCTTCCAGACTACTAACACTACTAGACAACTTCATAATTTCTTCTTCTGCTTGTCGAACCTATTTTTTATCATCGCTGGTTTGGATGATACGCTCATACTTAGCGATCTTCTGAGCGAGGTTCTTGATTTCCTTTTGTTTCATCAGAAAATTTTCATCCTTAATCTTTACGATTTTATTATACAAAATTTTTTTCTTTTTGTCAATTACATGATTCCAAAAGTCTGAATGAAGTCATCTTCGGACAGGATTGGAATCCCCAACGACTTGGCGGTCGTGTTCTTGGAGGAAGTTGAATTCACATCATTATTGATGAGGTAATTAGTGTTCTTGGAAACAGATCCAGTCACTTTTCCCCCAAGAGCCTCAATTCGTGCCTTGATTTCATCACGATTCTTGAAATGAGTGAGTTTTCCAGTAATTACAAAAACTTTACCAGTTAGATCCGCTCCAGCGGACGGATCTGCGACTTCCGCAATTGATTTGAAATGAATATAGTTATTAGCAATAAATATTGCTTCACTATAATCGAAATGGAGAATACTGGAATGCATCTCAGCTCCAAAGTTAGGCAGTTCATAGAACGGGAACTTACTCTCCACAGCCTGCATGAAACTCTGCCAATCCTTGAAGTGTTTAGCTAAATCTTTAGATGCCGTTGATCCAATCAGCGGAATGCCGAGAGCAGCGATGAATTGACGTAACTCACATTCACTACTGGCACTAATAGCATCCAAAACCTTCTCGACGGATTTGATACCAAATCCAGGCTTTTTGACCCATTCATCCTTGTATTGAGCTAATTCAAAAATACCAGCATTACTATCTAACCAACCCCAATCAATCAGTTTTTCTAAAGTAGCTTTAGAAATACCCTTAATGTCAAGACCTTTTTTACCGCAGAAATGATCAAGACGATTGATTAGTTTACCATCACAGCTTGGATTAGCACATATGAGCATTATAGAATCAAGAGTAACTCTTGCTCTTACCTCACCACCGCACACAGGACATACTTTTGGAATGCGAAGTAAATATTCTTCATATCTACAACAATTTAGATTAGCAGATTTAACCTGCGGAATAATCATATTCGCCTTGAAAACTTCGATCTCTTGGAACCTAAATGCTCCCATTGGTCCGAAAATTTCATCCATAATATTAATATTGTGTAGGCTTGCTCTTTCTACGGTAGAGCCATCTACGTCGATTGGCTCAAAGACAGCGACAGGCGTAAGGACTCCGGTCCTACCCATAGTCCATTCAATATCCAAAAGTCGTGTAGTATAGGTTTCATCGTAGAATTTGTATGCTAATGCATTTTTGAAATGATGCCCGGTTTCACCAAGAGAGCGACCATATTCACAATCATTGAACTTAAACACCGCACCATCGATCGGATAACCGAGCTGTTTGGCTTGTTCGGTCAAATGGTCTACTACATCATCAAGTGAAATAGCAAAACCATCTGCGTCTTTTGCCGGTAATCCGACATATGGAACTGGAGTAAATCCAAAAGCACCAACATAATCAAGTTTTTGATTTAGTTTGTACTCATTTCCATTGTCGAAATACATAGGGGTAATAATATCCCATACAACAAAAGTTAGATTGCGGCGGGCGCACTCCTTAGCGTCCAAAAGACGAATACTTCCTGCGGCAAAATTTCGAGGATTTTTATAGTCATTACTGAATTGCTCGAAATTAGTATAGGTGCAAATAATCTCGCCATCAATGACTAAATCGCCCTTATAGGGGATTCTTGACGGAACGGACGGAAGCACTCGTGCATTATGCAGAATGTTCTCGCCTACAAGACCGTTACCTCGGGTTTCCGCAGACACCAATTCTCCATCACGATACATCAAGGAACAGGTCAAACCATCCATTTTTAGCATCGCCAAGATTTCTTTGTTTCCAACAAAGGAAGCAACTTCATCAAGAGATTTGGTTTTATCAAGAGATAACATCTTATGATTATGTTCGCTTTTGGATAAAGCATTTACAACTTCATAAGTAATAGTTTGAGTAGGAGAATTAGATAAAACTAATCCTGTTTCTTCTTCTAAAGATTTCAACTCAAAATATTTATTATCCCATTCTTCGTCTGTAATTTTTGGATTTCCTTCATCGTAGGCTTTAGTACAATCATTTAAATATCGTACTAAAAAACGAATTTTATCATAAATACAATCCATTTATTTCTCCTCAATTACATATATATTATAGAAAATTTTTTTCATTTTGTCAACTCATAGAAATCATAGACGTCAATATATAGAAATCTTATGTCTTCGTCTATAATTACTCTATACCCAAACACGAACTATGGTTCATCAAAAGTTAGTATTCGGCTATCTGGATTGATATTGAGTCTTTTCAGTAAATAATTGAAAGTAGTGTGGCTCATTTTTAGAATACAATCATTCTGTTCGCCAAACCACTCATAGAGTCGAGACATTTCTAGTCCCGACTCTACTTTAGGCATATTGAATCTCAAATAAATAGTTTTCATACCTTGCTTACAGATAAGATTTTACTATTTTTAATAACTAAATTACCCACAGAAGGACGACTTAATAGCGGGATTTCAGCAGCTTCAATACAGATGCTGCTCTTATCACCCAAAATTAAGACACTATCAGTATCTTCAACTAGGGTGGCCGCACTCACATCACCTGTAGAATCAGTAGGCTTATAGCACATTAGGCCCTTACCTGCTCTCTTTTGGAGAGGCAGCTCACTAAGAGGAATTTTCTTTGCCATTCCACCATAAGCGAAAATTGCCAACTTGTCCTCTTGGTTGCGTACGGGCAATGCGGCTACGATGGTATCATCCTCAGCAAGATTAATACCCTTTACACCAGAAGTCGCACGAGAGGTAGGACTTACTTCCTTAGAATCGAAACGAATAGCCATACCATTCTTGGTAACCAAAATCAATTGTTCGTCTTTGACGAGAGAAACTGCGGCCAGCTCATCTCCATCTTTGATAGTAATAGCTGCAATTCCAGTCTTTTTCTTAGTCTTGATATACTCTTCCAAAAAAGTTTTCTTGACTAATCCATTTTTAGTTACGAATAAAACATATGCGGCATCAGTATCACGATAGATAGAGTACATGACCGCAGGTTGTTCGTCCATATCCATATTGATAAGTGACTTGATGGAAGTACCCTTGCTTACATTTGTTCCTACTGGAACATCATTGACAAGTAGACGATACATCTTACCCTTGTCAGAGAAAATCATCAGAGAGTCAATAGTATTGGTACGAATTACTGCATGAGTAATATCATCCTGGGTTTTTACGCCCTTTCCATTTCTCTTCTGGGTGCGGAAGCTCGTTGCAGAGATTCTCTTGACGAGACCGCCTTCTGTCATAATGACAACGCACTTCTCCGGCTCAACAAACTCAATTTCTTTTTCTTCCTTGGTGGTTGCGACTTGAGTGATGGTTGAACGACGAGCATCACCATATGTCTTTTTCAGAGATTTGAAAATATTTTCCAGCTCTGGTACAGGATTAGCCAAGATAGTATTCAATCTGGCTAATTCAATTTCTAATTCAGCTTTCTCATTCTCAATCTCAATTTTTTCTAACTTAGCTAATTTAGCTAATTTCATGTCTAAGATCGCCTTAGCCTGGGCCTCAGACAGGCCGTACTTAGCCATGAGTACCACCTTAGCGGCTGCCGCATTCTCTGAACCCTTGATAAGTGCAATCACATTATCAATATCTTCTAAAGCCTTCAATAAGCCTTCTAAGATATGAATGCGGTCGGCAATCTTATCAGCCTCATATTTAGTTTTTCTCAACAGAACATCCTTCTGGTGGTCAATATAGATTTCCAAAAGTTGCTTCATATTCAATAGACGAGGCTTCTTATCTACTAGAGCAACCTGGTTGAAGCTATATGTGTCCTCTAAGCGAGAGAGTTTAAAGAGTTTTGCGATAATGGGCTCAGTAGATACACCTTTGGCGCATTCGATTACAAAACGCACACCATCTTTATTACTCTCATCACGAATAGATACAATACCTTCAATTTTACCTTCTTCACAGAGTTTGTCAATATCCTCAATTAGGTCTTTTTTGGAAACCTTATAAGGAATTGAGGTGAAAACAATACGGTCGCCAGATTTAAAAGACTCGACTACATATTCACCCCTAATACGAGCACGACCCTTACCAGTCAGATATGCAGCGGGCAACTCATCCTTGTTAATGATTGTGCCACCGGTTGGGAAATCGGGTCCTGCGATGAAGTTCAAAATGTCTTTTACATCGCAATTAGGGTTATTCAAAACATGGCAAGCTGCATCCATAACCTCATTCATATTGTGCGGTGCAAAGCTACAAGCCATTGCAACGGCAATACCGGAAGTACCATTGACAATCAAATTGGGGATGCGACCAGGGAGATATGTAGGCTCGTCCTCAACATCAGTATATGCTAACCGCCAATCAACAGTGTTCTTTTTGATGTCAGCAAGCATTTCTTCACCAGCTTTGGATAACTTACACTCTGTATAACGATATGCAGCAGGCTCATATCCATCTCGGCTACCATTATTACCGTGGAATGTAATGAGAGGATATCTCATATTCCAAGGTTGAGATAACCATACAAGTGCGCCATAAATGGAGCTATCGCCGTGCGGATGAAAGCGACCCATCGTATCGCCAACCGGCTGCGCGCACTTGACAAACTTTTTATTATTCATATAACCTTTGTCGAACATATCCCAAAGGATACGACGAGCAACAGGTTTCAAACCGTCTTCTGCGGAGGGGATCGCACGATCGGTAATAACGCTCATACTATAATCAATGAAGCTTTGTTCCACTTCTTCGATAATAGGTGTTTGAAGTATATCTCCCATTAGGGATCCTCCTTTACATCTTCTAGTTGTACTTTTATAAGATTTGAAATATAGTCAGTCATATGCTGACAAAACCATAATTCTGAAGCCAAAATATCAATTTTAACTTCCATTTCTTCTGCATCGATGCCAGAAGTTTCGACATATTCGATTCCTTCTGGCGTCAAAAAATTGAAATGTTTATCATAGGTGGGACGGACATATTGCAGTTTCTCATCCCAAGTTGCTATACGTGGCATAAGCCTCTTCCTCCGAAATATATCCAGTAGCTAACTGGTCTGCCAATTCGTTCCACTCATGTCCTGCATGACCTTTGATTTTTCTCAAATCAATACGATAGCCCTGTTTGTACCAATCGTAATAAGCCTGAATCAAATCCAAATTCTCAGGGGTTTTCTTGTCACTTTTGATCCAGCCTTTTCTCGCCCAACCGAACATCCATTCGTTAAATGTATTGACGCAGTATGCGGAATCGCTATATACGATCGGAGGCTGACCCCAATCATCGCACTTCTCGCCATAGTTGAGCATTACATATAAAATTGCTTTGAGTTCTTCGCGATTATTGGTTGTGTCATTTGATCTCTTGGATCTGACAAATGCAACTTGACCCTGGTCGTCAATGCCAACAATACCATATCCACCAGTCGCATTTGCTTTTCCATTTCCAAGACAACTTCCATCAGTATAGAAAATCATTGGGGTGTCCTTTCATTATATGGTCAAATAATTTATCTACATTGATTCCAGAGTAAATATCCACAGTATCATCAATGCGCTTAGCAGTGTTGCCTCGCAAAATCGTCAAACCTTTGAAAATGTGGTCGTTACACAATAAAGTTACATTATTGGGAAATGTTTCATTCATCTCTCTCTGGATTTCTTCACAGGTATGCAAATCTAAATTATCAGAAATGCGAAGTAAAAGTACATCATTGGGTTTGACTTCAATGGTTTGAATATCATATCCTTTAAATGGTTCAATTACAGCCTTGGTAGAGTCTACTGTACCAATACCAATTTTATTTGTAGGTAAGTAATAAATTTGATCGTCGGGATACCACTCGCCATTAGTAAGACTACTCATATAGGCATCCTCCATTCAAAAACATATTACTCGTGCCAGTAAGCTCACGCTTGAATACTGTAATATCTTTTACTGCATATTCTGGCATTAGAATTACATTCTATGTGTGAAGATTCTCGATGAAGCGATCGGCAATAGCTCTATATTCATCAAGATCAACATCATTGCCAATAGTGACGAGAACTGTATCGCAAGGTGCGATCTTAATTACATTCGCCATAATAAAATTTCTCCATATCTTTTAGCATTTGATTGAAATCGCGACTTAGGGTTGGATTGGCAAGGCGATAACGAATCACCTATGCTTCATATGTGAATGGCCCATCATATTCCTGGGGACAATTCAAAAGACAATACTCTTCAGCTAAATCTTTTGCTTGGATAATTTCATCATTTCTCAACCCATAAAACCAGTATCCATGATACTCAGACATCAATATTAGCCCTCCAAGAGTTCTCTTCAATGAACTTCTTTCTGGGCGTAACCGACTCTCCCATTAAACTCATAAATGTCTGCGCGACTGCTGCTGCGTCTTCCATAGTAATCTGTTTAAGAATACGAGTCTTAGCATTCATAACAGTTTCAGCCATTTCATCTGGGTCCATCTCACCTAAGCCTTTCATACGACCCAGCTCAAAAGATCTCTTCATACCAGCTCTAAATTCATTGAGCGCAGCATCATTTACGAGATACTTGATATTGGTACCATATGTTGCTTTATATAGAGGAGGTACTGCTGCATAAATATATCCCTTTTCAATAAGCTCGGGACAGAATTTCCAAATGAATGTAAGGAACAGGACTCGAATGTGGCTTCCGTCGACATCAGCATCCGCGGTGATAATAATCTTGCCATATCTCAGCTTAGATTCATCAACGATAACCTTACCATCTTTAACTTCCAAACCGAAGGCGTCAATCATACCGCTAATTTCCTTATTCTGAAGAGCCTTATGTAAATCAGTTTTCAAAACATTCAAAATCTTACCACGAAGCTGGAAAACAGCCTGGGTATTGCGGTCACGAGCTTCGATTGTAGTACCGGCAGCGGATTTACCCTCAACGAGGAATACTTCACAGAGGTGACGATCCTTAGAGTTGGCATCACTCAATACATCAGGTAAGAGTACACGCCGCTTATTATCGACCTTCCGCACGGTTTCCTTGGCTTTCTTTGCCTTTTCACGGGCCGCACGAGCCAGAAGAGCCTTATCTACGATTGCTTTGGCATCTTTTGGATTTGCATCAAGCCAAACTTTAATTTCTCTTGCGGTCAATCGTTGTACTGCGGTACGAGCCTCACTACTGGAGAGAACATCCTTTGTCTGACCGGAGAAAACAGGGTCAGGCATAATGAAGGACAGGACAAGAACTAAACCTTCCTTCAATTCTTCACCAGTAATATTGGCATCTTTTTCTTTGAGTAGCTTTTTTTCACGAGCATACTCGTTGATTGTAGAAGTGAGCGCGGTTCTGAAACCGGTCAAGTGGGTTCCCGCACTATTGGGAATGGAGTTGGTATATAAGCGATACATATCAGTATAAGTATCATTATATTGCATAGCAATTTTTACACCAATTCTATCTTCCATACTTTCAGTATAGAATACAGAAGTTACTTTATTTTTACCATCGTTTAGGTCATTAATGTAATCACGAATACCGTTTTGAGAAGTAATAGTTTCTTTAGTGTCTTTATAGTTTAGTTCAAATACTAAGCCAGGAGATAAGTAAGCTAACTCTTGGATTTGCTTCTTGAGAGGAGCGTATTCAAGCATAATGCCTTCTTTAAAAATGGTGGCATCTGGTTTAAACATAATAGCTGTGCCGGTAACTTTTTGATTGGGATCTTGTACTTCATTATATTTTAATAACTCGCCACGAGCAAATTCGGCTGTAGCCTTTTTACCGTCACGATAAGATACAACAGTAAAAATTTCAGACAATGCATTTGTTGCTTTAGCACCGACACCATTCATACCACCGGAGGTATTATAGCCAGTCTTGCCAGAGCTATCAAACTTTGCACCAGTATGAAGCTTGGTATAAACATTAACTAAAACTTCACTACCATCCTCAGCCTTGCCAAAAGGAACGCCACGACCATTGTCATGAATACAAATTACGCCATCTTCTCCAACGTCAATGGTGCAATGAGTACAATGTCCATTTAAATATTCATCAACTGCATTAGAAATGATTTCGAGTGTGATGTGTCTGACACCTTCGGGTCCAACACTTCCGATATACATTCCCGCACGAAGACGAATTGCTTCAATTCCTTCCAAGGTTTTAATTTGATTAACGCCATATTCAGCATTATTTACATTGTTAGGTATTTCCATTTAAAACCTCCACATTTATTTCTTGAACCGTTACAAACTTTTGATATGGCACTTGCGTCGCAATTATTATCTGCGGCCGCACGTGCTACGCTATCATAAACTTGTAATTCTTCATTATTATCATTCATTTTTACAACTTTCCTACTGGATTTTGTAATTCTACTGGTTTGAGTTTTATTTACTTTTATTTCAGGTTCAATTAAATTACCTTCTTCATCAGTAAATCTAAACACTCTACCTCCGGTGGTTAAACGTCGGCCATTGCACACATCACTAATCTTAAATCGGTCAAGACCCGTGTTTTCACCAGCTTCTGCTAACGAATTCCATGCTCCGACAATTTCTTTATTAGAAGAGATTTCACAAACTTTTTTACCATATTTAACTCGTTTAGTATCACTCATTTTTTTTGCGATAGAGGGATCAAACATTGGGCTATCAGTTTTATCAGTCTGATTGTAGCCTTTTGGTTTTACACAATCTTCTTTTACAATCCAATTATGTTCGGCTTCAATCATCTCTTCCCAAGAAGGTAGAGTTTCAATAATCTCAAAAGTAAAATTATCAATACCGAACTCTCTAAAAGCAATCATTAAAGGATAATTATAATGATGGTCTTTCTCATTAATGGAAGCTTCTTTATGTTGTCTCCATCTGCGTTCAACTTCAATTGATGAACCAATATAGACCATTCCATTTTTTTGATTAGTTATTTTATAAATTTGATACATAGAAATTCACCTTACCTTTCTATTATATCATAAAAATTGATAAAAGTCAATTTTCCATTCCGGACCAATGCCGGGACGAAATCGGTGAAACTGACCCTTATTCCGCCAGTAGGTATGCGGCCGCAATTTTTTCTGCTTGGGACATTTTTTCAAGCCATTTGTCTCTTGCATAAATAAGACCACGACCAAAACTTAAAGAAGCGTCAAATAAATGTTTGGCTTGGAAAAGAACAATAACCTCTCGAACAGACAAAGAATATAACTCCAATGCTTGGGAAAATGATACATTTGGATAATATTTAGCATAATATTGTAATCTTCGTGGAAGTTCATACTGATGCTCAATACAATAATCTATCATACCAGGACGAAGTCTAATCGCTTCGATGCCTTCAAGCGTCTTTATGTCTTTTACGCCATAATCTGACATATCGTTCTCCTTTCAAATTTCTTGAGATTTTTCTTGTAGTTATATTATACCATTATTTTTTTGAAAAATCAACTCAAATTTCTCTGATCGGAATAATTAAATTTATTTGGCCCAAAGAAAAAAAAAAACATACATGAGATTTTTCATATTTTATTAGAAATAGAATTTAACTCTTTTTATTTTTGAGAGAAAGGAAGATTTTATATGGGTGCTTTAAAAATTAATGTATCTAACCTCGATGGTTAGAGTTGGCCTTTGGTACTTCATCAAACATTAAATTACAATTCGACTGGATGGGGTCCAGGCATAAAATTTTTAAATGCTAGTGATAGTTCAGTTAAATGGGCTGGTATTGGTGGAATGGCTAGCAGCGGTTATGCGAATAATAATGATTTAGTATTTTACACTTAGGCAGAACCTCGTTTTCGCATGAATAGTAATACTTTTTATCCAATAGGAGATGCCATTTATAATTTAGGTGGACCAACTGTTAGATGGGCTGATGTTTATGGTATTAATTTTCATGGAGATTCTGCTATATTAAAAGCTGAATATGCTTTAAGATTTACAAACATTAATACAGATGCATATTTAGCTGCTAATTCATCAGATGGATTGTTTTTGGCAGTTTACGGGTCTGGTAATAGTGGAAAAAGTATTTATCTTGAGACCTATAACACTGATATATATCATCGTAAAAATGGTACTAATTATAAAATTTTAACACCTAATAATGGAGGTTTCTACACACTCACTCGGGAAGATGTTGGAAATTCTTATAATATTGATAATTTGACTTTTAACGGATTTTTTGAAGTACGTGCATCAAATGAAGTGACAGTTTCTGGTGCAAAACCCTGGGATGGATATTACGGATGTGTAAATTTTCATGATGGTGTGTGTAAAATGCAAATTGCAGGAAGTAGTTAGTACGGATTTGCAATTAGAGGAATACAAAAACCTAATGCTACTTTAACTGATATTCCATGGCATACTTTACTAACTTCTGCCAATTATAATTTATACTCTCCAACTTTAACAGGCGGAGGAGCTTCTGGCACTTGGGGTATTAACATTACTGGTGCATCAGCTCTTATTTATAATGGAACAGCATGGGGAGGATTTTACGCAGATGCTGATACACATATTTTAGAACTTGGATATTTTCAAGTTGGTTCTGAATTTTAGAGTTGGGTGTTATGCGTTAGCAGTTCTTTTTGGGGAAATTAGCATTCTTCATCTGATTTAATTACAGTATAGAGTGATACTAATGGTGGTTTTGGTTATTCTACTTCTAGAGTGCAAATAGGAGGAAAAATAAAACGAACATTTTATTTATATAAAGATGCTACAAATAATAGATTATATTTATATGTTGCAGTATATGGTGGAAATAGTTATGGTTATTGGGATGTTTCTTTATTAAATGGTAGATATGTAAATAATTGGGTTCATACTGCACAATTTAATACAATTTTACCAAGTGATTCAACTGAAATAAGTGAAGAATCTTTTAAACCACAATCTCATAGTCATATTAACATAGGTGATGGAACTATGAGTATTGTAGCAGAGAAAAATAATGAAATTAATTTCGGTGGCACTAATAACTATATAGATTCAACAATTTATATGGGATATCGTGCAACAGATGCTAGACCTATTCCAACTAAATTTGTTTTTGGAGGACCAAATGGTGATGCGACTATTCATGCTAATTATTTTACAGGTACCGCAAATTATGCTACCACGGCAGGATAGGCTTCTACAGCTAATAGACTTACATCAACCACTGCGATGTGGGGCGAACCTGGCACTCACAATGGAAAATGGGTAAAAATTTGCCAAGAGACTCTTGGGGGATGGCGAAATGCTCGGTTAGTATTAGCAATTTCATCTAGATATTAGGGCACTGGAATTTTTAGTCTAACTTTAGATGTTAATAGCGCTGGTTTGGCCCCTCTTGTTGGAAGTTTAAACTATAATGGCTCTTGCCCTTATGGAATTGATGATTTTAAAGCCTATTATAATGAGAGTACTGGTAATTTTACCATGTGGATGAAATACGTTAATTATTCTTAGGCAAACATTACTGTTTTAGAATCTTATCAATGGTATTCTTCTATTTAGAATTATGGATTTTGGGATACTATTCCTTCTGATGTTGGATACGAAATAGGTATTAAAGTTAATGCTGGAGATACTTGTCACAATTTTGGTGCAAATCAACCTAGTGGTAATGCTCGAGTTGGCACGCTTTATTATTAGACTATTGGATAAGGGAGTAAATATTATGCAAAGTGGAAATATAGCACAACAAGATAATTATGTTCCATGTCACTCTAATGGCAGAGATGACCGGCGATGGTTCGGATATGAAACTGAATACTCTGTTTTTTATGCTTGCGGTATTCCGTTTGTAACTCCGTCTAGTGGCAAAACAACAAGCTTAAGCATTACTTTTGATGCTTATGATAAATATAGCGGCTCAGCAACTTCTTAGAAAACTTATAATGTACTTATTACATCTACAAAAATTACAAGTTTTGACACTTTAAAAAAATAGACTCGCACAACTACAGTAGTTGTTCCAAGAACCGTATATTAGGCTACTTCAACAGTAACTTTTAATATTTAGAATTTATCGTTATCACCTAATACTACTTATTATTTTTATATTTGGTATCCAGATGCAGTATGGTCTTGTTATCTTATGACCAGCTGTAGCATTTATGCAACTTATGATGGTAATACGGTATGGATAAATACAGATGGGACAAACTGGCAACGAGCATTACCTTGGATTTGTGTTGATGGTACTAATTGGAAACAATGCATTCCTTGGATATGCGTTGATGGTACTAATTGGAAATAGTGTGGCGGATAATTTAAATTGGTCAAACCTCATTTGTTATTTAATATTAAAATTTTATAAATAATACGGAATAAAATCCGAATTTTAATGAAGTAAAGGAGAATTAAAAATGCCTACCAATGCAGAATTATTAGCTCGTATTGAAGTACTTGAGCGCCAAATTAAAGAGCAAGACGCCTATATTAAAAAAGTAAAAGAATGGTCTGATTTAAGCGACCATTGGTTACAAGAAATGATTAATAGCCTTACTGAATGTGTAGATAAGTTGATGGGCATTGATCATACTGGAGAGGAAGATTGATTATGGAATGGTTACCATTATTATATGAAATTTTACAAGTATGTGTTATTCCTCTATTAGGTGTATTAACTGCCTATGTGGTAAAGTTTATTAATGCAAAAAGTGCAGAAATTCAAAACAAGGTTGATAATGATACTGCGGATAAATACATCGCAATGCTCGATGATACTATTTGTGCTTGTGTTATTGCTACTACTCAGACATATGTTGACGCATTAAAGAAGGAAAATGCATTTACTAAAGAAGCTCAAAAAGAAGCTTTTGATTTGACATTTAATGCTGTTATGACAGTATTAACTGATGATGCAAAGAAATATTTAAGTGAGATTTATGGCGACTTAACTGCTTATATCACTAATAAGATTGAAGCAGAAGTTAGTTTGAATAAAATCACTCCTGTTTGTTAATTAAACAATAAAAAGGCGAGATATTGAAATTAATCAATATCTCGCCTTTATTTTTTTTATTTAATTAAATTTTATAATAAATTGCACCAGTTTCACCATAGCCAGGAATCGCAGAGGGATTAGAAGCTGGATCAGTAGTACCAAAAGTTCCATTATGGGTACAATTTTGAATTTGATAAGTTTTCATTACTGACCCAGATGGTGAGGCAAATGCATGACAAGAAACATTACCGATTAGCGCAACAGCTTTAACATAAAAATTATTACCTCCAGAAGGAGTATTTAAATATACTTCAATGTCAAATCCAGTTGCGGCCCCATCTCCAGTGGAACGAATATAAGTAAAGCAATCAAGGCCATTATCACAATGTCCAAGAGGAATAAACTATGTATTATAATAACCGCCTTGAACTAAAATAGTAAACATATCACTAGTTGAATATGAATAGTTCTTTCCAATAATTAATAATACAGATAAAGGGCCAGTATTTCCGCTGTATTTAGTTACTGTAGCGATTTTATACCACCCAGAAGTATTTAACCATGCTGAAGCACTGTTAACAGGAATATCTCCAATATCCAATACCCTATTATTACCTTCATTCTAGAAAAAATAACCATCAATTTTAACACTAACTTCATTCGCACTCGGATATGCCATAAAAGCCACTGCGCCTTTATTACTGTTTGGGCCAGCATCCCACTCCGTAATTAAGCCAGTTCGCACAGTACCCCAATCTGATGTGGATGCCCTCTAAACAAATCCCGCTGGATAAGAAGTAGTTGTGGAGCTACCTGCACTTCCAGCACTATTAGCATAATTTACACTAAAATTAGCTGGATTATACACATAGCTATTACCATATTCATTAGCGCCCCATAGCCAAGTGGGCTGCCCACCTTTGCCATCCCAGTTAAAGTGATGTCCATCAATAGTATCAGCATTAGATGCGGTTCCAGCAAATATTCCCCATGGTCGTACAAGCCATTTTGAATGAATTTCACTTGCTACAGTATCTGCATTATAACTGCGTGCAGAATAGGTGCGCCCATCACCAGCAGTATATCCGTCATAATAAACAGTTGCATAAGCAGCTAAGCCATATGGACTACTCAAGTAATATCTTGCTCCGCCGCCGCGCAACCAAACTATTAGTCCATCAACGGATAATGTCATACCACCAACCATTGTAGAATAAGTTTCACTAAATTCTTCAACCATAATATTATGATCATTTCCGCCCCATCCTGAGTCACCACTCCATCGCAGTGTAAAAGTTAAACCGCCCCTATGAGTAGATGTATTCCAGCTATTGGGCGCACTGTCATTATATCGGCGAGATATTGATAAAGTCTCCCATCCAAATAAAATACCACCGTGCCCCATATTAATATAAACAGGATAATAAGTGTTTGCATTTCCATCAATCCAAATCGCTTTAGAATTACCTAATAATAAAGTCCTATCAGAAGCCCCTATCTCCGCTAATGTCCAAGACACATTCCCGCTACCATCAAAAGATTTACTACTATCTCCAATAGTGAAAGTGCGTGCCGCAGATAGCTTGGAAGCAGTAGACGCATTACCACTTAAATTACCAATAAATGATGAAGCAGTTACAGTTCCACCGAACTCAGCATTTAATGTAGTTAAGCCAAATTTTAAAGCATTATAAAAGGTGCTACCTTCTTTATCGCTCTAAAATACTAAAAAGTTTTCATTACCTGCACCAGATCCTAAATAACCTATGCGCCAATCATATCCAGTTCCACCAGTGTAATTAAATGTTAAAAAGCGATCTTCATTACCAGCTGCAAGAAGCAAATCCCCATTAATCTATAATTTTCCCATTATATAAAATCTCCTTTCTCTCAAAATAAAAAGAGTTATATTTCTAATTATATATAAAAAATCATATATGAGTTTTTTTTTCTTCTGGCCAGAAGAAAAAAAATGCTTTAGGAAAAATAATATAATATAGAAATAGATTTATACTCTTTGAGAGAAAGGAGATTTTATATATGGGAACGTTAAAAGTTGATGGCCATATTGAAGGAAAATATTTAAAATCAGAATGGCTATATACTTCAGCAGCAACGGCAAAAACAAGTGTAAATAAAATTGCTTGTATTGGATCAGATAATTATATATATTATATTACTCCAGCAAATATGAATGTTGGTCGAGCTTCTATTTTAAATAAAAATGCGACAAAATTAAATACTGATGCTGATATTGATGCTTTTTTAAATAATGGAATGCAATTAACTTGGATTGGAAGTGATATTACTGGACTTAAAAATGATGGTGCCGTACTCTCTATTGGGCAAGGATCAGGATGGGGAGCATAGCTTTGGATAGATGATGGTGCTGGTAGTGGCGGAATGGCAGTACGCTCAAGAAAGAATACTACAACATGGAATGATTGGAAACCAATTTTAACTTCTGCAAATTATAGTAATTGGGCATGTCCTGCATCTGGTTCAAATAATTATATTAAAGTATATAATTCAAATAATGTGGGAGGTTCTTCTACTGTAACTTTTAATGACCTTGCTAAACAAGGTTTTGCTGCTGCTATGATTCACGCAGCAGAAGATAATCCTCGTGGAGCTGCAGGATGGATACATGGGTTAAGTATGGCTTGGGGAGCAGGAAGTAATACTGATTGGATTAGTCAATTAGCGTTTGGAGTATAGGATAGTAACGGATTATGGTATAGAACTAACTCAAGCGCTTGCGTGGGAAAGCCTTGGAAAAGAGTATTAGATAGTAGCAATTATAATTCATATTCTCCAACTCTAACAGGCGGAGGAGCTTCTGGTACTTGGAATATTAATGTGTCTGGCTAGTCAGCTACTACAGCTACAGTTGAAATTCGTAGTATTAATGATTATAATAATTTTTATGACATGGCTGAAGGAAAATTTCATTTGCGAATGTTGTATGGTAATAAAAATTTACCTGAAATTACTAATGCTGGTGCTGATGTTAGCGGTTGGATGACAGGTATTGCTTGGTATTAGAGTGATGCTGCTTTTGGTGCTTTTTATTATAGTCATTAGTTTGATAAATTATATTTTGCGAATGGTTCAAATCGTACTACTTTTAACCATCATCATCAAATTGCTTATTTAGATCAAGTATTACCATTAAGTGGCGGTACTATGAGTGGTTCAATCAGTTTTACTTCCACTGATCCATTTTATTTTTATGGAGCCGGCACTGAAACATTTACTTTGGGATGCATGTATGTTGATAATGGGGGATTAGTTTTTGAAACTCCAAGAAGTGGTAATAGTACAGCTTATGCCCCTTTACCTTTTCGAGTAGCTAGTCGAGGTGGTTGGTAGAGTGGAAATTATGCTCCATTATATTGTCAAAAAGTTATTGTTCAGAACTATGGTAGCTCTCTCCCTTCTTCTGGTGCAACTGGAGAGATATTTTATAAAACTTAAAACTAAAAAAAAATAAGGCGAGATAGATGAAAATAATCATCTATCTCGCCTTTTTGTTGTTTAATTTATCCTGCAGCGTTATCACTAAATGACTCAGTTAATGGGTCATCATCATTCGTTTGCAACTATGCCATAACTGTTTCATATTTTATACCGCCTTGAGTATTTTCTTTTTCTGCTTTTCGGTAATAGAAGCCTTGGCCGACAGCATATGCTCCCCAAGGAGCCATAGCCATTGCAGTTAACCAAGGTAATTCACCAAAATATTGATTTGAAATACATACAAAAGCGAGTATAATAAATGCAAGAGTCACAACCCATAAGAGAAGTGACTCTTGAATCAATAATCTTTTAGAGAATTCAGTGTCTTTTTTAGGTGCGGGCTTTTGAGCAGTTTTGTTTTTATTCATAATTAAATTTTCTTAGTATAGTAAGTGAAATCCAACCGGCGCCAGATTTCAATTTGCCCCAACCAGACTATTCTCCTACAATAGTATAAACTTGACCTTTTTTAACCTGAGTATTAATACGATACTAAACGCCTGCTCCCGCACGAACATTTAATACATCAGCAACAATTTTAACTAAATAAGATTCAAACTCCGGTACTTTTGGAGCTGCTATACTATCTCCGTTATAAGGTAATAAATTAGTAGCATAAGTCACACCAGTAATATCTCCAGAAGCTAAAGTAGAAAATACGACTTTACCGTCATCACGGATTTCACGCACATATAATTTCTTACCAAATAACCAAGAAGGAATGGAAGCACCAGAAGAATATTTTGCTCCATTTTTTAAAGATACTGCCTAACCTAATTGTAAATCATTTACAGCCTCAATGACTTCGTTTTTCTTTGGCTGTTCAGGATAAATAACTTCTCCTTTGGAATTGAAGACATAATATCCAATACCAGCTTTATCACAAGCATTTTTTGCATTTTGTAATTGACTATATGCTCCAATTTGACTTTTTGAATCTTCCCATGACTTTCTTACACGATACATTTCATTAGAGGGTGCGGCCGCAGGTACATCGTCCTTTTTATCGGGCTCAGCTGGTTCGATTACAGATACTTTAGTTCCCATTAAATCAGCAACATCTTGACGAGCAGTTTCCATTGATTTACCAAATTTAGGGAACCAATGATTAATATCACCATGATTGGAGCCTAATCCTAACTTATAAGAATCTGCATGACATAAGATAGTTGGAACGTCAATACCATTAACACGGACGGTACCAAAAGGATCAATATCAAACATATCACATAAATATGCAGTAATTTCACATGCCTCTTTATAGACTTTATCAAAATAGGTTTTATCAGTTAATCCATCTTCACAAATTTCAAACTGAATCCAACCACTATTACAAGACCCTTTAGAACCACTACCACAACCCCAAGGCTTATAATCCCAAGGCATTGTCTATATAGTAGCAACAGTTCCATCAGCTAATTTACCGATCCAACAATTTAATCCTGCTTGACGTTCAATATGATTCCAATCATTTTTATATTGATTTATACCTAATAATGCTAACATTTCCTCTTTATCAGAAGCATTGTCACTTGGTTGCACATAACGCTTTAAATTAGGGTTATTAGCACCAGTAGAATGCCATAAAACGCCTTTAACAGTCATTTTACTTGTTCCTTTATAACAAGTGCTTTGAGTTTGCATGCATACAAGGGGTTTATTAGAAGCAGAATACTTCATTTTTCCGTTTCCTCCTTCTTTTGGGATTTCAATTTTAACTTCTTCTTTAACAGCATATTTGTCATAATATTTTTGACCATATCCTGCTCTCTTGTTTTGTGCGGCCTCGCTTTGATCGGCGGGACGCTCAAATTTTAATAATACTGCATTAGAAGCTTCTAAAACAGATTTTGCTGTTTGTAAAGTAGTCCATACAGATTTGTAGCTAGTTGACAATTGGTGACATAGGAATTCCATCTGAGTAGTACCATCACCAATAGATTTTTTATTGGCTTGGAAATAAGTGAGCATTTCTTGCTTCAAACTCCAATAGGTCCATTGAGCCAAACCATAACCAGCTTTATCATTAATAAAGTTAGTATAAATTCCTGCATCTACTGCGGCAGTATATTCAGCATCACTCATACCAAGAGATTTTTCATAGGTCTGCTGTAAATTGCAAGGACGTAAACCAGATTCAGCAAAAAGATTTCCCATTAAACCAGCAATACCATAATCATTTAAGCCTTTAGATTTAAAATAATTCCACATTACTTTTTCATCAATGGCATTTGTATTAACCTTAGAGGTATCAATGATTATAGCATTTTCTTCTTTCTCTTCTTTTGCTACTGGATATACAATTTCCCCCTTTGAATTAAAAACATAATAACCAACACCAGCTTTATCACAAGTCTTCTTTGCATTATCTAAAATGCTATATGCACCTAATTGAGATTTACTATCAGCCCAAGTTTTTCTTACTCGGTATAATTCTTTTTGAGGAGTAGCGGTTGTTACTGCGCCTCCAAAAGTAGTGCGTTTAGCTTGCGCTTGACCATACCAAAAAGATTTAGTAGTTCTAGTATCCACATGGACGAAGTGACCATCTTTATCAGTTTCATACAAACCAATGCCTAAAATACCAATAGATTCAGCATATTTGGCAATTTCGGCAGGTTTTACTCCTGTAATATAAATATCTGCAGCTTGGCCTTTCATATGACGAGAGCCAGTTGCTCCACCAACATTTTTATTATGTGTAGTACAACGATAAGCAGAACTTACATTTACAGGCTTGCCAAAATGGTCTCTGATTTTTTGTAAATATTCCACTAATTTGTCATCAACTAAAGTTTTAGAACAGCAACCAGATCCATGACAGTCAAATTCAGTAGACTTAAAATTTGTGCTTAATTTAGTTGCAATTCCTTTTGTGTAAGTTTTTACAGCCATAAATATTCTCCCTTCTCTCAAAATTGATATGAAAAAACTAGGGTAGAAAAATCTACCCTAGTTGACATATATTACATTTTCTCTGCAATTTTTGCAATTTTAGAACGGTGAATGTTTTTCAATGTAATTTCACCATATACATCTTCTCCGCGATATACTTGAGAGGCTCGTTTCATACCATTACTACTACCAGCGAAATGGATATCATCGACCTGTGCCTTACAGTCACCATCAATGATGCATACGCTATCTTCGCCAATTCGTTGTAGTGTTAGTTTCATCAATTCAATATCTAAGTTTTGAGCTTCTGAAATATAAATACCAGCATTCATACCAGAAGTGTCATAACCTCGAATATCAGATAAAGGTAATAAAACTAATTTCTCCTATTCAATCATTTGCTCGACCGCAACACGACCGCCAAATTTACTAATTAGCAAATTACCGATCTGTGAGTCAAGTAATTTTTCATCGCGAGTACCAGGATAATAACCCAGTTTTGCAGAGTTTTTAGTTGCAACAGTGTTGCAAAATACAATAATACGGTCAATGCGGTTGCGCTCGAGTTTGTGCAACAGGAAGCCCAGACTAATGTAGGTTTTACCGGTTCCCGCAGGACCTTTTATCATTGTGATTTTATTGTTATTCAAACTATCAAATGCCAACGCTTGATATACATCGCCCTTCATTGGTTTGACAGTTCCAAAATAATTGGAGTTGAAGTTTTCATAAGATAGACGACGATAGCCTGAACCAGTCCAACATAGTCTATCTGCGGGTTCTTCTGGAGCATCTGCATTATAAACGAGTAAATATTCATTGATATGTAAATCAAACATATTTTTATCCATATTAGAATAAAACTCGCTCATTTTATCAGTATCCAAATAAACCTCTTTATAACCATCATAATCATATGATTCTTCTTCATATGATTCAACAGGCATATTTAAGCATACACGAGCTAAATGTTTGCAACATAAATCATTTGTTACAAATATGATTTCGTCTTCTGGCTTTAGCGACTCCATAAAGGCATCTGCGCAAGCGAGAATTTTACTGTCTTCATTTACGGGTAATTGATATTCGTCAATGAAATCAGTAAGGGTATTATTCCAAATCATAACTTTATAACTATTATAATGTTCATCTAATTCATGTACTACTTTTCGAGCAGCAAACTTTACATCGGGATCTTTGTTTGCAGAAGTCTTAATATGTTCTAATTCTTCTAAAGTAATTGAAGAAATTACTATTTCAGAATCATCGTCCCATAAGTGATTAGCCTTCATCAACAAAGAGCAGGTATCATAAAACTTATACTTCATCATCATCGTCCTCTTCTTCTTCGTAGTCGTCCTCGCGGCAGAAACCGATCAGTCTCTTGGGAGTATCATCTTCGGCAGAGGCAGCCGCCTGACGCATTTTGATATTGGTTAGGTTGATAATTTCGCTTTGTTTGGCTTTTTTCGCTTCCATCCAGGTAAGTACTAATCCGCTCAACCCATCAAGAAGTGGTATCGCATAAGATACAAATAAAATACCAAGGATAAAATATAATAACTCCATATATATCTCCCCCTTATGTTATATGAGTATTAGGGGTTGATAATTATTGATTTCTGGCCCGTAATCTTTGATAAAATTTATCTTTCTTGTCGATATATTCTTTGAGATATTTCTTTTCTTCTGCTAAATCCTAGCTAATTGTAGCTAATTCTTTTTCAATCGCCCCAATCTGACTTCGCAACATTTTCGCTTCGTAAGATTTTGGATTGAAATGTTTACTGGTTTGCATATTACTATATAAATGACGCAAAACATCGAGCTTAGGTTGAATCTCATGGTCGCGCTTGAAGCGCAATGCCTTGATATATGCGCGAGCCTCTGCAATGCAGCAACCAGTACGCTCGCTAATCATATCCATATCATCGGGGTGACATTTAGCACCACCTTCAAATGCCTATCCATTACAAATCATCAGACATCTTGCATATCCCAACTTTTCATCAAAAGCAAATTCAATATATTCGTGTTTCATATAAATCTCCTTTATTATAAGATATAATTATTATACCCAAAAAAATAGGAAAAGTCAAATTAGAGCATTTTGGAGAAAAAATTCCTATGGGCGATCGGAATCCCAGAAACGACCGACAACGAGAACCAACGACAAATAGCCCCAGGAATTTCTTCCTGGGGCTGGGATTCTATATTTACTTAGTCGTTAGCGGACACGAGGGCGATGATAGCCATGCCCAATCCCGCAGATAGCGGGATAATCCATAATAAATGGAGGGCACTAATCATATTACACGTTATCAGAGTTGTCAGCCAACTTTGCACCCAACATACCGCTAATTACGGAAGTGGGATCAATGCCGGTGGAACCCTTGAAGCCTTCGATGATCTGGGTGATGTTAGCCATCATGTTGCCAGCCAGCTGACCGGAATCGTTACCAATCAGGTGGATGTTAGCGCCGTTGTAGCCCTGACCGATTGCCTCAGCAATCTTAGGCAGCTGCTCGTACAACACCTTAGTGGCTTCCAACTCCATCTGCTGACGAGCGGCGTCGCCGTACTGCTTCAGAGCTTCAGCCTTCTCAAGCATACCCTTTGCTTCAGCCTCAGCCTTAGCACGGATAGCTTCTGCTTCTGCCAGACCCTGGGCCTGTGCGGCAGCAGCCTTAGCCTTACCTTCGGCCTCGATAGCCTCAGCCAGGCGCTTCTGAGCCTCTGCCTCAGCAGTTGCCAGAGCAAGGTCGGCCGCAGCCTTCTTCTCAGCTTCGATACGAGCAGCTTCAGCCTGGCGCTCACGCTCATACAGCTCGGCTTCCGCAGCCTTCTGTGCGGCGTAGGCCTTAGCATCAGCAGCCTGGGCTTCCGCATACTTCTTAGCGTCAGCAGTCTTCTTCACTTCTGCTTCCAGCTTACGCTCCTGGATAGCAACCTCACGCTCCTGCAGTTCAATTGCCTTCTCCTGACGAGCCAGGTTTGCCTCAGCTTCTGCGATTTCGCGAGCCTTACGCTGGTTCTCAGCCTCGATCTGCTTTGCAGCGTCAGCCTTTGCCTGCTCGGTGTCAGCCTGGGCCTGCATAGCAGCCTTCTTTACGGCGAACTCAGTCTGCTTCTGAGCGATCTCGGTAGCAGCCTCAACCTTGGCGTCGTTAGCAGCCTTGTCAGCCTTTGCAGCCTCGATAGCAACTTCAGCCTTAGCCTTGGCGGCAGCGATCTGAGCTTCCTTCTTGATCTTCTCGATGTTCTCGATACCCAGGTCACGAATTACACCATTCTTATCAGAGAAGTTCTGAATGTTGAAGGTGGTCAGGTCGATACCCAGGTCAGCCAAGTTGGGAGTAACGTTCTCCTGGATCTTCTCCGCAAATGCTTTCTTATCGCCACGAATCAGATCTTCGAACTCGGTCTGGGAAATGATTTCACGGATGTTACCTTCCAAAACGGGGATAACAATGTCACGGATCTGCTGAATGCTGTAACCTGCAAACTTGGAAGCAGCGACTGCCTGGCGTTCGGGGTCCTTGGAGATAGCCATGTTCGCAACTGCGTCAACCAGCACGTGAATAGCGTCCTTGGTGGGAATTTCATTGCGGGAAGTAAAGTCAACCTGGATATTTTCCAAGGTCATCTTCTGCGTCTTCTGCACCAGGGGGATAACGAAGATACCGCCGCCGGTCTTCTTCTTGACCTTACCCAGGCCGGATACGATCAGAACCTCGTTGGTGCCCGCAACTTTCCAGCAGGACTTGATGAGGATGATGACGAAAATGACTGCGACCAGCACAATGCCGGCTGTGATAATAGTGGGAATCATTTACAGTTCTCCTTTTTCATTATTGTTTTTTTCAAGGTACATATTTTAGCAGTGCCATTCGCACTTAACTAACCAATTGATTTTACGACCATCACGATATCTCACCGCATGATCGTCATACCAACCGCGATCCATATTTTCAATCGCAGCCAGCGCTTCAGCCCGGTTCTTATACACAGGCTCTTTGTGGAATGTCAAGTTGCCGTGATAGCCACTTGACTCTTGTGGGTCATAAGCGAAACGATTCAAATCTTTTTGAATTGCGTGTTCGCTAGTTCGGCAGGGATAGTCAATATACTAAATCTAATGACTCATTTTACTTCCTCCTTTCACCCGTAGTATCCGCCATCTGGCGGATCTCTTTTATATTTTTCACATCGTCTATCTCTAAATAGACGATCGTGGCAGGTAAATTCATAGAGGCAGTGATGGCAGGTTTTCTATTCCTACGCAGTGGGATCGACAGTGACCGGAGCCTCATCAAGGAACTCTAGGCACTTAATTGTTTCCTGCTTCATAATTTCAATGGCATCATCCAGAAGAACTGGCTTATTGCCGTTGGAATCAAGTCCCACATGGAACATAAAAGGAGTGTCGTCATAGAACATCTTTTGCTGATGTGTATGACCGAACAGGTTGATAAGATGCATCTTGAGGTAAGGTGCCTTATCAAGGTTGGAAGTCATCGTAGGATGATGACTCAGATAGAACTGGTACTTCTTGTACTTGATAACCTCAGCCCAGCCAAGCAACTCAACATTGGGAAGAGTCGCATATAGCTTCCAACGAGCGTCGGTGTCGTGATTTCCTCGGATCAGCTTAATCGTACCGTTGAGGCGCTTCACGCACTCAATACCATAAGCATTATCTCCGAGCATTAAGTCGCCGCAGTGATAGACGATATCGTCCGGTCCGACAATCTCATTCCAGTTCTTGATAATTGCTTCATCGTGTTCTCTCGAACTTGTAAAGCCTCTTGGACCCCACAGGAACTCTCGGTCATGACCGAAATGGGTGTCCGATGTAAGGTAGATCTCTCCCATACTCACACCTCCTTTATAGTACCATTTTCATCAACCACAAGGATGTGATCGAAGTGTTCTTGGCTCTTATCGGGATGCCGGTAAGAGTTATACATATTGTCAATTGCGGAAGCCGGTACTCGGGATCGGCCGGACCGCAAATTGTTACGAGCGTGGCAAACTGCCAAAGGAACATCGAAGCACACGCAAGTCAAATCGCAGATATTGTCCTTACGGATTCTTCGCAACACCTTATCACGAGAACGCTTGTTCAAGTGAGTAGCGTCGATGTAGATGGTATGAATTTCGTCCTTTTCCAAAGTCTGATTGATGTAATTGATAAAGGTATCAAACACATCATCCTCGTGGGCGAAATAGTCATCTTCGTCGGTCAGAATTGCAAATCTCACATTGTCTCGCGAGATCCACTCTGCACCAGGCACCAATCGACTTCTGATCCAAGTCGACTTACCGGCTCCCGGCACACCCGACAAAAGAAATACTTGCTTCTGCTTCATTCTTATACACCCCGTTTGCAAAATTGTTCCGAAACTCTTCAACCTCATCAAATGTCTTACATTCGATGTGATTTACCTCTTGCTTACAGTGGACACAGTAGAGCTTCTTTCAGTGCATCCCCTCGTGCTTGAAGCCTTGATTACGCATCAAGGGGATGCCCTTATTACCGCAATTGATACAGTAAAAACTGTGTTCCGCATAGCCACGCCGGGCCATTAGGAATTACTCCTAACAGTCACGGTATGACCGAACAGAATGTGGCACAGCCACTGCAGACCAAAAGCCTGCCAGTAGCCAATCACCGGAAGTCCGAACAGACTCACTGCAATCCAGTTCCACAACCACATCGTAATGGCGGGACCCAGGAACAACAGGGCAATCAGACCGATGATGATGAGAATAACAGTACCGCAACCGATATCGCTATTGCTCCAAGCATTTCTACTCATTTTTTATTCATTCCTTTCCTCTCACATCTTACATATATATTATATCATATTTTTTTATAAAAATCAATATTATAGAAATGGATCAGACATGAAGACATCCTCATCCCAGGTATCCAGGTTCAGCAGAACGCAGATTCCCGTAAAGACGGCGCCGCAATCAATGCAACATTTGCGGCCATCCGCATACCAAAGTGCACCAGGTTCAATATCTCCCATCTTGCAACAGGGATCAATATCATCGAGCAGATATGGAATAGGCGTATGTCCATGAATGACGATTGCCTTCTGGAACATTTCATCTTCGGGCCAGGGGTCAAGGAAGTGATCTCTGTCCCAAAACAAATCTGTACCCCACGGCCAGCGCAGATTACCTTGATGATCCAGCGAAGGAGTAAATCCTGCGTGGGAGAGGTAAACAGTTTCACCTTGAGTGTTGACATATGTTGCCTTAGTGGGAAGGTCGGCTAACTTAGCCTTCCACTCTTTCCAATCGGGTTCTTCCATAGCCTGTTCACAGGTCTTTTTACCTCCGTTACTACGAAGCAACGCCCAGGCAGAACCATAGCCATGACCCATAGCATTTACGAGCATATCCTCGTGGTTGCCTTTGAGGTAGATAAATTGAGGATCGTTCAAAACTGCCTTGATAGTTTCCCAGGGATGCGGACCACGATCACCAGCATCACCAAGAAAGTAAACCACATCTTCGGGTTTCAACTGTTCTTTTATAGTTTTATAGAAGTGTAGCATACCATGAAAGTCGCTACACGCGTAAGTAGCCATTATTTCACCTTCTTCAAAATAAACATATAGTGTTCGATTTTCATTTCCTTCATTACCTCATGGACTTCTTCATATCCAGAGGTCATAACACCACCAAATGGATGCTTTGTAATTTCTCCATCTTTTTCGTGGAAAACAAATCCTTTTGCCTCGTACATCACTTTGCCTCCTTGATATAATTCAAAATCTCATTTTTGAAAATCATAACAAAGGGCGGAAGGACTGCCTCGAGCGCCGCATCGGGCACGCTCGGATTCTCCAATAAGGCACGAACCGCAGTTGCACTGATATTCTGATAGCGATCGAGGAATTTGAAGCGCAAGCACCAGCGCTCGTCAGCACTGAACCAGCTCAGCATAATCTGCGGATTGTCACTGTAATAGATTGTCATATCGGTGTCGCGTGTCTTACTCAACATCTTCATATACAGATAACGACCCCAATCGTGAGTGTTATTGGTCTCATCACTTAGATCGTCCAGGGGAAAGATATGAATATGCTTCATTTCATCGGAACTGAAGACTTCGTGAATCGCACCCTCGATCAGCATCAGACGGAAATCAATAGGGATTGGATTTCGCACAGTACCTTTCTTATCAGCAGAGCCGACGAAGATATAGAGTTCTGCGCCATTTGCTCGACTATCTTCAAATGCCTTTTGGACCATATTCAAATGTCCTTTGTGAAACGGCTGTGCTCTAAATAAGATTACACCTGTCATTTATATCAATTCCTTTCTTATCCTTTATATATATATTATATCATATTTTTTTATAAAAATCAATAATACCCCCTCGAGTTGCGAGGGGGTATTTTTTATTCTACATTTTCTAAATGACCTTCCCAGTCATCTTCTCCGTATATTACAATTTTATTTGTGGCATTGAGATATCCACCATCATAGTATAGGATACATTCTTTGATTGCGACGCCGAAAGCTTTACAATATTCCTCATAACTATCATACATTGTATCAACATAAGAGTGAAGAAATCGCTCAGCAGACTCTTTTGTATCAAATTCTAGAGCCTTACCATCCCAACAAAGTGGTCCATTAGATTCATTAAAAATGTGCCACTTAAGTGATTGTATTGCCATAAATAAGCTCCTTTCTCAATTCCATGAGAAGCATACCCAACATATTACGACCAGGGATATTAAAACAAGCATCGCAATGACATGAACCCCAGGTATTGTCATGCCACCAATTGCCCTCAATTAACTCTTCATCACCAGTATCGATGAGCTTTTGAGCTAATTCTTGATCGGCAAATTTTAAGCGCAATCCAAGTTCCATGTAATAAACTTTTACTTTCTCCCAATCAGAGCGCAACTTAACTGTACGACCCATGCGCTTGGCTTTGCCGGGAGTATCAGCGGCCGCAATAGCCTTACGCTCAGCAATATCCAAAGTCTTCATTGCTTGAAAGAAATGTTCGTTAGTGGGATACGTAATTCCATCATGGGTAAAGGGAGAGGGATAAAAATTGCTTAAAAATGCGTATTTATTTTCAAATTCGCAAATCATTCCGAACCCTCCTTGTAAATTAATTTAAAAAACTTCGTAAACACCGCCATGTCTGTTCTGGCGGTGCAGGCAATAACCATAGCGCTGAGGCGCAGGTAGATTGATAACTTCCTTGTGAGTATTTCTCTCATGTGCGGCAGACATCTTTTCCCAAATCTCCATGCTGGGCATAATGCCATCCAGAAGGAAATCGTCAATGGCATCATAGGGAATACCAGTCTGCTCTTCATCAGTCTTGCCAGTCATACCGTCTGCAGGATGCTTATGAACCAGATCCACAGGCAACTCCAAATAGTCACCAATAGCATAAATCTCTCGAACGGTCAGATTACGCAGAAGCGCAAAGTCACCAGCCAAATCACCATATTTGGTGGTGTAACCGATATGGAACTCAGAGGCATTACCGGTATTGCAGACACGACCACCAATCATACCTGCAACAGCATATAGAGTAGTCATACGCAGGCGGGCGGGGGTGTTGCAGAAATAGATGCTGTTGTCGTCGTGGAGGTCAAACAGGTCGGTAGGCAGATCTTCAGTCAGAGTATCGAAAGTTCGACCGATATCAATTTCGTAAGACTTGATACCCAGATACTCGCATACTCTGCGAGAATCCTCAATATCAATCTGTACGCCCTGGGGCATCAGTACACCGATCACTCGATCTGCGCCCAGTGCTCGGACGAGCAGGGCGGCCGCTATTGTGGAATCCTTGCCGCCGGAAATGCCGATAACAGCCTTGGTATTGGGGGTGCCGTTGTCAGCAAAATAGGTCTTGATGAAATTCTCAATGAGCTTGACCTGCTCAGCAGGATTGAACTCGTAATCCTTAGTTCTCATTTCTCTTCTCCCTCCAAAACATAAATATATACATCATAGTCCTTATATAAGACTTCTTCGATCATAGTGGAAATAACTTCCCAATTTGCTCCACCCAGGCCGCAACCAATACCCATAGGAAATCCAATTTTACTTCCTTTTGGAACAGTTTTAGTAATTTGTCCCAGACAACTCCAAAAGGCGTCATAGGAAGTGTATCTTCGGCCGTCATATCCATAATGCTCTTGGGCGAACATATTTATAACTGTTTGTTCGGGACTGACTTCGATATACTGACATTCTCCCAGTAATGCTCTTGGACCGCCCCGACTACTGTGATAATCAACCCAACACTCGTATCTGTCAAATACGAGGGGCCATTTATCATGAATTTGCTTGGCGATGCCAGAGCGCATACGACCCTGGCAATTCACCTGATGACAAATATATTCAACATCTGCTTCGAGCAGATTTCCAGTTTTATACTGAACCATTAGAAGCCCTCCGGATACATATTCTTACGAACTTCATCCAGAGTAAACTCCTTAAGCATCTTACCATTGAGGAACACAGGCTGAAGCAGGTTGCCGTTGCCATATGCATGAGCCTCTTCAAAGGTGTGACCGTCGGTATAGCTCATACCATCGGGGGCAACGATAACACAACCGCGCTGACTCTTCTTCCAGGCCAGAGCCTTGGGGTTCTTGTAAATCATAACGGGGTTGCCATCCTTATCTTCGCCATATGTAGCCTTGATGGCGTAGCCGAAGGTATCGCGGGTGTAGGGATTGTAATGTGCGTTACCATCTTCGTCGATGGTTTCCAGGCACATGAAGCTGAAAGAGCCAACGCCCAGAATAACATTGTTGATAGCGTAACCCTGTGCGGTCAGACGCTTGTAGATCGCTTCGCAGCGCTGAGGGGTGATGGAGTCACCATACAGAGCGCGGATGTAATCAGGCAGAACCTTGAAACCCTTAGAGTTGATAGTATGGCCGAAAGTCTGATCGAGCGCCCAAACAGTGCCGAGCAATTCCAGGCTGGGGTCGATCTGCTCCCAGGAGATCTCCCAATCTTCGATGAACTCATACTTGCAATCGGTCCATGCACCGCGCTCATTGGTCCAGTTGGGAACGAAATGAACCTTGTAGAACTTGCCGTCCTGTGCAAAATACTTATCGCATTCGCACTCAATATGCTCATCACGAGCATAGTCGTCCAGCCAGTTCCAGGTTTCGTCATGGTCGTACCATTCGACTTCATCGCTAGCCAGCCATTCGATCTTCTTACCGGCCATGACTTCAACGGGATCGCCGGAGTCGCCACGAACGGCAAAGTAACCCTTGTGGTTCATAATCTCCTGCTTACACTGAGGAATGATATTGGTTACGACATTGTCGTAATCATAAGAGTCACTCACGAAAGAGAAGCTGGTATTGGGATAAATCTCAGTCAGCGCTCTCTTAATGAGGGTAATCTCGTCACCATCCACAGCAAAGTTGGAGGTAACGGTAGAATGTTCGAAGGAAACTGCACCATAACCGACTTCATCGACATCGGTATTGCAGTTGTAAATATCTTCCAGCCACTTGATAGCAGGAACGGTGGCAGTGTTGAGGAAGCTCAGCAGCCAGCCCGCAGAAGAAGTCATAGCGGATTCGGGACAGTGCTGGCCGCGCATGGAGAAGTCACCCAACAGCTTGGGAACACGGATACTGTCGTCACAACTCAGATCTCTGTACTTCTGGACGATCTTGCGATAACGCTTGCCGACTTCAACGGAAATCTGGATATGCCAGATATAGCTGGAGAAAGAAGTTTCCAGAGTGTTAGTCAGCCAGGCAAAACCGGGGTGGGTATTGACGAACACAGACTGAGGTACGCCGATCTTGGTTTCAGTGCCCTCGGGAACTGCATACATAGCGATAGGCAGATAACCCAGGCGATGCAGGTTGCGAATTTTCTCTTCGCCATATGCACCGTGACCCAGGGGATTACCAACGCAATGATTGTACTCGGTCATAACTTCCTCTTCGCTACGGTTGAAGAAGTAGTTGTTGAAAGCATCGATCAGAATAGTCTTGCAGTAACCTTGACCGCCCCAGTAGGTAACGCGGTCAATGTCATCCAGACGGCTCATACGAGGGGTGCCAGGAGAGTAGATTCGTGTGAAACCTTTGGGATACTGTTCTGCGTGAGTTGCCTTATAGAAGTCGATCAAAATAAGAGGATTATACATTGTATCAATTTCCTTTCTTATACATAAATCTTTTTGCCGTCAATGATTTTCCAATATAGCCGACCAGATTTGGGATAGGCTCCAGAAGAAGCAAGCCATTCCTCTTTACTGTAAGAGCAAATGATTTTTGACTCTCCCAGCAACAGTCTTTCCGGAGTTGTAAAAACTGGAACAAAATCTACGCCATCGGCGTCAGCTTCTTCCATTTCTTTCAAAATGAAATCTTCCATTAGTTGCCTCTTTTCTTTCTTGCGATGCGGATACGCTTGCTTTCCTGCTTGTTGGGGATATGCTCGCGAGTTGCCAATTCGACTTTTACTCGAGCCTGATAGGCGTGCAATGCCTGGAAATCAGCATCATTCCAGTCATAATCACCCCAACGGTAGGTCTGACGCAGATGTGCCAAAAGCTGGCGAGTTTTCAAATTTTTCATCTGCTCTTCGGTAAGTAAATCGCATTCTTTTTCAAAATTACTCATATAATCACTTCCTTTACTTTCTATATATATTATATCATATTTTTTTATAAAAATCAATAAATCCCCTTGGAAGTTAGTCCAAGGGGATTTAGTTATTCAGTAGCATCGTAAATTTTGAGTCCAGTAGAACCATCTTCCCAGTAGGAAATAGAAGTGATAACTCCATCATAGTCTGTATAAATAACAAACTCAACGCCATCACTCATTACAAGGAAATAAGTCCAACACGCACATCGAATTTCACTTAGCATAAATATGTCGGGAACCTGCGCGAGGACTGTGGGAATAAACGACTCATCCCAGGATTGAGTCTCGCCGCATTCAACCAAAATCGCTTCTGCGCCTGCGGTCAAATCTTCAACCGGATTGTCAGACTCAGTTACCACAGTTGTCTCAGTGGGATCGAGCGAAGGGGCGATAACTTCGGGTGTGGCACAAGCGCACAAGTTAAGAACCATGAGCAAGGCAAATAACATCGCGATAAATCTTTTCATCATTGATTACCTCGTGGATAGATTTTTGTACTTGGTGAGGAATGCGGATATTTTCAAACACTTCTTGAATATCATCGTGGAATACCAGTTCCGCATGACTGTCCAGGGGAGTAGGATCTCGATTGATGATGACTAATTTATCATCACGACCGAAATAATGAGGAAGCATATTTGCGGGCGCTACACTCAGAGAGCTGCCAACTACGATGAAAAGGTCGGCATTTCTCGTCCATTGAAGTGCAATATCCCACTCAGTTGAATGTAATCCCTCGCCATATAGGACAATATCGGGGCGCACAATACCTTGACATTCGGTGCATAGTGGAATGCCATCGTCATCAAAAATATAGTTGCCGTCATACTCGGCTAAGCAATCAACACAATAGGCTCGGTTCATCGTTCCATGAATCGCCGAAACCGCGTAGGAATGTGCGTTTTCGTGTAGTCCGTCAATATTTTGTGTAATGACAGACACAGTCCTTGTTAGCTGTAACAAAGAGATTTTTTCATGGGCGATATTCGGTGTAGCCTTGCGGAAATCCATATTTTTTTGGATATACTTGAAAAACGCCTCCGGATCCTCTTCGAGACAGGCATTACTCAGATAGTATTCGGGATCATAGAGGAAGTCCTGCTGATTATATAATCCATTGGTACTGCGAAAATCCGGAATGCCGGAACCGGTAGAAATACCGGCCCCGGTGAAGAATACGATGTGGCGGGCATCCGCAATCATTGTATTCAATTTATCAATTCTATCGTAGAACTCCATATTAGGACCCCAGCTGTGCCTGGATGCAGGCATCGCCCGTAGCCATAGCTTCCTTGAGTGCCTCTTGGGCGACCTTCATATCACAGCTCTTGGACTTCAAAAATGGCATCACATTTTTCATAATAATGCCCTTATTACCAGAGCAGATAGAAACTGCATTGCAGACGCCCCAGTACATAATCATCTTAACGATTTCATCCTTATCGTCAATAACTTGAGGAGCGTATTCCGTTGCGATGGAGAGCTTCATCAGATATTCAGCCTTACGAGCCTTTAATTCTGCATCTCTCTTGGGATCGGCCGCTCCGTCGGGACAGGTATCGACCATCTCCTGGACGGTCTTCTTATACCTCAATAGCACTTCATCAACGAAGGCGTCAGTGATTTCCACTCTCTTTTTGCCAGAGGTGGCAGCTTTGTCGATTGTGGCGACCATATCAGCGAGAGTCAGTCGTCTCAGCTTGTCGCCTGCCTTCAAGGCCGCAGTCATATCAGCCTTGATGGTTTCATACTTATTCATCGGAATTACTCCTTTCTTCATCAAAAATAGTAATCCATTCTCTCCAATAGGGATCATAGCCGTCCTTAAACAGCTCTTCGGGGAAGATGGATTTAGTTGTGTAAATGTGATCGACCAGACCATCGGTGCTGGCCATCTCACCCAGAATCACAGTCTTTTCCAGGTGTGTGACATACAGACTCACACTCTTGGCGCCGGCAGCCTTCAACGCCTTAGCAGAGTAGAAGAAAGTGCCGCCCTTGGAGCAGATATCGTCGACGATAAGCACATTCTTACCGGCAACAGCCTCAGCATTGATAATATCCAGACCCTGGATCTTACCGGTCGACCAGTCACGCTTCTTCATGCCAAAAGCGTAGGGAATGTCGAATTCACCAGAATATCTCTTCATAGCGCCTTCATCGGGGAAGAAGAGTACATCAGCCTGGGCGCTGAAAATCGCGTCCAGAACATAATTGGTGATAGGCATTTCTCTGACATTATTCAGCAGGGCCAGGCTCACGTTACTATGAGCGTCGCGCACCCATACCACGGGAAAATTCAGCGAATTGATGATTTCGCAAAAGTATTTCAGAGTGAATACATCCTCCTGGGTCTTGGTGCGGTCCTGGCGAGCGTGGGGAATATAGGGCATAAACAGGCGGAAACTGTCTGCGAAGAAGTGCTGATCCAGGTGTCTCTTGAGGCAGACTAGAGTAAAGAGTTCTGCATCATTTTCATAGAGCCACCAAATTTCGATATCATTCCCGTCGTCAGGAATGGAATCAGGATCGAATTTCATCAGCAGCGTATTGTCAGGGAAGTTACCCTGGGTCACTTTGATTCCGTTTACTGTAATCATAACTTTTCCTCCATGATGGTCCCATTCCAAGTTCTAAATCAGCACTACCGGCCCATCCAAATACTCGAAATGCTCGTAATTTGATATATGCTTTATATTTTTTGAAATTGCCATTACAGCGAATAAACGCAGAGGGGCAATAGGGTAAATTTTCGTCTCGTAATTCAAACATCTATTCATCAGTCATTACATAACTGAATTTTTCTGCTTGAAGTTGAGAGTCAGAAATCAGATGATATTGATCTGACACAGCTTCATCGCCTCCAGAGCAGTCTTATGACTTGCAGGGGTGACACAGGCACAGCAGTCAGCCACAATATTGACAGGAACTTCGGGCAGAGTTGCCTTACACAGAATAGCGTTGGAAAGAACGCAAATGCCGGTGCAGAGACCCATCAGCGTAATCTCTTCGATCGGTTCATTGTCATTCATAGTAGCCAGAATGTTCTGCAACTCAACAGAGCCGAAGCTGGGCTTCTCGATACGCAGGGGATTGGTAGTAGCCAGAGGATAAACCTCCCAGGGGTCTTTGAAATCCTTGCAACAGTAGGCTTCAAAAACCTCGTCAACGATGGAATGGCCGGCAGTTCCGGCGATGCAGTGCTCTACGGGCAGGTTCTTGCCCTCCAGGGTGTTTAGATAGAAATGTTCGTGGGTATCCTTAGTGAAAATACAGACAGTATTGGGATCAGCCATCTGCTTGATAGTTTCTGCAACCAGGGGCACAATTGCCTGCGCCTCCGGGGTGCCGAGGGAACCATCCACGAAGTCTTTCTGCATATCAACGACGATAAGAACTTTCATAACTATTCATATCCTTTCTTTTACTTTCTATATATATTATAACATATTTTTTTATAAAAATCAATGGAGGAGCATTTTACTGCTCCTCCGGGTATATTAGTCTGGCGCCACAGTAGAAACAGTAGCGCTTTTCGGGTTTATAAATGGCACAGGCACCGGGTAATGAGTCGGGTTCGAGCATTCCGCATTCGGAACATACTCGATTTCCGTCTTTCGTCCATTTCCAAAAGCCATACTTGCGTTCGGTACTCGCTACACCGTCCGCAAATCCTTTTTCATAGCCATTTTTATAAGAGAGTTCGCTAATAGTATATTCATCCATCATTTTTCGTGTCCTCTCTCTTATAGATGCAATTCCATTTGGTCCATTCACCGTAGCACTGGGGCTTGACCGCATCACACAAAGTGGTTAGGTTGATACGCAGTATAAACAAAATGTCCGCTAAGTCAGCATACTTTTCTTTTGCTTTCTTCAAAATAGGAAGCAGAAGAACTTCGGTCTCTGCGATATTTTTTGCCAACCCATCAGTAGTAAAATGAACGGGCATATCTGCAAGATTATTGTAACGATCCAGAGCCTTGCATATGAGAGCCTCTCGGCAATCCAAAAGTTCATTGAAATAACGGCATTTTGTTTCGATTTTGCTCGTGTCAGTATCGAAAGTTGTAATCGTCATATACTTGACAGCACGCTTGATAGTATCGTTTACAGGCAGATACTCGACCTGTTTGTCGCAATCTTCTACGACATCGTGCAGGAGAATGGTTGCAATAACATTATCATCCTTTACGCCAAGCGCAACTGCGTAGCAGGCCATACTCAGTGGATGAATAACATAGGGACTGCCATCTCCTCTGCGAGTTTGACCCTCATGAGCCTTACGAGCATATTGCAATGCTTTGATAGACTCGGTCATTCCCGCACCGACTAAAAAACCTCTCAAATAGGTATACATTTTTTCAACGTTAGGCATAACTCATTCTCCTTTCATTGAAGTGTTGGTAAATCAGATACTTTTTGTTTTCCATCGCCAATTTTGAGCCAACAAAAATCTTCGGCGTGTAATCGGAAAATAAGTACCTATCCTCTTTCGAGGATATCATCGGAGTGGCTACATAGCCACTCCGCATATTGGCTCATATCTCGGAAATCATACAGCTTCGGCCTCATCATCGAGTCCATCGGCCTCCTCCATGTCAGGCGCATCGGCAGTATCCTTGATGATACCCTCCAATACCTTGAAGAAGAAATTCTTATGCTTGTAGGCAGTGAAAGTAGGACGATTGATGATACGAACCACACAACCCTCGCGGATATGAGTGGGGTCCAGGGGCTCGGGGCCATCGTAGAACTGCTCGACCTTCTTCATAACCCACTCACCGGCGGTGATAGTGGGATCTTCGTAAGAGCCGGGGTTCTGAGGAATGATACCAGACCACTCAACAGGTACGAAGTCGACCCCCATATACATACAACGATGACGAGTGAATTCGGGAGTGTACTCGACAACCTCACCATCTTCATTAGTCATAGTCATACGGTAGACGAACATACGAGACTGGTGCTCGATATTCTGGAAGGTAGAGTTGGGGTCTGCAGGATCTGCGACACCAGCCACCTGCTTAGGATTGGGAACACAACCGTAAGAGAAGGTAGTGGTCTTACCGTACTGCTTGACGAAGTCCTTATCCTTTACCTTATCGTTGGAACACTGACCCATGATAGACTTACCATCGTGAGTGAAGCCAACGATTTCGTAGTAAACAGTCTCGCCCTTCCACAGCTTACCCTCGAAGAAATCGTGGTACTGCTTACGGAACTCATTAGAGCCGTAGAAACCGCCCTCAAAAGTATCCATTACAGTACGACGAGTACCGGAAACAGTGCCCCAGTCGTAGATGGGAGTACCCTCACGACGAAGCAGCCAGTCCCAGAAAGTACGCTTCATACCACGGAAGGTCTTGACATATGCGGTCCGGCCGGAAGTGCCGTGCAACTTACGGGTGATTTCGATCTGGTCGCCAGGCTTGAACTGATCCAGGTAGTACTGAAGCTGTTCGGTATCCTTATGCTCGAAGAACTGGGGCGCAATAGAGCGCTTTGCACGACGCTTTACACGCTTACCAGCGCCGCCGGCCGCAGTCTTAGGTGCGTTGGTGTTAGGAATGAACTTACGGCAGATTTCGTGTCCGTTGACAGTAGTAATCTGCTCGCCCACCTTAAACTCTTCCAACTTAGCACCGGTATATGCCAAACAATCCAAAGGCAGGAACAGACCATCGGACTGCTCACCACGCAACTTGATTGCTCGCACATTTCTCTTGGCGGGATCCATATAACCGCCAGATACATTGACGCCATTCTCGTAAACGGCCAAGAGTCCATTCTTCTCACAGAACTCCATAGAGAGCTGCAGGTCGGTCTCGAAGTACACACCGATCTGGCCCTCGTAATACTTATCCTTGGCAACGCAGACAGTGCTTTCGAAGCAGGTAGCCAAGACCAACTTATCTGCGTTGGGGTGCTCGCGCACATTCTTCAAAGTAGTAATAAAACCACAATGACCCATTATTTTCACTCTCCAATCAAATTGATTTTTGCGCCATTGAACTCTTCTCGGCAGTAGCTGGTCTCGCGCAAATAGACCACAGGACCTACGCCATTTTCACACCAGTGACGATCTACAATACTGTCGCCCTGGCATCCATGAGGGGGATAGTAGAAGGGAGCATCATCTTCATCTTCGGGAGGCATACATTCAAATGGACCCTCAAGATATTCTGCAACTTCCAGCGGAACGTCGCATTCGTCTACATAGCTATATGCAAACACTGGAGCATCTTTTGGGAATTTGGATAGAGCCTCAATGAGGTCACCAACAGTTGCTGTTACCTTACGCATTTTTATTCTCCTTTGGGTGTAATTCTCGTAAGCAGAGAATAGGACAAAATCCATTCTCCGCCCAATATTCTTCAATAGAAGAATATCCTTTGCAATAGTAGGGGGTATGATGCTTAAGATATCCGCCATCATCTACTTCTATACGAGAGCCATTTAGCTCTAAAATTTGAAGACAAGAGTCTCGCTCTTTATCGAAATCATAGAAGAAAATGGGTAAATCCGGCGGATATTCAGACAATGCCCGAGTCAGTTCGGCAACGGTCATTGTTTTAGCCATTTTCATTCTCCTTACTCATACACATGATTGCACCTTCGGGATTATACTCCCAATAGCAGTTATATCTACACTTACCAGTTTGAGGTGCAGAAGTGATTGCGGATTCGATCTTGCGGACGGCATCCGCATTCTTGGGGCTGACATTGCGGGCGATATACTTGATAACCCACAGGGCAGCGGTTTCTGCGGAATTGAAATACTTGATGTCTCCACTATGCTGATCCTTACATTTAAACATCCAGCTATGCTCGTCCGCACGAGTATTTGCTTCCCACTTAGGAACTGCATTCCACTCCTGGAACATAGTCGGAGCTTTCTTGGTCTTAGGCTTAGGCTGAGAGGGCATTGCCAGAATAGTGGTTCTGTCCTCGGGGTGACACTTCGTTTCCAGATTCTGCACGACATTCTGAAGCATTTTTGCATCTTCCAGTGCATCGTGCTTCTGGACCAGTTCTGTCTTAGACTGGATCAACATATATACCTTACGCAGAGCCAAATCATTCTTTACAACGAAGAACTTTTTGACCGTTGCAGCGAAGTCAATCAGATTGCCAGCAACTGCCTGGGCGCACACACAAGCGCGAGTATCTTCCATATGCTGAATGGTGTGCATCAAAAATGCTGCATCGGAATCACCATAGCAGTAATACTCCGGAGCTTCATCATCATTGTTGGCTTCCAAGTAGTCCATAAAAGCATTGAAAGCTTCATCAGCACTAGGGGCATCTGCCAGCATTTCATTTGTAATGCCAGTCAGCTCAGTGATGAACTTGTCGATCTTCTTCTTACCGGGCTTTACCAGCGAATAGAAAGTAGCGCCATTCTCGGCAACACAACCAATGCTGATGATACGATTTGAGAATCGTGCTGCCTCGAAGTCCAGAAAAAATTTCATAAATATCAATTCCTTTCATTTCTTACTTTCTATATATATTATATCATATTTTTTTATAAAAATCAATAAAGACCCCTTGACACTATATCAAGGGGTCTTACGAATTAGGCCATAGCTTCCTTCAACATACGAGCGCGCATAGGATTACGCAACTTACGAATTGCCTTATTTTCCACCTGGCGAATACGCTCACGAGTAACGCCATAGTGCTTACCAACCTCTTCCAAGGTCATAGGCCTATCAGCGCCAATACCGAAACGCATACGCAGAATTTCGGCTTCTCTCGTAGAAAGGGTAGAGAGAACAGATTCAACGATCGCAGAATTAGCTTCCTTGATGAGATTATTCATCGGATTCTCTGCGGAATGATCGGCTACGAGATCACCGATACAAGTTTCACCCTCATCATCGACAGGGACATCGAGAGAAGTGGTAACCTGGGACATATCCAGTGCGGTCTGAACCTTATCCAAATCGATTTTGAGGTAATCCGCAATTTCCTCGTCAGTCGGCTGACGATTGGTGGCCTGCGTCAGCTCGGCAGTTGCCTTCTTGATTTTACTCAGCAACTCGACCATATTGGACGGGATACGAATGGTACGAGACTGATCGCTCAGCGCTCGGCTAATCGCCTGCCGCACCCAATAGGTAGCATATGTGGAGAAGCGGAAACCCTTAGCTCCATCATACTTTTCAGCCGCCTTAATAAGACCGAGATTGCCCTCCTGGATGAGGTCAAGAAGCGGCAGGCCGCAACCATAATATCTCTTAGCGATAGGTACGACGAGCTTCAGATTGCAGTTTACCAAACGGTTGATTGCTTCCTGGTCGCCCTGGAGTGCCAGAACGCTCAGTTCTTTTTCTTCTTCGGCAGTCAAACGAGGATGATTGCCGATAGACTTCAAATATGCCTTGACGCCATCGAGAACTACGCTGTCGTCATATGCATACTCTTCGTTGAGTGCCTCCTGGGCCTCTTCTTCCATAATGAGAACTTCATTTTCCATATCGCATATCCTCCTCATCCCACACTCTTACATCTTCAACGATAAAATTATTCATTGCCCACCACATATGTGAGCCATTAAAGTATCTCCAATGATTTACAGTTTCAGCAACTTCTTTGGTGATACCAGTTTTCTTGTCATAGAAACGGAGAACTACCCACAATTCGGCACCACTCTTATCCTCATATTCGGACCATTGAGAAGCGATTTGTCGGACATAAAATCGACCTTTCCACAGCGGGTCATTTTCAACATTGCGATTGATTTGACGCATAATGTCATTCATTGCTCTTTGGTGTCGCTTACGATCTTTAGATGTTAGCCAACCATATCTCATATCGCCTTTTCCTCCTTTTCTCACTTTCTATATATATTATAACATATTTTTTTATAAAAATCAAATAAGTCCTTCCGGTCGGGAAGGACTTATCATTTATTTAGTCATCTATAAAACTGCCACTGGATAGCGTTCCAGCAGTATCTTTGGGTTCATCATCATCTTCATCGGGCCAGCACGCTCGGAAACCTTCGTTGAATCTGGCCCATGATTCTGCATATTCTTTACGCATTTTATAATCACGAAAACGATTGATGGCATTTGTCAAATTCAAACCAAAAGCAAATCCGCAGATAGGCAGACCGGCCCAATTGGCATTGACACAATTGACGACAATGCAAAATACCATTAGTAGGGCCAGAGCAATGAATACCCAGCCCATTACCAAATCCTTTTTCATGCGGAAGCTCCCTTCAGCGCCCGGCGACACTGGAGCCACAGGCGGAAATGATTGATGGCATTATAGCCGTCCAGACTGAAAACGAACATTGCAACGGGAATGAGAATATTGTGTAACATAATTAGCCTCCTACAAAAATTAGTTCATCAACATACTTACGATCTTCACCTTTGAGAATGGGCATCTCATTGTCAATACCCAATTCTTTAGTCCAGGCTCTGCCTCTTTTCCAGCGAGTGGGATAATCATTCCAATTGATACCACGCTTTTCATAGAGCATATCCTGGATCATATTACAACTCTTGCCCTGGAGTTCATTGTGAGAGAAGTTTGCCTGACCCACCATCTGAATAGAGTTGCGGGTAGCGTCTAACTGACGCCAGTAGATCAGATTGCAAACCTCTTCTTTTGGAATGTTGAAGCACCGAGCATCGAACATGGCAGTCCGCATTTTCTTACAATACAGCTTCCATCGTTCGCAATTTTCGGGAGAATCCCAGCTATCAGCACAGTAGCCCAGATGCTCATCAATCTTGCAGTGGTTATTTAGGAAGAAATGCACTTCTTCCATGAAGAATTTGTTGAAGGCCATAGTTGCCATAGAGGCAGCTACAGAGCAAATCTTTTGAAGTTCGTAATCGAACCAGGCATCAGTCTCAAGAGTCTGATAGTCGATTAAGATAAGGGTAATTTCATCAGATTGAGTATATCCAAATACACAACCTTGAATATTTTTACAGAGATACTCCATAGTAGAAGCCATAGCATTACCTAACACTTCGTCAAAAGGCTTGGCGAAGCCTCGAGTGAAGGTGTGGAATGCCTTGCCGTCGATGCGAATAGCAACCGGAGTGCGTCTATATAGTTTGAATTTTGGCACTTGTTCGTAATACTGTTTCATACGAGTGCCGAGATCGTCATGCACGGGCATTGATTTTACCTCCTCTTTTCTTCTTACGCTCCGTGGCGTTGTCAATGGTTTCACGATGAATGGTAGTAATTGCAGACATCAGACCATTCTTCAGTCTCTGGGTCAGGTTGATGGGTTCATAACCGATAACATCGGAGCAAACATTGAGATGACCCTTACGCTTCTTGCCTGCGTGGTCGTGGCCGTGGATATTGAAGAGCCAGGGAATGTCGACAGGCTCGTGGGACAGAATCAGCTTCTCGCCCACAATCAGCGCACCCTCATATACCTCATCAAACAGCAGGTTATCAGCATATGCAACCCAGCGCTTGAAGGGTGCGTGCATCTCCCAGGACTCTTCAATACGAATGCGCCAATTGGGGAAGTTAGCTTCCATAATTGCGCGAGCCTCGTCCATAGAAACTTTGTCCTGATCGAAAATCTTCTTCTCAACCACACGCTTGTAATTAGATGCGCCAGAGTCATGGTTACCCATGATTAGGATCTTCCGACCGGCGCGCAACTGCCGCACGCACTCAATGTCGCCCACGTCACCCAGAATAATCAAGGTATCACGGCGACCAGCTTTTGCGTTGATACGACGGATCTGCTCGTCGGCAGAGGGGCGATTTTTAATACCGCATTTCAGATCTTCATCATTGAAGTGAGGGTCGGAATAAATCCAAACCGTCTGTTCGCCCCAGTGCTGAAATGCATCATAAATACCAGGCAACATATCTACCCCTCCTTATCTGTAAGTTAAATTCGTAGTTTCTACATAGAGAGGAATGAAACCAAATAAGAACCAGCCTCTCCAGGTTCGTTCTCTGTGCTGACGCCAATGCTTATTGTAATGATCGGTACACCAGACATACTTTACAATCATTTTTATCAATTCCTTTCTTTCACTTTCTATATATATTATATCATATTTTTTTATAAAAATCAATAATTCCCCTATGAACGCTCATAGGGGAATTATTTTACCAGTCAATATCTTCAATATCGTTATCAATAGAACTCTTTTTCTTCTTCTGCTTTTCTTTGAAATAGTCGTCTACTTCTATACAGAAGTCACTCAAATCCATACAGTTAGTATCTCGCCAGAATTGAATAACCTTCATTCCAAGAGGAACAAATGCGAAAGCAAATACCGCCCATACGAGAGCCCAACTAATGAGAGAGAGTAGCCAGATTACAAACATCAGAGCCAAGCCCGCAAACGCAGACAAAGCAACAGAAATTGTATAATCTCTTCCGTTCATTACCACACCTCCTTACTTATACGCAACCAATCGGGGTTACACATTGCAACCTCATAGTGGTCATCTTCTGGATCGGTGGAGTAAAATACTTCATGAATTGCGAGTTGAATACTTGCAATATAGTTTTCTAATTCATCCTCATCAATATCTTTGATTTTTATGACGAGATTGATGGGGACACGGAACTCAACCATGCTTGACCCTCCTCACTGTTTTCCCAAATACTCATATAGGGACTCTTGGGTAGCCACCACTCTTTGATATAGGTTTTTCCACCATGATACCGATTCCACACGACTTCCATATCTTCATAGTCCATATAGAACTGCTCAACACAGGGCCGCTCAACCCGATCTGCGTGATAATGGCCGAAGCACCATACACTCCAAGAGCACCGATCCTTAATATCATCAAGGAAGGTTTCCATAAACTTATCAACCTGGCTCTGGTCGATACCACCAAGGAACAGGTCAGTGGGTTCCCAAGAGAGGGGGCAAGTATGAGTCAAAATAAAATCATAATGCCGACCAATGACTTTGTCCCAAATATCAGCCACTTCTGCGGCAGTAAGCTGCTCGTCCTTGAACCAACCACACTTCTTAGGATTTGCGGTTTCCGCCTCTTCGGGCGCATAACCGGCCCGCGCAAGCCGATACCATTTGTCAATGGAATAAGCACCGCCAATAACCAGAGCAGAGTGCTCACCAAACCAGTACTCTTCGCCATCAATCAAATATTGGATATTTTCAAAACTTGGGTCAAGGTATACCAAACCTTTTACTTCGGGGTCATAGTCTAGCTCATAGCCCAGATTTTCGGGCCGCTCTTCGTGGTTACCCCGAACGCAGTAGATATGATAACCCTGACTATTTAGAAGCTTTTTATACTTCTTGTCTGTGTTATTGAGATAGAAGTTCAGACCGGCATCACCAAGAATGATAATACCAGTTTCTTCGGGAATACAATCCATATTCCGATTGATATTGCCTACCCGGGAGATAGTAGCCATACCGCCATGAGTATCGCCGGTCAAAATCCATTTCTTAATCATATCTTGGTGCCTCCTTTCTATCAGAGCTCCACATTACTTCAATCCAAATGGTGAGGTCCATATCGCCATGCCACTCATAACGTTCTACAACATCACCAAGGTAATAATTATCACCATCGCCACTGACTAACTCTTCGCCAGTCCAAATGGCGAAACCAAAGAGCATATCTTCTTCATCGTCCATTTTAGGAGCATTACAACGATATTCAACTTTTACCTTTTTACCCGCAGGCAATAAATCTCGTAAGTACAACATCTTATATTACCTCACTTTCTATAAATATTATAACATATTTTTTTATAAAAATCAAAAAATGGGAGCCATTACTGGCTCCCAATATAATTATATAGAATCTATGACTTGATCGAAACAGGGTGACGGATCTTCGATAATGTACTCAGCTTTACGAAGATTGTTATTTTTCATATATTCCCAATAGTTAAGAGCCATTTCGGTCTCTCGTCTAGATTTTTCAGCCTCTTCTGCTCGTTTAGTGCGCTCACCGCTTACATATAGCGACAGAGCCTGCTTGATGAGGCATTCACCGGCGCCATCCGCAGCTAACGCACATTCTTCTCCCAGACAGGGTATCTCTTGGGCGTACTATTTTGCATATGACATTAGAGGACAATAATTCATACTTTTAGCTCCTTTTCAACAGCGATTTTCATAATGTTGTAAGAAACATCCTCTAACAGCTCCCGCATCGCAGGGTCTTCTTGGTTGGGAGTTTTCTCACAGAATTCATCGGCAATTTCAGAGGTGTGAGCGAGATACTTATCAGCATCCACTCTGGCCTGTGCCAACGGGATTTTATGGAGCTTATAGTCCATAATAAGCGGCACCAACTCACCGGTCGGCCGCAAGCAACTTTCGTAGCTTTCGCCAGCGATATAGCGAGTCAGATAATCGTCAACACGAATCTGATGAGAGGTTTGCTTGCCATCATAGCCATATTTCTCGATAAGATCTATCTTACTGGGGTATCTCTTCTCCATTGCGTGGTACTTCTCAAGAGCGATACCTTTCATAGACTTTACGGCTCTGTGAGGGTTCATATGAGCGATTGCCTCTCGCTGCTCCACCAGCCGCATCCACTGGTCGTAATACATAGAGTTGATTACGAAGTAGGGAGTAAACAGAATTTCAAGGAAGTTGAGGTTCTGTGAACGGAAAGTATCCATATACAGACGCACATCTTTCCAGTCAGTATGCTCGTCGTTTGCGCGCACATAAGTAGTAGAAATAGGTTTGCGGTTTAAGCAAATATCTTTGAAACTGGGTACTACGATTAACTTAGTGTCTACATCAGAGCCATCATAGTCCAGACCGTAGTTCTGGCTACCCTGTAAAAAACAGCCTACAATCTGCTCTCTTGGAAAATGCTCCAAAGCTTCTTGATAATGTTCGTTTACTCGGTATAGAATAATACCGTCGTGAATCTCTTGGGGACTGGCAGTATAGGGATTTGCAACCACCTGCTCCAAAGGAATTTCCTTATAGCCGAAGGGCATATCAACCCCTCCTTTCTCAATCGCTATCTGCGCGATATAATTTTAGTTCAAAAGTATGTCCGCAGTAATATAATACCAGGACAAAATCATAGTCATAATGGGAGAAATAAATCCAACAATCATGTTGCCAACCATTATCTTCGGATTCATCATCATCCCAACCCATATCTCGTAATGCGTCAATGAGATTTGCGGGACAGACATCGAGATGGGTAAAATTTTCTTCGTAGGACTTCTCACGACTTAGTCTGACAATTGCTGCGGACAGCTCTTGTTTCCACTTTGCCATTTCCCAGTCCATCATATTCCATTTGCCTCTCATTATTCCATCACCTTTACACACTGGCGCCAGTGGCGTTTGCCACAAAAAGGACATTTTACATAAGCGTGACCGCTAATATGATTATGGAATAAGGTAAAAAACCATTGCCAAAAGCCAATCGTAAAATTGGAATTACAATCTTGGCAATGAAAAGTTGTTGTATTTTTATAATACTTTTTCAAAAAATTCATTATCCTACCTCCTTAATAGAAAGAATAACAATGCTCCAAGGGTCATGTTTTGCTTCCAGTTGCCGTTGTACGTCAGCCAATCCTCTGGCTTTTACATAGCAAGCCAAGGTTTCTACACAAAAACCGATACGTTTATAAACAACATAGTAGGTTGTTTTACTATGTAATAGGGTAATGCAAAAAATTACAGGAGCAGAAATAAGAAGTGCGAATAAAATAAATCCAATCCAGCCACTCATTATCTTACCTCCACCCAGCCATTACGCTGAATAATGGCACGCATATTCGCAACACCAACCGGATTCATAGAGTGAATGCGAATGGGATAATTGCGACCGGTCTCCTCAAGCCAGTCAAGCAGCTTGATATAGTCGCCACCCTGCTGAGCATAAACTCCAGCATCATGGTCGATATCAATAAGTTCAATGGGAAAATCTTTATTTACCACGGGGTCGCAAATAATTCTCTTTGCTTCACTAACGCTTCTCACCCAGTAATATCCGGCCGGAGCGGAGCGCACATCATCAATCCACAGCTTCATCGCATTCACTCTCCTTTACTAATAATCTTGTTCTTCCCGGTTGTGACAATATCGGAACATAACGCCAACCCGATAATGTGAAATTATCGGGCTCTTTCCTCATTAAACCATCTCGCACAGCTTTTTCTAACTGCAAATGCCATTTCCAGGCTTCAGAAGTAATCAACGGTGCGTATTTAGGCATTTTGCATCAGCCTTTCATATGCTTCTTTACTCTCTTGGCGCATATCGTCAATCCAGTCCCACTCTGCGTGGCACCAGTAACGAGCACCATCATCATACTCGATAACAATGGCAACAGGATGGCGCATCGGCAGACCAATTCGAGGAGGCGCAGGATCGACAATGCCGATAATGAAGAAATCTTCATCCAAAAGCTCAATCAGCTGCTCTTCCCAAGTAGTCTGAATCCAACCGTTCCACATCTCGTGGCGAGCTTCACCAACCTGATACATATCATTATGCAGACCCATTAGATTCAGCTGATTGCGGCTTTGGCTCATATCTACGGCAGACTTATACCATGCATCACGCTCTTGCCAGGTCAAAGCTTGTCGGAAATAGGCAACCTTATCCATGTCTACAGGATTGCGGCCCCACTCACGAGCGATGCCATCTTCACCGACTTCGATATCCACAAAATGAGCCGTACGAGTGCCATTTGAATTTTTATGACCTTCGTAACCCTTATAATGATCTCCTGGCTTCATATCCTTGGGGTCAATCAGTTTATACTCTGGCGGTTTCATATATGTCAATCCCTTTCTTTTCTTATTCTTTACATATATATTATATCATATTTTTTTATAAAAATCAAAAAAGGGGTGGATTGCTCCACCCCTTGGGAATATTCAATTAGCCCTTATTGAGCTGCGCCATAATCTCCTTCACATCGAAGGGAAGACCATTCAACAGCTTCTGAGTAGCATCAACGACGCTCTCACCCTGTGCCAGGGCGTAGGGGCTCATATGCTCGGCCATTACAGCCATCAGATCGCACTTGCCACCGACTTCGATAGCAGCAATCAGCTCGGGGCTGATGGAGCTCATGATCTGCTTTACAGTTTCAGCATATGCTGCCTGCTTTGCAGCTTCCACATCGGCCAGAGCCTTTGCGTGAGCGACCATTGCGGCATTCTCAGTGTCGATACGAGCCTGGCGAGCAGCGTGCTCGGCAGCTTCGCGCTTATCCTTAGCTGCGCTGATAGCATCCAGCAAGGGCTGCATATCGCTTTCAGCCTGACGCTTTGCGCGATCTTCAGCTTCCTGCTGACGATTGATCTGAGCCTGCATAGCCAACTTATGCTCGGCTTCCTTCTTCTGCAGATCCATCTTATTCAGCAGTTCCTGGGTACGAAGCTCCTGCTTCTTCTTCTCGGCAACTGCCATAGCCTCTGCAATGTCAGCTTCAGCCTTAGCGTCAGCCAGCTCCAGAGTCTTACGGATCATTTCGTGCTGGCTATCCAGCAACATATTCTCGATGTCGCGCTGTACGCTCAGATCCAGGACTTCGACATCATGGACGAACATACCATTCTCGGGGAAGAAGCGATGGCCGCGATGCTTGTTCTCAGCGCCATCAGCGTTTTCAGTTTCAGCACGCAGGCCCAGTACCACAGAGCGAACAATATCAGAGTAGTTCTGATAAAACTCGTTGATGGTATACTGCTTAGCGGCACGCTTCAGCAGAGAGCGCATACGATCGCACAGGTACTTGACATAGTTGTCAACGGCGAACCACTTGTCCTTGTGTGCGGGATCGAAGTCAACGCAGTAGCTGACCTTGATATTGGCACGGACGAAGTCGCTGGTCTCCACGGGAATCAGGTCAGAAACCTTGTTATTCTCGTGGCGCAGGTATACGGTCTTGAGAGTACGATCGGTGGTCTTGGGGCAACCAGTAGAGAGCTCCAGACGCTCCAAATCCTGGTCGTAGTCGAGCAGAACAGTCTGCGGGCCGCACACAACGGCTCTTTCACCGCTCTTGGAAATGACATTGATTGCATAGCCAGTCCATACATCAATGGAAACAACGCCGTCGAGCTTATTATCCAGAGTGATAGTTCTGGGCTTGGTATAGGAAGTGCCACGGGAGATGTTGGCCTTGGCCTCCAGGTTTGCCAGAGAGGCGGAAGCAGAAGTAACGCAGGAATATGCGGTCAGAGTATCCAGATCGGCAGTAGCCAGGGACTTCTCAACAAACTTCTCGTTCAGGCCGATGTTATAATTCAATACGGCGGTGTTGCCGGGATACCACAGGTTGCACTGGTTCTCAGTCAGCTTACGCTTGACGACAACTTCAGTTCTGGGATCGGGCAGGTACATGGCGGGACCCTTAACGGTCTTGATTACGCCAGTCATGCGGTTCATGATATAGCGGCCTTCGCCCTCGGGAATAGCGATCGCATGGTGCATCATCTTATTGTCATAAGAGATAATTGCGTGCTCGGGGCGGGGGTAGTAGATCATCTGGTCGTTGCCGGTGATAAACAGTTCTTCACCAACGGGGTGAACGGTGCCATCTTCATCCTTGTACTCAGCGATAACCTTGACATAAATGCCGGAAATCTTGGAGAGCTCAACGGCACGGAAGATATAGCCACCCTTGGGGGAAGTTACGAAAGTTTCAGTAGGCTTGGGGAACACCACTTCGGGGCCATGAACGTAACGCTTGTTGCCGTCCTCATCCTTCAGAATACAGTACTCCAGGCGCTCCAGGGTAACGGCCTCGCGCACATAACCCTTGCGGTCATCATTGTCCTTGGGGATAACTTCGATACCAGTGGGAGGAATGTAGAAGGAAACCTCAGTACCCTTGATAACCAGAATCTGGCCGTTTACATACTTCTCCTGGGTGTTCTCGATAACATTACCCTCGGTGTCTCTCATTTCACCGGCGCTCTTAGAAGCCTCTTCAGCCTCATACACTCTTGCCAGAAGATACTGGTTGGAGCGCAGAGCGTGACCCTTGACTACCTTAGCCATCTGGCCGGGATACAGAGCGAAACTGACTGGGCCGCGCACATTTACCTTGCGGCCGATATGCACATTGTCAGGCAGGTTGTTGGCACCGGGATTAGGATGCTTGTTACCCTCAACAGGGTTCTTCAGAATGATGTACCAGTTCTCCGGAGCGGTAGCAAACAGGTTCACCACTTCATTGTAGCCACACTTGACAAAGCTCTTGCTTCTGGTGTCAAAGCGGACCAGCTTATCGGAATTGGAAAGGCTTGTCTTGGAAGGTCCTACCCAACATACGACATGACCCTTGGTCTCGTCGAGCACATAGGCATATTCATTGATGGAGAGGACTAAATCTTTTTGCAGTTCAGACATATCGGATTTTTCCTTTCTTATTATTTTTCTTTATTTCTTACATATATATTATAACATTTTTTTTATAAAAAATCAATAAAAAAGAAAAAAGGAGATAGATATAAAAATCTATCTCCTTATTATAAGGTTAATGTATAGGTAGGTGTTGCTGATCTTGCTTTAAAATTTATAGCGGTTGGAACATAATTACCATATAGAGTTGCAATAGAATAAAAATAAGTGTTATTGCCACTGGTTTTAATTGAAATGGTATATGAAGTCTCAGAATTCCAAGTTACTCCAATACCAACAACGCCATTATTTGTAACGCCACTAGGTCTTGCTAAACTACTTAATTTAGTTATTGTACTTCTCCAGTGAGCACTTGTAATTGCTATAAGGTGACTTGATGATTGTGTATAATAATAATCGCTTCCTGCAAACAGTATTACGGCAGAGGGCTAAGTAGAATATGATACATCAATAGTGGCGATATCATACCATCCATTTGTAGTAATACCTGTTGCATTACTACGCGTATTTACTCCATGCTCATAAAAAGTAGCAGAAACTCCTCCTGTGCTAGTTATACCGCCATTTACATTTAATCCGCCGCTGCCAATACTAACCAATCCACCATCACCATTTAAATGTAAAGTTGTTGGAGTTGTTCCATTAGACTTTGACATAATTTCATTTCCATCAAATTCTAAATGCTATGCAGTGGAAGCTCCACCAACTATTAAAGCTGGCTTCTTATCTGTTGTACCAGCAGCATCAGTAGTTCTTGATAAAGTTAATGTTCCAGTAACCGTACCACCACTTAAGGGTAAATAGGAATGAGTATGATTTGTCGTAGTAGCGATTGATAAATTACCACTGCCATCAAATGTCCCAGAGCCAGTTACCGAACCAGTTAAAGAAATTGTGCGAGCTGTTGCTAATTTAGATGCAGTAGAGGCATTGCCATTAAAACCATTTGCACTTAAAATTCCAGTTTTACCATTCCAAACTAAAAATTTAGCTTCTCCATTTGGGTTTTTATCTGCTGTATGAATTCTAATTGTTTCATCGTTGTAGGCATCTATATGATAAATATATGTATTATTTTTACTTGCAATTGTTAAAGTACCGCCCTCTCCATCTTCCCACATAGAAATGCCACCAGATGAGTTAGTATTATTTACTTTAATTGAACCTGTGGCGCTTATAGTACCATTGACTTGCAGTGTTCCCATATATAAAATATCTCCTTTCCTTCTTACATTTCTAATTATATATAAAAAATCATATATGAGTTTTTTTTTTTCTCTTGGCCAATTTGCTTTAAAAAAATTCTTTGATCCTATTAATTTTTTGTAGGCCAGAATCGAATAATATTTATTTATAAATTTTTATATTAAATATAGAAAGGAAGGTGTTTTTATGAACCTAATGGTTATTTCAAAAAAACATTCATATTTAATTAATAATTTAGATTTATCAACAATTGACGTTGGTAGCATCATTTTCGATTTAAATGAAAAGAAAATGTATATTATGTTTACTCCAGGTAATTTGACTGAAATTACTGCTGAAACAAAAATTGTTGAAACATTAGAAGAATTAGTAGACGCAATTGCTTTAGGTGGAAATATTACTATTACTCAAAATATTGATGCTGAAACTGGCTTTATAGTTACAACTAACAGTACAATTACCAACAATAGTATAATTTCTATTCCCGAAGACGTAGAAGGTAATGGAGTATTTATGGTAACAGCAGGTGTTTTAACTTTAAATGGAAATGGTACTTATAACGGTGTTGGTAAGAATGATTGGAATATGGCTTTATGGGCAAAAGAAAATGGTAAAATCGTAATTAATGATGGCTATTTTACTAACGAGGGTGCAACCGCGAATGTTGATTCCGAGCACTTTGATTTAATTTATGCTTCTGGCAATGCTCAAATTGAAATTAATGGCGGCGAATTTAAGTGTCAAACTCCTGCATGGACTTTGAACATTAAAGACAAAGACCGTGCGACCGCAAGCATTATTGTTAAGGGTGGTAAGTTCCACGGCTTTGATCCATCTAATTGCGCAAGCGAAGGTCCAAATACTAATTTTGTAGCTCCTGGTTATAAAGTTGTTGAAGAAAATGGCGTATTTATTGTAATGCCTGAATAATGATAAAATGGGTTGATATGTATTACATATCAACCCATTTTTTTTATTTTGCTTCCAAAAATTTCTAAGTCCATTTTCGATTTGGGTTTTCGGCTCTTTCGCCCCATACCGGTCGGAGTAGGCATACCGATCTATAAAAGAGCATAAAAAAACGCCCCTTCGAAGAGGGGCGAAAAACTTGGATTAGCCGATAACGGCGTAACGCTCAGCGTTCAGCTTCTCCATCATCAGATCATATCCAGTCTTGCCGGACATGATGGTATCGAAGATGGTGGGGGACATACCGCTCACATAGGACACAAGGCCGCAGCCGATGTCCTCGGGGATATTGTCCTGACGAGCCTGGACGTTCCAGTAAATCAGATGAGGCATACGGTAGCCGTGGGCAGCCCACTTAGCACGAATGCGCTCCATCAGAGTGGTAACCTGTGCAGAAGGCTTAGTAGCATAGCCGTAGCCATAGCTGCTAGCGGAGCCGCGGTCGAACTCCATATCGGAGATAACGATCAGGTTCTGGGGCAGGTCGTCCTGGGTGCAACGATTTTGGATTGCGGTATTCAGCAGCATATCGAAGGTAGCCTCGATATTGGTATTCTCGCAGAGGTTAGTCTGCCAGATGCGCTTTACCTTATCGCAGAAGTCAACACCGTCAACAGTGATAAGCTGAGGACGAGAGCTGAAGGATACATAGTGGCCAGCGAAAGGACCCTTGGCACGCTCGGCGCAGTACATACCCAGGCTGATAGCCACATTGATGGGGGCAGCCGCATCAGAACCACGCATAGAAGCAGAGGTATCGACAACAGCCATACCATTGAAGGTCTTACCCTTGAAGTAATCCTCCAGGTTCTCCCAGTACTTGTTAACCATCAGACGGTCAGTGTCGTCCATGTTCTTGGCAGAGCGGGAGCTGTAACCCCAACCGTAAGAGCAACCCATTACCTCGCAAGCCTTGGCAACGACCTCGTAAGGATACAGAGCCTTAGCATTGACCTTGGTAGTGGTGTCCTTAGCGAAGTCTGCATAGGACTGAACGATCTTATCGCTCTTCATACGCTCAATGTCGTGACGAGCGAAAGCATTCTTATACTTCAGACCAGCCTTGGAGGGAATCTTATCGAACTCGATCTCATCCCAACGACCCTCGGACATCAGACGCTCCAGGACGTTGATGCGCTTACGCAGAGCAGACAGAACCTGGCGATACTGCTTAGGAGTCATACCCAGATGGGCACGAACCTTAGCAGCAGTCTTGCGGGTCTTAGCAGAGCTGGTGTTCTCGGAAGGCATCCACTTAGCCAGTAGGGAGGGGGTCTTGCACTGAACATCCAGTGCCAGCTGATGCTTTACGATGTTGAGTGCATCGTTCTGCAGAGGAGTGCCGATGAAAACGAACAGGTCGTCCCAGCGACCATACTCGGGCACATGGATCAGATTGCGGCGCATAGCCTCAGTATTATTGGTAGCCAGCCACTTAGTAGCAACACGGAAGAACCGGCGCTCACCCTGGCCTCCGCGCACGTCGCGGATGTAGAACAGACACTTCAGCGCATAGGTAGGATCCTCGGCGAAGGCGTTCTTGAACAGCAGGATAACATCCTCGTCAGAACGAGTACGGTAGGCCG